ATGAGCAATTCCTATCTCGTCGTGCGACTGCAAACTGTGTTTGAGCGGATGTTCGTCCAGCAAATGGTCATCCGCCGACTGATTGCCGAATGCCCAAGCGCCTTTTATGCGCTTGACGCTATTCGTGATGACTTGCTTGAACTCATGGTGGTAGAACACCAGCAACTTGGCCAGGACTTGGCGGTTCGGGTGGCATCATCTTGGCTGACTTTGCTCGAACGACAGGCGGGGAGGCGCGCGATCTTGGAAAGAGATGTAGCTTTTCTCGCCGAGGACCTCGCCGATGTGTTCGACATGACGGCATCCTGGACGGAGGTTTGCGATCTTCTAGCTGAGCATGCTAGTACTGTGGCCGAGTTTCAACGTGACTTTAATTTTCTGGACTATTGCAGCTTGTTGTCATTAACGAGTTACTGCTCGGGCTCTTCCATGTGCGCCAATCGAGAAAAAATTCTCGCCGAAATCACCGATCACGATAAAGAACGTTTTCCAAATGAGCTTGTTTGGATAGATCCTACAAAGAAGACAACAGCTGACTTGCGGACAGCTATTCTTCTCTCTCAGCAGCGAAGTCGATTTACGTCGCCTGGGATCCAGGTAATAGACAGCAGGGCGTCTCGCAAAACACATGGAACGAATGATGCTGTTTCACTCGTCGTAAATCTTAATCAAGCGCCGGCCGATATAGACAGGGCGCTAGCTTACTTTAAAGCGGCGATTGAAGAACGACTGTGTGAAGTGCACGAACTGGAGATACCTGGATGGCAAGATTACTTGGGAACCAATTTCGCTAAGTGGACGAGTCGAGATGCAGATGTCGTTCCGCAAAAATCAATGGTCGTGCCAAGAATTCTGGGACTGTGGTGCTGGGATCTCACTTCTGGACTGAATTTGACCCCTGTAGAACAACACAAATTGGTTCAAGGGCTATCCATTGCCAAAGCGTACGAAAAGATTGACGAACTCCGACGGTCCAAATCCCAAGATACACCGGGATTTGCCAAAGTATCCAAAGCGCGGAAAGAAATCTCAGCGCTCATTGATGCAGGTGGAGACACTCCGACTCGACTAGATCTTGCAGTAACTGGGCATGAAGGAATCAGGCTAGGAAAAAGGTCAGCAGTTGAACGAGTCAAGTAGCTCAATCGGGAGCGACTCGTGTAGCCCCATGTACCGTGCTACGCCGCTCCACTCTTCGTCATCGACTAGCTGGCAGTTACCGCATGCAGAAACTTGTCCACACAGTCAGCCCAGTGCTCCATCATGATTCGTCGTTGCGGCAGTTGTCTGCTGTGGTCATAGGCGCCCCTGATTTTTCCGCGACTGTGCGCCAGTTGCAGCTCGATGTGATCTGACGGAAACTGTCGTTCATACAACGCGGTTGAAGCCAGCCCCCTGAATCCATGCCCTGTCATTCTCCCCTTGTAGCCAAGGCGCTCCAACGCTTTCAGGATGGTGTTGTTGCTCATTGGCTTTTTGGGATCCCGGTCGCCAGGAAAAATCAGTTCGCCGCCGCCGGACACCAGTTGCAGTGTCCTGAGCACCTGAATGGCCTGAGGCGCAAGCGGTACGACATGGAGTCTCTTCATCTTCATGCGTTCAGCTGGAATTTTCCATTCAGCCTGTTCGAAGTCGATCTCTGACCAACGCGCACCTATGAGTTCCGAGGTTCGAACAAAGGTGAGCATCAATAACTTTATAGCCAGTCGAGTCTTAGGCGAGCCTTGGTAGGCCTCGACCTTTCTCAAAAGAGTCGGGAGCTCGTCTTCACCAATCCTGGCAAAGTTCGTCGCTTTGCGTTGCGGCAGCACATCAGAAGGCTTGAAGTCGGCGGCAGGATTTCGGGCCGCCAAGCCTCGTGTGATCGCATAGCGAAATATCTGGCTACTGGTATCGCGAGCCCGCTTGGCAATGTCCGTCGCACCCCGTCCCTGAATCCGTTCCATCACTTGGACAATGTCTTTGGGCGCGATGTCTTCAATCGGCATGTGGCCAATGCTGGGGAAAACATTCCGCTCAAGTCGACTCATGACATCGCACGCGTATCGGGCGTGACGGCCAACACTCCAGATGCGGTGCCAGTCCCTCGCCACCGATTCGAACGAATTTTGAAGGGCAACCCTCAATGCCCGCTTTGCGTCACGACGTTCAGCCGCGGGGTCGACCCCGCTAAGCAACTTCTTGCGGGCTTCATCACGCGCAGCTCTGGCCTCAGCCAAGGAAACCTTGGGGTAGCTGCCCAACGGGAGCAGTTTCTCCTTGCCCCCGAAGTGGTACTTCCAGCGCCACGCCCTCAAGCCTGTGGTGGAAACAAGCACGTAGAGGGAGTTGCCATCAGCAACTTTGTAGTCGCGATCGCGCGTAACCAGATTGCGCAGTTGCGCATCAGTAAGCTTGCCTTTAAGTTGGCGAGTGCGCCGTTGGTGGGTTTCGATTTCAAGCATTTCGGGGTCCTTAATAGACGGAAAAATACCCCGATACAGCTTTTATCCCTACCCCTTTTAGTACCCCGTTAGCAGCATGGATCGCTGCGGACGGATATGGACCGCTAAAGACAAAAGGCCCTGACTTGTCAGGGCCTTTTGCTGCTACGGAAGACCGTTACGGATCTTCACGGACGGGGGTTGGCGGAGAGGGTGTCAGCGTAAAAGCGAGCACTGGCGCGGCCTCCAGACCCACGATATGGTCGGATGCCTACAAAAATGCCTACGGGCTCAACCGCTCAAATCGACGGCTGCGTGAACGACTTTCGCACACGCGGTGCGGGCGGGGCCTGCTTGGGCGCGGGCGCCTCGGCGACCGGGGGGCAATCCAGACTGAGGAGCCAAACGCCCGGTTCGACCACCCCCACGAGCACCTGAACGACCTTGCCATTCTGGCAGTACACCTGGACCTGGATCCCGTCGGATGACTCGGGCTCGGCGGTGGGAGGTGCGGCTGGTGCGGCTGCGGCCAGAGTCGCTGCGGCATATAGCGCCGCTGTGGCGCACAGGCCGGGCCGGGTGAGGGCGGAGATCCTCATGGCTGTCCTTTCCACTTTTCAACAAGCTCATCGAAAGTCGGCGCGGCGCGCGAGGGCCGGCCGTGCCGCTGCTCGCTCTGTGCATCGTGCTCGGCCGAAGCCGAGCGCATACTTTCCACCCGCGCCACACGGCGATCAGCCAGCGCCTGGCTCACCCGCCCACCGCCGTCGCGGTACGCCTCACAAGCCCGCAAGATGTCGGCGAACACGTTGCTGCGCTTGTCGCCGGCCTCGCGCTGGCGGTCGATCCATGTGGTGTGGTCGAACGCGCCCATCAGCGCCCCTGCTCGCCACAGATCGCGGCGCGGTCATTCTTGATGAGCGCCATCAGGGTGTCGATTTCTGCAGCGGCTGTCCCAAGAAGCCTTCGACCTTCGACAGCCAGGCCGAAGCCTTCGTCAACCAGTCCATATAGGGCTTGGTTTCGATCTGCGATACGCTGGCAGGCAGCGGGGTCGTCTTTGCTTGCTGCACGGTCTGCGGCGGCGGCGGCGACGGCGTTGTCGTGCACGCGGCGCACGCGCTGCATATCGACAGCATGAGCAGCCTGGAGCGCCAGCTTTTGGGTGATGAAGCCATCAATGATCTCCTGTTGGGTTCGAGCGTGGGCGGCTTGGCTATTGGCCATGGCCAGGTTGTGAGCCGCTACGAGCTGGAGCCGGTCGCCCCGGTCCTTCTCGGCCTGGCGCCTGAGATCCGCGATCTGGACCTCTGCCTTGGACAGGCGCACCGTCTGCACGCCCACGGCGCCCAGCAGGCCCACCACGACAGCGCCCACGACCCACCAGAGCGTGCCGCCACCGGCAAGGCCAGCCAGCCTGGCGGCCAGACCCAGGGGCGCGACGCTGATGGTCACGAAAGCCACCTCAAGTACTTGTCAGCCCGGACGAACACGTCCTTCACGTGATGGCGATTGATGTCACACGCGGACCGGTTGCCGTACAGCGGCGCGCGGCTCTTCATGCACACGTGCTCGACGTGGCCGAACCACTGGCCCGGGTCACAGCCGGGCTTCAGTGCGCACGCCGTGCGCTCTTTCTCCACCCCACCTCGGCCGCCGTTGTAGGCCGCGTCCGCGAACTGAAGCGCCGCCATCGCGTCGTCGGCGCGCGGGGCAAAGTAGCGATAGTCGTCGCGCACCTTGAGCACCACGGCGCGCATCTGCAGGTCAGGCCGGTCGAACACGTTGCCCCAGTTCCAGCCCTTGAGCTGGGGGTATCGGTCAACCATCTCCTGCAGCGCGTCGAAGCGCTCGGTGCCGTCGGAGCGGTAGGCCCGCGTGATCTGACCCAGGCCGGCGCCCTGCTCGCGCGCGCTCTTCAATTCACTGCGAGGGTTCCAGCATTTCTTCTTCAGCGCAAAGCACCCGCTCTCATGCTCGATCAGGCCGCCGACGTAGCCATGGTGCGGTGCGTCAAAGAAGTGGGCGACGACCTCGGCGCGCAGGGTTGGCATGTACTGGTGCGCCTGCGGGGGCACGTAGGTCCGGATGTCCTGCGCATTGGCAGCAGACGCGAAGATGGTCGCAAACGCCAGAAAGAAAATGGCGATGGCGATCAGCGCCCGCCCTGGGTCAGCAGCAGCAAAGAGCTTTCGCAGGTCGGTGCTGTCACCATAGTCGAGGTAGGCCTTGCGTGCCCAGTGGACGATGGTCAGCACCACGATGCCGCGCGCCAGGTAGATGAGCCAGGCCGCACTCTTGAAAATGCCATCCGAGCTGCTGAAGGTGTTGACGAGCAACACGACGACAGCCATCACGAAAATGAAGAACGTGCGCTTGCGCATGGCGAGCTTTCGGGCGAGTCGAGCAAACATGGCTGTCTCCTACAGGGGTCTCAAATTGAGTTGGGTGTCCTGGGGCAGTCGCGCCAGCGCGTCCGTGACCTGCGCCAGCCGCATCTGCAACTGCGTCATCTCGGTGCTCAGGCGAGCGACCTCGCGTTCCAGGTACGCGTTCTTGGCGCTCAGGCCGGCGATCTCCTCGGCGTCCTTGGTGCGACGATCCCAGGCCTCAGCAGCGGCAGCCATGGCCCGGTCGCGCTCAGCGCGCAGCGTACCGATCAGGTTCTCTTCGGCGCGGTCCTTGGCGATTTCCGTGCTGTCGCGGCTGGTCTTGCGGCGCAGCCACAGTAGGGTAGCGATGAAGCTCGCAGCGGCGCCGATGATCCAACTGATCTGGTCACCGTGCGGGGGCGCGGGAAGCGGGGACGCTGGAGGGACGGCAATGGTGGTCACGATCTTGTCCGTGGTCATGGCGTCACGATCTCGCGGTTCAAGCCAGTGCGGTACAGGGCCCAGGCACTGGCCAGGCACATGGTCCACTCCAGGGCGCTACCGGGGGCGAAGCCGCCCACGGCCAAATTCACAGCAGCCGTGCTGACGAACCATACGGCGAAGCCATAGCTGTTGATGATCAGCGCCCAGATGGGCCTGGCCACCGGGTCAAACAGCCGCCAGTACACCCCGGCGAAGTGCAGCAAGAACGCCCACGCCCACACGGTCTGATCGGCAATTTGGCGCAACACCGCGTAGGCGTCGCGCTGGAAGGCCAGCGGATCCAGAAGCGAGGCGAAAGCCCACATCAGCGAAGCATTGGCCAGGATGATGCGGATCGTGGTGGTGTCGGCACAAAGGGCGACGACCTTGATCAGGTTGGTGACTTGACCGATGCGCGAGAGCCCAGCTTGGGTATCTTGCGTTCGTAGGTGGCGAAGGTGGTCCAGCAACATGATCAGGTCCGATGCCTGAATCTTCATTGCGGGCGCGGCGCGCGCGCTCGGGTGTTTTCCGAGTTCTACCGCCGCGCCACCGCAATCATCACCTTCGCCAGCGTTCCAATGGCCTTGATGACGGTGTTGAGGCGCTCCAGGACGGCCACCACGAGCTTCTGCCGGGAATCCAGCGATGAGCGGTAGTTCGAGTAGGCCTTTGAGGCGAAGAAGTCGCGCGCGTCACTCAGGCTGAGCGACAACCCCAGGGGATACGCAGTGCTTGCGTGGATGGCCAGCTCACCGGCCTGGTTGATCAGGTCCTGCGAAAAGCCTTCGCGTTCCTTCTGAAATGCAGGGAAGAGCGCGAAATCGGGCCGGGTGTTTCGGCCCGGCCTCCTCGTGCGGCCAGAACACCAGCCCTTCATCATCGACACCACACACAAAGAAGTGCTGCAGCGCGGTGCGATGGCGCTCCCACGCAAGCTGGAGTTCCTCGAATTCCGACTCGGGCATGGCCATGAGCGCAGCGATGCGGCTCTTCCCCCACTCAAGTAGCTCGATGTCCGTCATGGCCGTGTAGTCGGGCTCCGGCGCGCCGGCGGCGTGGACCTGAAATGCGATGACCCCGACGAGCCATTGGCCCCGGTTCTCGCATGAGCGCTCCAGCAACTCCGCGTGCACACCCAACAGCGGGCGCAGGACGCGTTGCACACCCGCGACCTCGCCCAGCTTGACCTCGGCCGGCGCCGGGAGATCTTTGTCGAACATAAGGTAGTCCGACAGCGCCGCCTCGCCGACGGCAAAGTCCGCGCCGGTATCGGACACCTGTGAGAGGTAGTGGCACACCAGCCGCGCGCGCTCTTCCACCGTCCACAGCCGGGGATCGGTGACATAGCCCGGCGCCGGCGCGGTGGCACCGCTGGCGACAAAGCGAAGGAACTCCGTGGTCGTTGCCTCGTGCCGGTCAGCGGGAAGGCGGCACACCGCGCTGGCTTCGGCCAATGTGATCTCGCGGAGCTGGACAGCCACGCGCTTGCTGCGAAATACAGGGAACAGGATCATGATCAGCGGCGTGAGCCGGCCCAGTCTGCTTTGTCGATGGCGGTGAGCGTGGCGAGCGATAGCGTCATCGCACCGGCGATGAGATTGCCCTTGCGGTCGCGCGGCCCCGTGAGGGGATACGGGATCGTCTCGATCACCACGGGGCGGAAGAGCTTGTTGGCATAGGCCATGCCCAGGATCTGCGGCGCCTCGGACGGGTAGACCGTGCGCCAGCCCTTTTCTGCATTGCTGTCCAGCGTGTTGCCCACCAGCCCCTGCGATGACAGCACCTTTGGCAAGGCCCATTGCATGAGCTGGTCCATCGGCGCCTCAACTTCGGTCGTCGCGTCGTACAGCGCGCGAAAGTGCGCAGTGACGTTCAGGCGTAGCGGTGGCATGCCGGAGAACACCTGGGTCGAGTTCAGTTTCGTGACGGCCGTGCGGCCTTCAAGCGTCTTGAGCTGGCTGTTGGCCTGGCTAATCTGTCCGCCGAGGAAGCTGTCCGAACCGAAGCGTTCCTGCAGCGAATTGAGGATGGCGTCGAAGCCCCCGGTCTGGAACATGGATGACAGGCTGGACAGCTTGGCGTCCGCCGTCTGGTTCTCGAATGGCGAGGTCCAGTTGGCCGTCTGTTCGAGCTGGCCATCCGTCAGCGGCGCCTGTACCTCCACGGATCCAGGCTCGCGCTCCCATCGCACATTGGTCCCCTCCACAATGCGGCGGACCGGGAAGAAACTGGCGATCAGGTGACGTGACAACCCCGTCCAGTCGGATGACAGGACGGGGTTGCTTGGGCCGGTGGACTGCCCGGAGTAAGCCCCCAGGCGGTCAATACTGGGCATGGGTCAGCCGATGATCACAGGCCCGAGCGGGCGCGAATCTTCATGGACTTGGCGCGGCGCATCTTTGCGGATGAGCTGTGGGCCTTGCGGCGCGCCTTGCGGATAGCGACCTTCTGGCCGGCGGACAGCACCACACGACCGCTCACGCGCTTCATGATGCGAACCTTGCGACCGCCGCGAACCACGACCTTTTTCTTGTACACCGCGTCCAGCACCGCGTCGAACAGCGATGCGCTCGATTCAGCGTCGAAGGCGAAGGCGTCCACGTCGTCCATGGACTCGTCTTCGCCCTGGGGCAGCGCGCCTTTGATGAACTCCAGCACGCGGCCGGCCGCTTCGTCGCTGTTTTCTTCCAGCAGCGCCAAAGCGTCCGCTTCGGCCACGCCCTTGCCCACCAGATAGTCGAAGGCGTTTTCGAGCGCCACGGAGATCAGCGCGGCCTCCTCGTCGGTCAGCTCGCCGTCCTTGTTGTCGTCAGCGATGCCCACGAGCAGCGCGAACAGGCGGTCGGCCATGGTTTCGCCCTGGTCCAGATCACCTGCCTCAGTTTCGGCCCACTGCTGGATCGCGGCGGCCACGGCCAGGCGAATGTCGGCCTCCAGGTAACTCTCGGCGGCGTCAAGAACGCCCGCCGGCTTGTCGTCCTTCGGAGGCAACGCCGAATCGAGCACGGGCTTGGCGACGGGCGGCTTCTGTTGGGCAAAGGCGCCCAGTCGAGCGAGCGCTTGTTTTGCGGGGTGGCTGGCGAACATGTTGGGACTCCTCTGTCTGTTGCGTTACTTCACAAGGGTTTGCTGCACGATGACCTGACGGGCAACGCCGTCATAGCTGGTCCAGTAGTCGATCAGCACCAGATCCGCCGGCCGCACTTCGGACTTCTGCACGCGGAACTGGAAAGCGGCGTTGCCCTCCAGGTTCTTGGACGGCACGAGCCAGCCGCTGGCCTGGGCGCCCTCGAACAGCGGCTGCAGGAACGCATTCATGCGGCGGATGAACTCGGTCATGGGGAGCTGGAGCAGCTCCTTGGCGTACAACGTCACCCAGGTGTCGATGGTCGAGGACATCTCGGCCACGTTGATCAGCTTCTTGTAGCTGACCACGGACTTCGCGCTGGTCAGGCTGTCGGTAAAGACGTACCGGCCGCCGCCGTTGTACGTCTCAAAGATCACCGGGTTGATCTTGGCTCGGGCCAGGTCCGACAGATCCTGCTCGGACGGGCGCACGAGCTGGCGCACACCGGTGCGGTTCAGCGGCCAGTCCTTGCCGGCGACCGGGTAGTTCTTCGGCGCGAAGCCCTTGGCATTGATGCGCGCGTTGCGGGCGCAACGCATGGCGATGTTCAGGCCCGCAGCACCCCAGATGGCCTTTCCGCCGTTCATGGGGTCGTCCGCCTCAAGCGGGGCCCAGTAGCAGTGGATGTAGTGGCTGTCGAGGTTCAGACTTTCCGCGAAGGCGATAGCCGCCGCCACACCCAGGTCGCCCGGGATGTCGGCCCCCACTGGGGTGTTGATCTCGATGCCCAGGGCGCCGATCTTGCTGAACAGCGCGATAGCCTTGGTCCCGCCCGTGGTCAGGTAGCCGAACGGGGTGCTCACCGTGTCGCGCAGCGCGTCGATGCAGCGGTCGTAGTCGCTGTTGGCGTAGGTGGTGCCGCCTTCAGAGAAGCACACCAGCGTGGCCGACGTGACCCACTTGTCCTTGTTGGAGGTGTCGCGGCCGTAGAACGTGGTGTTGGGGTCGATGGTCTTTCCCGTGGCCACGCCCATCTCGTAGGACTCCGAGCGCGCGGCGATCAGGTCCGGCAGGTACTTGGTCTGGCCGAAATCGTCCTTGGCGTCAGGATCCAGCGATCCCTCGAACTCGTCCAGCAGCGCACCGGCGCTGTCGTAGACGCGCATCTCGACATCCTTGGTCGCCACGGCGGTGCCGCTGGACAGCAGCGTATCCGCGTGAAACGCCCACTTGATGCCGTCGTTGAAGCAGTCATGGTGCATCAGCCACGCGACGAAATTCTCGGTCGGCTTGGAGGCGGACACGGTGAACACCGGCGAGGCGGCCACCTTCACGGTCGGCGCGGTCGAATAGCCAGTGCCAGGCGTGGTTACGGTCGCAGACGTGATGACACCTGCGGTCGCCGTGATCGTCGCCACCGCGCCCGTACCCGGGCCGCCAAACACCAGCGAGTCGCCAGTGACATAGCCGGTACCGCCGTCCACGACCGTGATACCCGTCACGCCGCCACTGCCGACCGTGGCGGTCAGGTTGGCGCCACTGCCAATGTTCATGACCGCATAGGACTTGGCCGCAGCCGCAGGCGTCAGGCGCTGGATGACGGCCTCGAAGGCGCCGTTTTGCAGCTCCTCGTAGACCTGGACCTTGGCCTCGTTCAGCGCGTTGGAGCGAATCGAAGCCGGGCCGCCGGTCTTCGTGTAGAAGTTGGTGCGGTTGACCCGGAACGGACGGTCGATACGGCCGCGCGTCAGGCGCGCGATGGTCGCCGGGATCTGGTCTGAATTGTCGGGGACGGCGCCATCCGTCGCGTCGAGGATGGGGTTCAGTTGGACGCCAGGCTGGAAGCCGAGCTGTCGGACAAAGGCACGGAATCCGCTCATGGTCGTTCCTTGAAAATCGGGTTTACTTCGGCAGCTTCGTGATCACGAGCACCCCGGGGTCGAGGTAGTTCAGGTCGAGAACGGCCATCAGGTTCTGCTGCACCTGGTGTGCATGCTCAAGGCTCAGCAGGGTGATGCGACCCGTGCCGCCGGCCTGGATGTGGGCGCCAGAGACGGGCTCGGACAGAGCAATGCCGCTGTTGTTCCCCACCTCGATGACGCACGGGAACTCATTGGCCGCAGCGCGGGCCTGCGCCTCTTGCGCCTGACGTTGCGCATTCGCCTGGTGCTCATCTTCCTTCGCCGCCAGCCGTTGGGCCTCGGCATCAGCTTCAGCGCGCGCGGCCGCAGCCGCGTCCGCGCGCTCCTGGTCTTCCAGCACCTTTGCCGCCTCGGTCTGGCTCGCCACGTAGTCCGAGAGCATCTGCTCGCGCACATCGCCCGCGAGCGCATTCCAGTCAGCAACAGACAGGCCGCTGGCCGCGTGAGCACCAGCCACCACCACACCGAGCTGCACTTCCTGGCCGCCGATGGGGACCATCGAAGGCAGGACGCCACTGCCGATCAGTACAGCAGATTCGCCGCCGGCCTCACTGGCGCCGTCCGTCGAGACCGTCGGGCCAGCGCCCACGACGAGCACATCGCTTTTTGCAGCGTCGGGTGCCAGCGCTGCCGTGGCGGCTGGCGTGGCCGTCGGCGCGGCGGCGCGCGCCTGGGCAGGAGCGGGGGCCGCCCCTGCCTTGCTCGTGGCTGCTTTCCTGGTGGAGGGGGTCATGGCGGCGCCCAGTCCTTACTTCATGTTGGTGATGGTCAGGCGTGCGCAGCCCATCGCCGACGGCTGGTGCGGGTTCACCACCGTGAAGTCACGGGCGAACATCGCAGAGCCGTTCACCAGATCCGACTGGGTACCCAGCGGGATGAAGGTCGGCGCGATGGCGTCGCCCAGCACGATGGGGCAGCGGGCGACCTGGCTGGAGCGACCGATACAGGTCAGCTCGGCAGTGGTCAGGTCGGCCGATTGGGTCGGGCCCTTGGGCGAGTAGTACACCTCGTACTTGCCAAACAGGCGGCCGGCGCGGTAGATGCCGGGGCGCTTGGCGATGCCGGACGGGGTGAACATGTCGCTGGGGAGGCCTTCCCACTGCGACACGACCCACGACGGAGCGTAGATGTGCGTGATGCCGTGGTCCATGGTCTTGTTGGCCATGGCCTGGTCCAAGTTCGCCAGGACAGGCATGAAGTCCTGCCAGATGCCGGCGCGGTTCTTCTGGGCGATCTGGCCGTCGTAGTCGAAGTCGTAGGTGTCCTGGTTGTTGTAACCCAGGGCGCGCGCCATGCGCAGGGCTTGGTAGTGGCGCTCCATGGACATCTGGGTGCGGATGGCCATCAGCGCTTCGGAGTCAGCGTCCAGGCCCAGTTCGTTCTTGATCTGGCCCGAGGCATCAATGCTGATGCCGGTCTTCACGCGCCACGGGTTGGCATACAGGTCCCACACCTCGGCCTTGACGAGCACGTTGGGGATCAGCGACGGAGAGGTCTCGTAGTCGATGAAGGCCTGGCCCAGCACCTCGGTGCCGACCGGGAGGGTCGGGGAGATGGTCGTGAGCTGCACGTCGCCGTTCGCCACGGTGACATAGCCAGCGATGGTGTAGTCCACGCCCGCGATGTTGGCGGTGCAACTGATCGGCGAATTGGCGGCGGAGCCAGTGGCTGCATCCTGGCCGACGGGGATACCGTTGACGTAGATGATGGTGCGGCCACGCAGCACCGGCAGAGCAACGCCGTTGGGATCGCAGAAGCTCAGGTCGTCGGCCAGGTTGGTCTTCGTGAACTTGCGGTTGAACGGCTGGCTGCCGCTGATGTCGAAGCGCACAAAGCGCGAAGACGAGGTGTACACGTCGCCGGCGGCGGTGCCATCCATCAGGCCGTTGGCGGTGTAGTCACCATAGGTGTTGCCCGCCATGTGCGACAGGATGGCGAGCTTGGCCTGGTTGGAGCCGATGTCCACGGGCAGGTAGGCGGCAAAGGGGATCGCTTCAGCGATGGCCGACAGCGTTGCGACCACAGCGCGATTGGGCTGCAGCGACATCTGGTCGTGGTGAGCGGAGGTTGCCGAGTCCAGCAGGTTGCCGCGCTGGTCGATGCCCATGAAAGCAGTTTCGCCTTGCTGGATGGCGGCCTCGATCACGTCGGCCGTGGGCAGGGTGCCGTGCTCTGCCTTGAAGTGGGCGATACCGGCTGCCACGGAGTCCAGCACGCGGCCTTCGTCACCTTCGGTCATGCGACCCAGCAGAGCCTGCAGGCGGGCGGGCAATGCGGCAGTGCCGGGCTTGTTCTTGATCTGGTCTTTCACGCCGTCCAGGATGGCCTGGCCGCGTTCGCCGGACTCGAATTGAGGGGCGATGCTGTCGAGGAAGTTGCTGACCTCGCGCGTGGAATTGGTGCTGTAAACGGGCTTCATGCGTTTCTCCGTAGGGTTTGGACATTTCCAGCAAGGCGAGGTCGCCTATGCCTGAGAACGCATTCTTCGCGGGGGGGCGTGCGTGAACTGCTTCGTTTTTCCCAAATGAAAAAGCCCGCACGCAGCGGGCCTCGATGGAGCGAACGGCGTCAGGCTGCGGGCGTCAGCCCGGCAAGCGTTGCACGCCCCTGCTCCACAGCCACGCGCAAGTCATCACGTCGCGCGGTCAGCGTCTCAAGCATGGAGACCCGCGACACGCGGATGCTGGGCGGCAGTGGCACGCGCACCTTGGCGAGCGCACGCTGGAACGCGCCGCGCGCGGTATCCATGCGCTCAGCGATCTCGCCGATGGCCTTCGCGTGGTCGTCCTGGTTGCGCAGCGGCACGGCCTTGCCGTTGAGCCGGACCTCGAACACGTCACCGGTGAGCTTGACCGCAAAGGTCACGCGCTGGCCATCCGCGAATGTGAAGTGGACGTTGCGAAAGGACACGCCCGCGCGGCGGGCCAGGCCCGCGTCCACCTCGCTGGTCACCACCACGGCGCCCGCGCGGTTGAACAGACGCTGGGCCTCGCGTAGCGCGCGGTCCTTGCCGCCCTTGTCCAGATCGAAAATCAGTGACTTCATTTTTAGCCTTTCGCTGTGCTGGTAGGCGACAAGTCGCCCTGCTCGTCGTGGTAGTGGGTGTCTCCGACGTTCTGCCCGTTGTTCGTCAGCGCGCCGACCGTCGCCACGTCACCATTGACAGTTGTCTGCGCATTGATGATCAGTTCGCTTGCATTCAGGATCATCTGACCGTCGGCCGTCAATTCAATGTTGGCATGGCGGTAGCGCCGCCAGTTCACCGGGTTTCCCTCTCGCGGGGTGCGAAAGCCCGTGATGATGGGGTAGCGTGGATCGCCGCATTCAAACGACAGCCACACGGTGTCGCCGGCCACGATGCGGATCTCTGTCTCGCCCGCGCGGTCGCCCAGGGGGTTCTCGAACACAGCCACTGGCAACTCGCTGGATCCATCGGTGATGCCTGGGATGCTGACTTTGCAGGTGCGCGTGGGGCCGTCGTAGCTGACGACCACGCCGGGCCAGCGGCTGGGCAGGTTGTTCACTTCACGACCTCCCCGAGCCACAACTGCGAGTACTGCTGCCCACCACCACCGTCGGCGCCGCCGTCAACCACGTGCGCAGCCGTGATCACCGCGAAGGGGCGCCCGGCGATGTCGATTCTCATGCCCGCCATCAGGTGCGGAGCAAAGTCGCTGCGGGCCTTGCGCCGCAGGATCAGCGCCGTACTGAGGTTGTTCAGGATCCGCGTGTCGGCGCGCGGCCGGTACATGACGCCCCGCCCCACCTCCGCGCGCGTGGCGATGTGGACACCGGCGGCGTCGGTCGAGAAGGCGAACGGGACTTTATGACGCTCCAGGAACTCGCTGTCCACACCCTGCGTGGAGTCTTCGCGTAGCGTAGCCACTGGCTCCTGGTCGAGCATCTCGCCCAAACGGCGGAACGCGACCTTGCCCTCGTTGAGCACCAGCGCGCCCGCCTCCTCCTGCAGCGCCTTCGCGATCTCGAACGAGGGGGTCATGCCCTTGAAGCAGGCAAAAACTCCCACGGTGAAGTCCTGCTCAATGGTGACTTGGGCCCCGCACGCGCGGTAGATTTCCCCCAGAGAAGCGCCGTAGCGCACGATGCTGCGCTGGGTGCGCTGCGTGATGGCAGCACAGGAGGCCAGGATGCCCACCAGCTTGCGCGTCTTTACCGGCCGGTCGCCCTGGGTGCGCCCGCTGTCGCCCCCGGGCGAGTTCTTGATGATCAGGAATTCAGCCTCTTCCCGCCCGACCTTGATTTTCGAGCCATTGGCGATTGGCTCCGTGTCCAAGGTGTCGCGAAGCTCCAGCTCCACGGTTTGGGGCATGGGTGTCAGATCCGAGCGCAGCACGGCCCGAACGATCAGGTCACTGCGCAGCGCGCTGTCCGAGCCTTCGGGATAGATGAGCACGTCAGGCCCCGACGGTCACGATCTCATGCTGAAACGCGCGCGCGGGCAGGGTCTCGGTCTCCATGAGCGTGATGTCCTGCTGCACCTCACTCACAGAACGGCCATAGGGCTCAAGGCCCATGGCGCGCGATGCCTCCAGACGAATGGCGTTCGCTCGCTCGACGTAGAGCTTGAAAAGCGGGTTGATGACCGACCACTCCCCCACGGCCACCACGGTGTTCTCGTCGATGTCGGCAATGTTTTTGACCGGGTACGCGGGAATCAGTACTGGATCCTGCTCCGGGGGCGAGTCGCCGGCCGCCGGGAGATTGTCCGCGCCCGTCAGGCTGGCGATGAAACCGTGCGCCGCGTAGTGCCGCGTAGCCTGCAAGGCGCAATCCAGCACCTGCTCCGGCAAAAGAACAAGTCCGCCAGACTCGCCAGCGGCGTAGTGCTCGTCCGCAAGCTGCGCGAGTGTGATCACGGTCAGCCTCGATTAGACCGGGATGTTGCCCGGTACCTTGTCGCCGAAGTAGTGGAAGAAGATCGTGCCCGTCACCAGCAGCACCTGCTGGCGCGACTCGAAATCGCGGTCCGGGTTGTCGAGCTGCACAAACGCGTCCACCAGCTTGAGCCCACGGTAGAAGCGCTCCGGCGTGCCTTCGTAGACGGTCGCCTGGAAGCGGCCACCGGACGCGGCGACGCGCTCGCTGAAGTCGTGCACCTGGCCGCCGACGGTCTCCATGATGGAGATGGCGCCCTGCTGGTTGATCTTGAGCTGGCCCGGCTGCCAGGAGGCGGCGCCCATGGGCATGGGAACCTCGATCTCGCCCACCGTGGACAGCTCCGGCCAGGGAAATTGCTTGATCAGCAACTGCAGCGACTCAAAACCGTCGATGACCATCACGGCATCGGAGGTGATGGCCTTGTCACCCAGCAAGCGGGTGGCGTTGTAAGCCCCCTTGAGAAATTCCTTGGACGAAACGGTCATGACGTACCCCTAGATTGGACAAGGGGAGTGTCCAGCCGCCCTACTGCCCCGCCCCCTGCCGTTTTCCCGTTGACATCTTTTTGTTTCCATATACAATTAATCGAAGATCAGGAGATACGCCATGCTTGCCACCCAGTCCCTTACCCCCTCGGCCCACCAGCGCATCGCGGTGATGGGGGCGGCTGCCATGGCCGATGCGCGCCACGCCCGTGAAGCCGCAGCCCGGTCCGAAGTCATGGACAAGGCGGTTCGCTTCGCGATGGCCCACACGGACGTGATGGACTGGCTGGACCAGAACCCCAGCAACCCGTTTGCCCAGTCCCTGTCCGAGAGCCTGAACAAGTACGGTTCACTCACCGAGGGCCAGGTGCGTGCAGTGCGCAACCGGACCACGGCGGCCACGGCCGCGCCGGTGATCCAGGTAGCGCGCATTGAAGAGGCGTTCGACACGGCCCGCAACGCCGGCCTGAAGCGCCTCAAGATGCATCTGGACACCTTCGAGTTCAAACCGGCCGGCGAGAAAAGCGCGAACGCGGGCGGGATCTATGTCACGGAGGACGGCGCATACCTGGGCAAGGTCATGGGCGGGCGATTCCTGAAGACCGGCGCCTGCAGCGATGACCAGCAGGCCCGTGTCCTGGCTGCCGCCAGCGATCCGGCTGCCGCCGCCAAGGCGTACGGTCAGCGCACCGGCCGCTGTTCGATCTGCGGGCGCGAGCTGACCGCCGATGAGAGCATTGAGCGGTTCGTTGGGCCGATCTGTGCGAGCAAATACGGCTTCTGATCAGGAAAGTAGCGGCCCCGCAGCCGCGATCATCGTCACAATTGCCACCAACAAAGGGAAAGTCATGCCTCGTCAAATTCAAGAGCCGAGCGCCACTGTCGAGCGCGACGGATCCGGTCAGAGAACCATTTACCAGCACCCTGCCTTCGGCAAAATCCGCGCTGGTCGCGTCGAAGGTCTGGCCGCGCTGTACGGTTCGGACTTCGAACACCAACGGTACATCCGCATCAAAATCGGCCCCAGCCGTCTTGAGCGCAGTCTCAGCGATGACAGCTACTTCACCACCAACGAGGGGTACATTGAGGTGGACCTGTCCGAAGCCCAATGGGCGACGTTCGTCTCCTCGTTGAACGTGAGCCAAGGTGTGCCGTGTACCGTGGCCTATCGCGACGGCAAACCGATCCCCGGGCTACCCAAGCCTGAAAGCCGAACGCAACAGTTCGGTGGTGAGCTGAAAGAGCGCATGGCGCGCGCCGCGCAACGTCTCCAGGAGGTTGAAGACCTGGTGGCGGCCAGCGGCCTGTCCAAGGCAAAGCAGGCCGAAATGCGCGCCTCACTGGATCACGCACGCATGGACATCGGCGTCCACGCGGAGTTCGTCGTCGGCCGGTTCGATGAGCACATGGAGCAGACGGTCGAAGCCGCTAAGACGGAAGTCAATGCCTACCTGCTGGGCTCCATCCAGCGCGCCGGGCTGGAGGCGCTGGGCGCTAAGCCAGCCCTGACCTTGGACTACGCGAACGGAGACCGTGATGAGCAACCTGCTCCTCAAACAGCTCCGTGACCAGGGTCTGATCACGGGTGACGTGCTGCCCTTCGCGCGCCCAGGCGCCGCGCAGGATCTGGCCGCGCGCACGGACAGGGCGGTGATGGTGCTGGACGCTGTGAATAACGGCGACTACTGGGTGGTCACCAAAGAGGATGCCGAGCGTCTGGCCGCTGCCGGCTACCAGAGGCACGAGGCCTGAGAACGGCCTGCTCGCGACCAATCATCTACTTCGTCGGGCATTTGCGAAATGCCTGCTGGCCAGGGTTGAATACCGGCCCCGCCTGCAGCAACTTTCCGCCCGGCCCGGCCGTCTTGAGCACCAGGCCCCGGGCATCCTTGGACACCACCACCGTGCCGATGAACGCGGCATCGGCGTTCAGGTCAGCCGCACCCACGAACGACTTTGGGGGCTCACCTTTGCCGAAGTAGCTCGCCGTCTGATCTTCGAGGTTGTTCGCCACGGTAGTGCGTTCGCCCTGGATCAGGGTCGCACTGCTCATGGCAATTACCACCGCCCCCTTGGAAAGATCGCTGCACTGCACCGCGAAGGTCCCGAGCATTGCCCGGTCGTCTATGCCGGCGTGGGCCGAAGCGGCAAAGGCGAGCAACAGGAAGAGGCTTTTCGTGTTCATGGGCGAATTCTAGTCACCGTCCCCGGGTCTTCAATGGCGATCTGCCACGCGCGCTCGCCACACTCAGGCGCCAATGCCGCCGTTCACGATGTGGGCAATGCTGCGGTCCCCCACGTCCTGGCCGATGGGCTCCTGCACAACGGCGCGCACCGTCGGTGCACGGTCGTCGCGCGGGATCTGCGGCACGGTCACCGCCTCGGCGGGTGGCAGCTTGTCTGGCACGGGCGATGGCACGGACACGACACCGGGCTTCGGCAGTCCTGCTGAGACCGCCGTTCCCGAGTAGCTGGCAAGGAATCCACCCCGATCACGGGCAACATCATCGAAGTACTTGCGGGCTGTCGTCCCGTTGGCATCGGCCGGGCCAACGCTCCCTCGTGCGACAGCCTTTGCTCCACCGAAACCGGCCAGGTGCCGGGTCTTGAGGTAGCCAGCGACTTCCGATGGCGGCGTCGCGCTGTTGATCAAACCGTCCTTCATCAATTGCCGATACGCCGCATCTGAATTCGTTTTGAACGCTGCGTCCTGCGTCGTGGCGCTGGCCAGATACTTGTCGTAGCTCAGGCCGTTGCTCCAGTTCCCCTCGTTCTTGAGGAACTTGGTCATCCCGCCTGACTTGCCCCAAGCGTACTCACGGCTGTGCCCATCCGCCTTCATGGCTGCATTGACAGACGCGGCACCCCCTTTGATCAAGCCAGCGTCCGCCAGCCAGCCAGCCCCAGCCTGATACCGGCCCATGTACCCGGCAGAGTTCACCACGTCGAGCTTGCCCCCTGCGCTTTCCGTCATGACCGTGCTGGCCACCAGGGCGCGGGTCTGGGCATCGCTCAGGTTGCCGATCTTGCCCGCGCTGTAGGACGCGCCCGTCTGCATGGCGAGCGCGCGCGGGTCGGATTTCAGATTGCGCTTGCGCTGCTGGATCCCGGCGACCGTGCGCCCGAGGGACTGCGCCAGGGACGTTGCCGGCGCCAGCTCTGCCGCACCGTCCAGGCGCCGAGGGTCGTTGAACGCGCGGCCGTCGGCGCCGAGGGCGTTGGCGCGGTCGAAGCGGCGCGGGTCGTTGCGGTCCCGACCGCCTTCCCCGGGCAACTGAGGCGCGCGCACCTGCGGGCTCAGGATGTCGGCCTTGCCACGCTCATACTCCGACTGCACAGCTTTCACCGGCGCCAGCACCTGATCGCGCTTTTCCTTGATCCAGTTCTTCAGCGAATCGAAGGCGTCAAAAATCTTCGTGGTGATGCCGCTCTTGTCGAGCCAGTCATAGATCGCGCCGCCGATCTTGGTCCCCACCACCCCAGCCAGGCCTGCGACGATCAGCGTGCCCGCCCCGGCCAGCAGCATGGGCAGCAGCCGCGCCACGGAGCCCGCCATGGCTCCCACACCCAGGCCCCCGCCGCCGTCGACGGTGATGGGGGTCGGCGTCGCGTCGGCCCGCTTCCCCTTGATCGCGTTCAGCAGCCGGGTGTACCAGCGCTCTTTCTTGCGCTCGGCGGCGCGCTCCTTGGTGCGCCCGAACATGGCAAACATCCCGCGCCCCAGCGGCTCCACCACGGACTTCACCTCGTGCATTGCGGTCACGGCCGGGTCAATCTGCTCTGAACCCTGGGCCATGCCACGAATGGCGTCACCCAGGCCGCTCATCCGCTCGGACAGGCGGGAGATCAGCCCCGTGCCGCTCGCGTCGCCGGTTCCGGCCCCGCCGCCCGCCGTGAACCGGCCCTTTCCGTCGCGCTGCAGGTCAGGCTCAGCCTGCGCCCCGGCCGTGGTGGGTGCCAGGCCCCTTCCGCGCGTAGCGGCGACAAAGCGGCCGGCACCGTCACGGGCACGCGGCGCCACGGCGCGAGTGGAGGAGCTGGCCACCGGGGATCGCCCCCCCACAGTAGATGTGCGCCCGGCGGGCTCCACCACACGCGCGGCTGACGCTCTCGATGCGCTCGCGCGTGCGGAGACCCCCAGCGCCCGGGCAATGGCGCGAACGTCGGTGCGCACGTCCTTCATCACCTTTGCGTCCGCGCGTTGCTGGCTGAGCAGTTCCCGCTGGCCGGCGACAAGATCGCCGACCAGGAAGCCTTGTTTGTCGTGCGCGATGCTGCTCATGGCCTGATGAAGGTATCGACCTCGGTGAAGGTCATGGCCAGCTCGCCCAGGCTCTGCTCGCGCCGCGAAGCCTCATGCTGGATGGACTGGGGGCGCATGCGCACATGCTGCTTGTAGGCATCTTCCCGCGCCATGGGGGTGGCGTGGTAGATCTCCACGTCAATCCAGGATTCAGACGGCAGTCCGAATGTGCCGTCGCCGTGCGCCGCCTGCTCCACCTTGGCCGCGAACCACCGCTTGAGGGAACCGCGCGAGTCGTCCATCGTGGTGATGTTCAGCTCAATCGCCTCCTTGCCCGTCAGGCGGTCCAGCATGGCAGCGCCCAGGGGAATCTTCTCACCCACCAGGGTGCTGGCGCTGTAGCTGACATCGAGGGCGAACAGGTTGAACAACGAGGTGAAATAGCTGCCCGGTGCGTACTCGACGGGCGGCGGGTTGTAGTCCACGATCTGGATGAAGAACAGGTTCTTGCGCGCGAGCTGCGCGGAGGCGAGCTGTTGGTACGTGTCACGCGCCTGCGCAAGCGTCATGCCCCCGAGAAGTGGTTGTGCCACCTCAGCGGCGCCGCCCAGCAGACCTTTGGCGAAGTCCCGGACCTGCAGGAGCTGCTGAATCTTGCGAACCGACGAGCTGGGAATCTTCTGGGCGACGGCGCGGGCGATACGCGCGGCGGCCGTCGTGCGCAGCGTGTCGAAAGCCCGGGGATTCAGTTCCGGCAGGGCCATATCAATGCTTCAGGCTCGCCACGGCGCCGTCCTGCTGGGCTCCGCCTTCAGCCTCCACAGGGGGCTCGCCGCCGGGTGCACCAAAACCACCGCCGAAGCCGCCTGCCTCCTCCTTCGCCTTGCGATCAGCCTCCTTCTTCGCGTCTTCGATGGCCTTGGCAATCAGTTTGGCGCGATCCGTGTCCATGCGCATGGTCTTTTCGAGCAGATCCACGTTCGCATTGACGCCCAGGCCGAGGTCGCGCATGGATGTCAATGTCTGGACGAGGACGGCGCCCGCGTTCATCGCATCGGATTCGGTGCGCTGGCGCTCGGTCTCCAGCGCGCTGATCGTTCCGTAGAAGTTGATCTTCCACGGCCGCTTCTTCTTGTCGTAGGCGTGGCCGTGCTTGTACGCCAGATGCACGTCGCAGATGTGATTGAAGAAATCCGACAGGGCCACGCGCGTGGTGCGCGAGCGCTCCGCCGACTGGGCGCTGGTGCGGAAGAAGCCACCTTCACCCAAGCCGCCAGACATCATGTCGGCGAAGCCCAGCATTGTGATGTCGGTTCCCAGCGCGCCGCACAGCAGCTTGGCGTGCATGAGCACGTCGTCGATGCTGATGTTGCCGGCGCGGCCAGAACCGGAGCCACCCGCTGAGTTGACACCCTGGATCTGGAGGAGCTGCTTGTCACCCCAGACGGGAATGAGGTGGCGAACACGGCCGAGGAACGGCATGCCCTTGGTCAAGGCCTCATCCGCCACCTTCTTGCTCTTTTGCAGCATCGTTTTGACGCTGGCAAGGAACGCCTCACGCTGTTCGATGGTCAGGCCCTGCACCTGCGCTGTGAACATGGATTCATCAATCGAATCCAGCACGCGCTGCCCCACCAGGCCCTGCAGCGCCGCGACAAAGTTGTCGTACTGCTTTTCCGCGTCGGCCAGGAAGCTGCCGCCCACCAGGCTCGGCATCAGTGGCAGCTCGTCGATGTCGTCCACCATCATCCGGGACCGCCATGCCTTTTCGATGGCCAGCGGCTGCGGCGTGTAGATCATGCGCGGCATCTCCAGGTGAGCCATCTGGTTCATGGTCAGGCGCTCGCGCATCTTGTTGCCGGTCGCGATGACGCAGACCTTCGTCTCGTTGCCCTGCTTGTACGGCTGGACCAGCGGGGGCAGCAGCATCTCGTCCGTCAAGACATCCACGACGCCCAAGCCCTTCTTGGGATAGAGGCGCCCGTAGGCATCGCCCCAGGCCGCGCCGTTGTAGGCGACCTGCATGGCAATCCGGTTGAAGATCGGGCCCAGGTCATCACTCAGTTCCTTGGCGACCGCCTCAGACTCGCCACCCACCTTCCCACCGCCGCCGCGCGCATCGCCGGTGGCCTCCACGAACACCAGATCCCCGGATGTCTCGTGCCCACCGAGCGCGGCCGTGACATGCAATCGCAGCGCGCCCGACACGATGGGGTCTGTCAGCATTCGCTGGTACTTGCTGTAGATGTCCTGCCGGGACCTGGCGCTGACCGCGCCTGCGCCGGTCAGCGCGGCCGTGGTCAACGTCTCCGCGTAGCTGAAGCCAGCGCGGTCGACCTCTTCAAGGTGCTCTTTGCCCCATCCCAAGCGGGCCATCGTTGCCTTGATCCAACTCTGTTTCGATGCTGCCGCCATGTAGATACCGTTGTTTGTGCCGCCGGTGGGTGAGGTTCGATTCTTCCGCCGCATGCATGCCCGGCCCACGCCCGGTTTCCCAATCGCGGGTTTCCATATACAATAATCGGATGGCACGACTCAAAAAAGGCGAAGTCCCCACGCCCGTCAAGGTCCGACTGCGGCAGTACCGCGACGATCTGGAGCGCAGCGGGGGGAGCCGGCTGCTCGTAGATCTCGAAAAGCCCGCCACGGACGCCTTGGCGGCGATCATTGAGCGCGACACCCCTACCGATGCCACCAAGCCCCTGTCCAAGAAGGACGCTGTAACCAGCGCTCTGCTGCACTACGCGCGCTCGCGCAAGCCAGCACGCCCCTGAGAAAAATATCCCCCGAGCCCTTGCGGACCCGGGGGCAATCGCTTTTTCACCAAAGGAGACAACTGGGCAAGCCCTGTCGTCCCCTCTATGTTGTGGCGACAGCCCCACCGCCGGGCTCGGTGTTTTCCGGTTCCGGCTCAGATTCGAGAGGCACAGCATCCAGGTTCGCCGCTACCGCGATGGCTCCCGGGCCGAGCCGGCGCGCCTCCATGTTCGAGTCGAACAGCACGTATGCCTCGTCACTCTCGTCATCCAGCATGAACTGGGCGGCACCCGCCAGATAAGTTGCCCGGTAGTAGTCCTTGAACATCTCGCCTGCCACCAGGGCGCTCAGGGCCGGCAGGCCCCCCCCGTAGGCGGCCAGCACCGAGCCATCGAACGCTGGCCCGAAATCCTCGCCCTGGGCGAACAGGGCCGCCTTGACAGTCCACCAGTACGGGCCGAATTCAAGGTACGACATCGGGAACAGGCGGAGCCGCTGCGCAATGATCTGGGCCGCGTAGCGCGCGGGATCTGCGCCGGGGATGGTGGCTTGTAGCGCTGCAGCCGTGGCCGCCGACTGGGCTGTGATCTGCTCAGGTGTGAATTGCAGTTGGGTGAGCATGATGGTCCCTTACGCTGGCACGACTTGAAGAACTTGGGCGACACGGGGGAAGTTCTGCTGCAAATAGGGCCAGGTCGCGGCCGGCACCTCCCACAGCTCCTTGTCCCCGCGCCACATGGCACGCCCGCCGACGAACTTCGCGGCGGCCTTGATGGTTTCCTTGTTGGGGCGCGTCTCTCCCTTGATGCCGATGGTGCCGCTCGGGCTCTCAAGCTCGAACTCGACCTTCGCCGGCGCCGCAGGAGCTTCCGCTGCTTGCGGCGCCGCCACCGGCGCAGGCTTGGGCTCGGCTGCGCGGCGCAGCGCTGCGGCGCGCGTGTTGTAGGCGTAGTGCATCGAATGCGGCACCCAGGGGAGCCTCTTCTCGCCTTCGTCCAGCCACAGCCATGGCATGGCGGCGGCCACCACAGTGGCAAGCTCCCGATCCAGAGCATCCAGGTCTGGCGCGCCGTTCAATCGGGCCTCCCCGTCAGCCGGCCAGTCGGCGGCGCTCTTGATCGCATCCTTGACCAGATAGGCGTAGCTCGCATAGTCGCTATCGAGCAGTGCGGCGAAGTCTTGCGGCTTGAAAGTTGTGCCGTGCGCCTTGGCATAGTCCACCAGGGCGTTCGCCTTGAGCTGACCCGGATTCGTCGGGTAGCCGATGTCTTCCAGGGTCTCCAGCGCAGATACCTCAATGACTTTGCCGTCCCACCTCCGCACCACCGCCGCCTGCGCCTGTCCGATGGACTGCAGGCTCGACGAAATTCCAGGTAGATCGGGGTTCACCGGGAATGGGAACAGCGGCGCAGGCAGCTTGTATCGCGTGGACAGGTAACGAACCGTCGTCACATTCTTGCGATGGGCCGCCACTGCCGGCACGACTGTGCTGAACATCAGCGTCCGGCCGCTTTCGCTGGTGGTCGTGATCTGGTCATCATGGGCAGCGGCCTCAACGCAGGCCTGCTCATACTCTGGCGTGCCGAACATGATGAAGGTCCAGCCCGCCGAAATGGCATCGCTGACCTCCCGGCTGACAACCCGCTCGCCAGGTGTGAGGAGCACGATCTTCGTCGCGCTGGCCAGCACCGCGAGTTGACCCTTGCGGTCTCGCACGAACATGCCCTTGGCGAACATGCGGCCGTCCACCACAGCCGCATCACCAGACCGGACAGCCTCCACCATCTCCAGGGGATACACACCCTCCGTGCCTTTCGCCAGGCGCTCAAAGTCCTTGAGCGCCTCATCGGCCATGCTGCGCGCGGCGGCAACCTCGGACGCCCAGTCGCCGGCCAGCGGCCCATCCGCTTTGGGCTTGGAGTTGTGCTTGAACCGGCTGAGCAGTTCCTCGCGCACCTTGCTGGGCAACTTAGCGCCAGTTGAATGAGCCAGCAGGCTCTCGAAGTCCTGCTTGTATGTCTTGGCGCCCATGCCGTTGAAGTTGTAGCTCACCGTGTAGCTGAACTCGGCCGAGTCATCGAGTTCACGCACCATACCCGCGTACCGCGCGCGCATCTCTGCCAGCCGCGTTTCCAGCTTGATCTGGGCGTTGGCATTCAGTTTGCCGGAGCTGGCACGCTGCGCCATCGCATCAATGGCCTGCTTCAGGTCCCAGGCCGCAACAGCATTCGCGGCGATCCAACTCTCCACCGTCGGGTGCTGTTGAATGAATGCCTGCTGAGACTGCGCCGTCTTGAAGTTGATCACCTGACGCGCTCGGGCGGACTCGGCGCGGGCCAGCTTCTCCTTCAGCTCCGCGCGCTCGCGCACCGCGCGCATGGCTCCCTCATCGCCCACCGCGTTGATCAGGTCGTCGTATTCCTGCGCGGTCAGGCCGCCGGCAATGGCTACGTCGTTGCCGCCCTGTTTGTCCATCACCGCGCCGATCCAGTCCGCCTTTTTGGTGGTCAGGATGCGCTTGTACTCATCGAACGTGCCATCGGCGAAGTAGTGGTAGCGGTTCACTCGGGCAGTGGTGTTGCCCTGGCGCACGCCGCGCCCGTCGCGCTGGATGGTGGAATCCGGCGTCCACCCGATGGTGAGATGGTGAATGGCCTGCGTACCCTTTTGCAGGTTGATGCCCACCTCGGCCTTCTCGTTGGCAATGACGTAGCGGTACCGGTTTTCCTCGCCCTCGGCGTTGAATCCGTCCTGCACGCCCTGGATCTGCTCGGCGTTCTTGATCGTCTGACCGCTGACGTTCACGATAGCGGAGGCAGCCACGCCGGCATGCTTCACCAGGAGCCGCTTGATCTTGTTGTGCAGGGACAGCACGTCGCAGAAGATGAGCTGCTTGACGCGGCCGGTCTGGGAGCGCGGGTTCGCCTCCTCCTTGCGCACGTTCTCCAGAAGCGCGGCCAGCTTCGGGGGGATGGTGCAATCCAGGTCCAGCCCCATCTTGTCGGCGATCTTCTCGAACTCGCCCTGCAGGTTGGTGTCCATCGTGTCGATCACGATGCGGGCGTCCTTCGTGATCTGGGCCTGCACCTTGATGCGCGCCAGCTTGACCTCGTTGTCCCCGTCGCGCACCACCTTGACGCCCACCACGGCCTCGGGCGTCGTCCACGGCCCCGCCAGGGCCCGTGCTTCGATCTTGCCCAGCTTGTTGAACGCTGCCACCACCTGGGCCGCCAGCTCTGCCTGGGCGGCGCCGAACAGGTAGAACGTGGCGCGCTCGTCCAGCTCAGGGTCCGCGATCAGCAAGGTCATCTTGTTGATCAGGTTGAACGGGTGGGCGATCAGCTCGACCGGCTCGCCGAACTTCTCCGACACCCGAGCCAGCGCCGCCAGCTCTTCCTCGGTAGGAGAGCCGTCCGACTTCATGCTCTCGCGGGCGCCTCGATAGGCCAGCTTGTACTCATTGAGCGAAGCCTCGGCGCGGGCGGTCAACTGCACCTTGGTGGTCCACTCCGGCGCTTCCGGCAGACGCAGATCGTCACCACCCTCCTTCACGTCGGCGGCCGTCTTGATCGTCATGACGGTAGCGATGGCGTTGCGCAGCAGGTCCACGTTCTGCAGACCCCGGAAGACGCGATACGGCTTGATACGGCCGTCGATGGTCATCTCGTCGTCGTCTTCGATCTGGCACATCACGTTCATGAACGCGTCCGCGCCGGTCGCGCCCAGGCACAGGTCGTGCACCCGCTGCTCGCCCACGGCCAGGCAGAGCATCGAGTAGATCTCCAGAGGGCTGTTCGTGATGGGCGTGGCCGTCAGACCCAGCACGCCATCGGTCAGCGCGCTCAGGCTGCGGATGTACCAGGCCTTAATCTGGATGTCGAGGCCGCGCTGGGAGGCCTCCGCAACGCTCAGGAATTTGGCGCCGGAGAACTCGACCGTGTTCTTGCTGTTCTTGTACTGGTGCAGCTCATCGCCCACCAGGCTGTCCACGCCCATGTCCTCGAAGAACGGGATGGCCGACGACTTGGCGCCGGTGCCGCTGGTGGCCTCGGAGCGCTTCGAGTCGGCGCGCTCCGACTCGGCGGCCTTTTCGCTGCCGGCGTAGCTCGGGTCCACCGACATCAAGTAGCTGTCATAGGCCTCGACCGTCTCATCCTTCAATGGAATGAGTTTGAAGGCCTCCAAGGTCATGAACACCTTGCTGTGCTTGTTCTCCAGCACGCGATTCAGGTCGCGGGCGTAGTTCGCGGGGTCTACGCTGGCCTTGCCTGTCTTGGGATCCACATCCAGGCCCACAAACAGGCACCCGTCGCCCGATGCGTACACCGGAGGGCGGTATTGAGGGTGGCCCGGTGCGTAGCTGCCCACCATGACCTCTTTGCGCCAGTTGGACAGGGTGGTGTTTGGGACCACAAAGAAGGTCTTTTTCTTGACACCGATGTTCTGGACGTAGAGCACGCTTGCCAGAGCGGTTGCCGTCTTCCCCAGCCCGACATCGAATCCGTTGATCCCGCCGAAACTGCGCGCCTGCTTGCGCACAAAGGCGTTCTGGTAGCCGTGGAGGCTGAAATCTGGGTGGATGCCGTCGATCTTCAGCGGGGAGGTGTCCTCGGTCTCGCGGAAGTACAGCCGCGCCGGGTCGTTCGCCACGGCATTGAGCCGCTCCATGATCAGCGGATTGGACTTGACCCACTGGTCGAACTGGGCGTTCGCCTGAGCGGTCATCTCCTTGAGCATGGCCCGGCGCTGCGCGTCCAGGCCTGGGTCTTTGGCGGCCTCTTCCTCCTTGGTTCGGGTCGAAAGGTTGCCCTTCTTCAGGTACTCGGCGAACCGCTTGAGCTGGCGCTCCCGCTCGGTCTTGGGATTGATGTCCGCGATGATGACCTTGTTGCCCTCGTCATCGAACGCCACCACGAACGACGGGTGCATGAAGCGGCGCAGGAACTCGGCGCGCTCCTCAATGGTCGTGTACGGCGAGAACAGGTTGAACCGGAGCCCGCCGGGGTCCACCTTGGCGATGCGCTCGCTGGCCAGCAGCTTCTGGCGCAGCAGCTTGTCGCGCACGGCGCCAGAGGCCGCCGCGATCTCTGCATCAATGCGCTGCAGGAACTGGGCAAGGTTGCCGGTGTAGTAGTCGTCGGCCTTCGTGGCGCTCCTGCCGTCGGCGCTGATGCACCAGTCGTCAGTCGCTAGGGGGTCAAACTGCTCCCCATAGATTCCCTTGAGCGTGGGGATGTCGATGGTGATCCCCTGCGTGGCGTACTTCACCGCCTCAACCTGGGCGTGCTCGTCGCGGTCCTTCATCGCCACCTCGGCCGCGCCGGCGCCGCGCCATAGCGCCGAGAAGCCTGCTTTGCGGTCATAGACGATGCCGACCTTCTGGAGCCCCGCCTTACTCTGGCGCGAGAACCCTGCCGGCGCCTTGCGCGCCGTGGTGGCCCCGGCCTGGAGCGCCTCGGACACCGCCGGGTATTCCTCCAGGTAGTTGAATCCCGCTTCCTCTCCGTGCTGCTGCATGACCTCCACGGCCGCGAGCCCCGCCGCCAGCGTTGTCCAGTAGCGCGCCCGGTCGCCGGCGTCCAGCTCGATCAGGTCGCGGTGCGCGCCGCGCAGCCACAGCGGCAGGTCCATGTCCATGGAACGCTCGCGCAGGTGCAGCACGTAGTCGTTGGCCTGAGTCCAGTCCACCTTGTTCGTCACCGCTACCGTCGCGGAGGTCAGCGACTGGCCCAGTGCGTCAAAGCGGTCATCATCCGGCGCGCGCCCGAGCGACACCCACACGCCGCCGCGCATCTCCAGTGTCTGCCCGGCCATGGTGATCGTGTCGCCTTCGTTGTAGCTGATGGGCTCCGTTTCGGTGGCCGCCAGCAGCTTCCAGTCGATGCGCGAGTCGGGCAGCTTGGTGAGCAGCTTCGCGATATTGGGGATGGACTGGTCGCTGACCACGCGGTCCACGTCGCGAAACTTGGTCGAGTCCTTGGGGACAAACTCTCCCAGGATGAAGCGCTTGCCCTCGCCGGCGAAGTACATGCCACCGATGAACTCGGTCCACTGCACGCGCGACTCCACCAGCAGGGCCGGGTTCTGCTCGCGCAGCTCCTCGATCTTGCGCAGGGCGTCGCGGCTGAACTTGCGCAGCACGATCACGTCGGTGATGGTGTCTGCATCGGCTGTGCCAAACACGCTGTTCGGCAACCGGTAGGCGCCCCGGAACTCGGCCATGTAGCTCATGGCAATGCGCAACTGCTCTTCACGGCCGCCCTTGGCGCTCACCACGCGCGGCGGCACGATGAATGCCGCAAGGCCGCCGGGCTTGAGCTTCTCCAGCGAGCGCAGGATGAAATAGGTCTCCAGCGGCTGGTCCTGATACTTCGGGTCGATCTTGCGGTTGCTGCCACGGTCGTGCACACCGCCGAATGGCACGTTCGTGATCACCGCGTCCCAAATCTCGTCCGGCGTGCGGCTGGCCACCGCCTCGAAGGGACTGACGGTCACGCTGTGGCCTGGGCCGCCGTTCACGAGCTGGTTGACCCGGCCGGAGGTCTCGTTCAGCTCCACCGCCTCAATGGCCGCATCCGGCGGCGCAGTGGCGCCGAAGATGCCCACGCCGGCGCACGGGTCGCCGACCTTGCCGCCCTTGAAGCCCATGGCGCGCACCAGGTCCCATATCCCGGATGCGATGGGCTTTGGGGTGTAGTACTCGTAGGCACTGCCCTTCTTGCCGTCCTCGCCCACCAGGTTGCCGCCGGTGCCGCTGTAGCGCGCCAGGATCTGCTTCTGTTCGGCAGTGATGGGGGCGGCAGGATCCTGAGCCGTCAGATCGCGCAGCAGGGCCATCGCCTGAGCGTTGTCCCTCTTGCGCTGGCTGTGCTTGCGGTTCGGGTCGAAGTCGTAGAACTGGGCCGTAACGACGCGCGGCTCGGCGACGGGCTCGGGGCCGCCCTCTAGGTCGAAGGCATCGCGCTCGCGCTTCTTGACTGACAGGTCCGCGCCCAGCTTCCCGAGTACCGTCACCATCTTGGCAGCGATGCGTGCCGCGCTGAGGGCCGCCATAGGCGCGGTGGGCACCAATGCGGCCTTCTGGCGCACCAAGCCCATCAGCTCGGCGGTGAGCCTCATGCGGGCGATTGGGTTGAGTTTTTCTTGTGTATCGCCCGCTGCGGATTCCATGTGTGACCTCTATGTGTTGAGGTCGATTCTCAAAAGGCAAACGCCCCGCAAAGGGGGCGTTTTTCCCGTCGCAAGCGCCCGCAGGCGCCGCGCATTTAGTGCGCCTGCTGGGTGGTCAGTTTGGTGGTGTAGACGCCGCCCGAGGTGGGCGTGTCGGTGCCTGCGCCAGCCAGCACACCCCACAGCGACGTGGACTCGGCGGCCAACTTCACGATCTTGCCCTTCAGGTCGGCGTTCTCGGCATACTGGGTCGCGCCCAGGTCGGCGGGCGTGCCGATCAGGACAGAGCCCAGATACTTGGTGCGGTCAGCGGCTTCCAGGTCGAAAGCGGCGTTGTCCAGCTTGGCAGCGGGCGCAGCGTTGTACAGGTGCAGCGTGAAGTTGCCCATGCCGGTGTTGGCAGCCTGGGCCACCATCAAGTCCACAGCGGCGATGCGCACCGCGCCGCCCTTGGGCCCGATCTCGGTGAATTCCATGATCGCGTCGCCGGCGTTCCCGGGCGTCGATGCATCGGCGCGGCCGATCATGTCACCGGCGGCGTAAGCGGTGGTGTTGGTGGGGCGGGTCATCGCCACGGCGGCCTGAAAGACCGCAGAGTTGGCGATGGCCGCCGGTGCGGCGCGGGTGGTCCCCGTGGTGTTCTTGCTGCTCTTGAAAGTAAGTTCGGTCTTGACGACTGCCATGGCGCTCTCCGAGGGAGTAGTTGAATGAGGCCTTCATTCTGTGAAGCCCCGGACCATCGCCGCGCCCAGCTTTTCCCGTTTGCGGTGAGTGCCTTAAGTCTTTGAAATCACACGCAAAATCACCACATTGATGAATTCGGAACCGTCCGCTACAATTGCGTCCAAGGTCGGCTCGCTGGCCCCGGCATCCCCATCCTCCCGAGTTTGAAACTTGGGGTAAGCGGTGGGGATGTTTCTTTTGTGCCAGGACTCGTGCATGTCGTGGTTCAAGCTGTAGACCAGCGCCCCAGACTTTTCCTCGCCCACGTTCACCCCCATCTCGACGACATAGCCAGGCAAAGCCACGATGCCGCTGAAGAAGTGGAACGCCACGAACCGGCCGGCGTCCTTGTAGGGCTCGCTGCGCCCGTGATATTTCCCACGTTCCAGCACCACGGGCACGGCCGGGAGCAGCCGCAGCTTCAGCAGGTCCTGCGTCGCGCCGTGGCGAATCTTTTCCCACGTGGCGCCCGACACCTTCACCGGTCCAATGGGGCTCACCAGGGCGCGGCCCTGCAGGTGTTGCTGGAACCATAGACGGCCTTGCGCGCGCGCCTCTTTGGGGTCCGTGGCGGTGATCACCTCCGTGTCGCCAAGCTGCGCAAGCGCGGCAGAAGGGTCTGTCGCCACGCCCAGCAGGCCGCGCAGCTCCATGATCTCGCTGGCCAGCCGCAGGCGCTCCAGGGCTGCGCCCGGAGCCAGGCCCTGCACTGACTGGATGAGCGCGCTCAATTGCTGCACCAAGGCAGCGCGGGTCATCGGCTCCATGGCGCTCAGCTCGCGAGAGCTGCTCTGGCCGCCTGGGTGGCCGCGTCCGAATAGGCCTGCGCCGCGCGCTCCAGCAGCGCCATCATCTCCGCGTCGCCTTCGTACTTCGTGAACATCGGCTCAATGCGCTCCAGAATTCCGTCTTCCAGCAGGTCGGCCTTGCCGTTGATCATGTTCTGCAGGTAGGCCTCGTCGGTCTTGCGCTCAGTCACTTTGGCATCCTCCCTGGCCGGTTCATCCATCACGGTTGGCGTGGCCGCGCCCGCACCCAACTCGGCGGCCAGTTCGTCAGCAGACATATCCACCGGCTTCGCCTCTGTGACGACAAAGCCCGCCGCGCGAAGTTGGGCGATGACGCTCTCGGTATGTGCGGCCAGAACCTTGCCGCTCTCCGAGCCGGGGGTTGCATTCATGATGGCCCAGGCTTTCTCACCTGCCTTGGAATCAGGCAGGAAGGTTGTGAACATGCCATCGGTGCGATAGGAAATGTCCCCGGCGGGCCCAACGTCGGGCTGAGCTTCAGACGCCGAAGCAGTGCCCTTGATTTCATCGAGCGTCTTCGGTTCCCAGTGCAGATCCAGTTCCACGCCGTTCTGCACCAGCTCCACGATGGAGATATAGCCCGACTCGGGGTAGCCGCCGCCCAGGTCGGCCAGGCCAAATGCCTGGACCTGCTCCCGCTCGCGGTCGCGCTCGGTGATGTACCAGTCGGCACCGCCCCGGAAGTAGTGCAACCGTGCCAGTGCCTTGCCGCCCTGTCCGTCCGTGTCGTAGGTCTTGGGCATGGCCTCAATGTTCCTGGCCATCTCCACCATCTTGTCGTAGAAGAACTGGGCCTCCTCACCGGCCATGCCCGCCTCGATGGCTTTGCGCTGGCCGCGCGGCATGTAGTCGGCGATCTGCCGCAGCGCGGCGCGCCCCTCAGCTTCCGTGGCCTTGGGCTTCTCAGGGGGATCCACCACAGGGGCCGCTGCCGGCGGGTCAGCAGGGGGTACGCCGGCGCCACCGACCGTCGTGTTCTCCACCAGCCAGTCCACCATCTCGCCCGCATCGTCGTCGCTCCACATGGGGGTGCGGCGCTCACCGTCCACCGGGGATACGAACGTGACGCGCTGGTTGCCGCTGGCGCCGACATAGACCATGGCCTTGCCGTCGCCGCCGATGAGTGCCCGGCCGATCACCTCGCCCGCGCGACGGATCGTCCCGACGATCATCTGGTACTGTTCGCCGCCGGTGTGCGGGTTGGCGTCATCGAAGATTCCGCTGGTGTCGCCCTTCTTCAGCACCTCAATGGCGCGCCGGAACTGCTCCGCGTTGCGGCGCTCCAGGTCAGCCTGCTCGATGTCCCCGCGCTCACGGTTGATGGGCTCGTTGGTCACCACCACGTCCAGGGCGACCTCCAGTTGCGCGATGGCCGCCGACACATCACCCGCGAAGTCCAGCACCGCGTCGGCTGGCAGCAGCGGCTGCGCCAGCGCTTTCACCGCATCGAGGAACGGCTGGTTGTCAATGTGCGGATAGAGCGCCTTCATCTTCGGATGGCGCAGCAGGTTGCGCGATCCGCTGTGGCGAATGCGCTTCGACAGGTAGTCGTTGATCAGGCGCGCGTCATGCGCGAAATCAGCGTAGTCATCCTCCTGCTGCGCCGTCAGGGTGGTGCCGCCCTTGCGGTTCACCGCGATGTCAATCAGCTCGCCCAGGATGCGCTGGGCGTCGGCCTTGGTCATGGTCGAGCGCGCCCAGCCGCTGGTGGTGTCAATCGCCAGCTCTTTGTCCGAGCGAATGAAGTCCCTGAAGTACTTCACCAGCTTCGCGGTCGCGGCGATGGCGTCCTTTGACTGGTTCAGGTACGCGCCGTCGGCGTCATCGAACAGCGGCATGGACGCATCGTCGCCATCAACAGGCACGCCATCCAGCACCGTCATCGTCACGTCCCAGCCCACCGTGAGACCCAGTTCCTTCGCGCGTTGGTCAATGGTCCTCGCTGACACGAACGGGCTGTAGCTGGACTCGCCCAGGCTGTGGAACACGTCTTCCTTGAACGCGGGCGTGGCGTCGGCAAACCGGTAGGCGGCATCCACTGCCGCCAGCGCGTCGGCCGCTGAATCGGGCGCCACGGCGGTCGGCTCGGGCTGGGCGGTTTCAGCCGGAAGCGAAATCATCGCCTTGCGCGCGCGCGCCAGCATGTCCGACCCGTTCTTTCCACGCAGAGGCATGAGCACACCCACCAGCTTGCCATGGTGGCGCACTCCCACCGAAACCTCGGGGCCTTCCGCAAAGAACTCGCAGCCCTTGTAGGTCTTGACGAAATAGGCCACGTACTTCGATTCCAGCCACACCCAGACGCTGCCATTTTCATTCGACAGCACCAGCGACTCGCGAGGGATGTACTCAATGGCGCGGCCCTGCTTGGCCTTGCGGTTGTCAACCACTCGCTCTTCGTAGTCGTAATGCGAGATGGGCTCCACCTTGGTGCCGCGACCCTTTGCAGCGGCCTCGATCTTCGCCACTGCCGCCTCGGGTACCCGGCGAATTAATGCGCTGCCGGTGTCCACAAAGTACTTGGCGATGGCGTTCTGCACCAGCGTCGGGCGCTGGGTGAAGTCCATCAGGTGTCCGTTGGACCAACCCGGCAAGATCTCATTGCCATCCGCGCCGCCCGTGGGCAAGATCAGCGTGTTGCTCTTGTTCAGCCCAAGCTGGACGGCCGTCGGCATCTTGAGGCGGCTCATGTCGAACGGCTTGTAGTTGGCCTGCTGCTCCGCCTCAGCCACGGCGCGGGCCGCGCGGTCTACGTCGGCCTTGGTCCACAGCGCGATGGACACTGATCCGTTGTCGGTAGACAGGTGCGCCAGCGGATTCTGATCCTTCAATGAAAAATCCGCCATGTTGCGGCTCAGGGTGCGAACCTCGGCGCCGGCCGCAGCAGCAGCCTCAATCTCCGCGTCCGTAGGGCTCGCGGGCCGCCCACCGTCGCTGGGCTCGGGGAATTCCAGGTTACCGGCGGCAATGGCTGCATCGGCGGCGGCCTGGGCTTCGGCCTCGGTCGGATAAGAGGGGCTGATTGGATTGCCGTTTGACGCGTGAGCAACTCGCGACCGCCCGTCGTCGTTCACCACCACAAGGGCAGGACCAACCTCGGCATTCAACAGCGCAGCCAGGTCAACGGGGCTGGATTCAAGGTCATCGACCATGCCATCGCGCCCGTATGTGGCCGTGCGACTCGTATTGCCCGTGACGTAAAAGCGCGTCCCAGTCGCGTTACCACCTTGATCACGTGCCACATGGATTTCCAGCTTGGCACCCGCCTTCATCAGAGGCATGCTCGCAGTATCGGAACTCCAGCCCAGTCCACGCAGCGCGGCCTTCACTGCTTCCACGCGAGACTCGACCATCGCGCCCCGCTCTTCTGCATTGTTCACATCTGCCGACGCTGACCCAACCGGCTTCGCCATGTCGCCCACCATGTTGTTCAGCGTGCCGGCCAGAGCGGCCGCCTTCTCGGTCAGGTTGTCCGGCACGCGCTCAACGCCATTGAGCACCCAGGTGACGGCCACCACGTTCGCGCCGGCGCCGACCTGGCGCACCTCCTGGGTGATGCCGTAGACGCTCCCCGCGAAGGCCTTGGACAGCGACACCCCGGAGCCCTTCCAATCCATCTCGCGCAGGGCATTGCGCACGTTCACCATGCGCTGCTGAAGCGCTGAATCAAGGGCGTCTTGCCACTTCAACACCAGCTTGTCATCGGCCACCACGGCGGCATAACCCCCATCGTCGGCGACGGCGGCGATGATGTCGGCGGCCATGCCGCACTCCGCCAGCACGGCGTCGCGGGCGGCGTTGCCCTCCACGGGCGCCGATTGGGCCGGGGGCTCGGCGGGCGCAGCCACTGCGGCCGGCGTCTCGACTTTCGCAGGCTCCACCCGATCCACGGTCCTCGCGCCCTCGGGCCCCGCCTCGGACACTGCCACCGCATAGCCGGCGGCCGTGAGGCGCTTCATGTGCTCCTGCAGCGTCCAGGCCGGGATGCCGACCATCGCCACGGGGCTGTACTTGCCCGCGCCGCGCCGGGTCAGCGTGAGATCCAGCACCTTTGCCACGAGCGCCGCGCTCTCGCCCAGCACCTCGTAGAAGTCCCCCATTCGGTACAGCAGCACGGCCTCGGGGTTTTGGGCCTTCAGGCGCAGGTACTCCAGCTCAAACGGCGACTTCGGCGTGATGGAGGGCTCGGCCGCCACCTTGGCGATCTCGATCTGGCGGGTAAGGTCAGCCAGCTCGGATTCCAGGCCGGCGATCTCGGTCTTGATGGCCTCGACCTGGGCGACGCGCTCCGCCGTCTTGGCGTTGGCGCGCAGAAAGGCAGCGCTGTTGCGCTCCACCAGGCGCATGATGCGGCGCGCGACCTCGCGGATGTTCAGCTCCTGGCCGCGTTCGGGCGCGACCACGATGGTCACGTCCTTCTTGTTGAGCATCCACTTCCAGGAGATCAGCTCGTCCATGGGCGTGAGCTTGGCCGGCGTGGTGTCGGGGTTGTGGAACCAGATGGAGATGGTCTGACCGTCGGTCATCTGGAACAGCACCATGACCTGCAGCACCCCGCGCGCGCGCACGGGGTCGCTGATCGTGACCTCCGTCGGCTTCACCTTGTCGCCGGCCGCCTCCATGACCTTCTTGAGCAGGTCCATCTTGATCGTCATGCGGCTGACCTGCACCACCAGGGCGTCCAGCACCGCCACGCTCTCGATGTCCGGGTCGCCCATGAGGTCCGTCATGGTGACGGCATCGAACATCAGGCCGGCGGCCCCATCCTCGCGGTGCAGGTCATACAGCAGGCGGTGCATCGGCACTCCGACCGGGTTCGCGTCCTCGTCCCATTGAACGATGTTGTCCATGACGGCAGTTCCTTCTTGTGGCAGGTTTTCAATGTTGAAGCGCACGGTGCAGTCGCCGTAGCGCAGCCACCACTTCAGTTGATCGGGGGTGCAGGCAACAATGGACCCCAGCCCATTCCACCCACGGTCATAGGAGCCCAGGTACGCGGCGCGGGCCTGCTCCTCGGTCATGAAGCCAGCCATGACCTTGTGTTCGTCGAACTCGCCGTCAGCGCGGCGTTGGTTGATGACCCACACACGGCGCGACTCTGGGAACGGTCCCACAAAGATGTCCACCGGGTCGCCATCGGCGCCGCGCGAGCCCACGATGTCCCCGTAGTGCGCGGCCATGCGGTTGCTCCAACGCGTGCCATCGGGCGCGGTGCCGCTGCGGTACGTGCCGTATGCGTTCTCGATCTTGATCACCAGCCCCAGGACCCGGACGGGCGGGCTCTTCTTGTAATTGTTGGCCAGAGCCTGCGCGTCGGTGGGCGGGCGGCGGAGGTTGTACCCGCTCGCGGCCTCATGCGCGGCGCCCATCAAATGGGCAAAGGTGTCATCGAGGATGGCGCGGGCGGGGTGTTGCACGGTCGTCTGTGGGTAAGTTACCCCGACGATTGTTTTCCCCACCCCCCTGCCGGCTGCTGGCCGTTTTCCCCTTTACACCTCGGGGACGAAGGGCTCCAGGTGGTGCAGGTCGTCGCGCGGGTTCAAGGCCAGCTTGCGCACATAAGGGGGGATGTTCACGTTGCTCAGCACGCTGACCACCTCGTAGACCAAGGCCGTGCCCAGACCCGGCGTGATGATCACCAGGTCGCTGGAATCCGCGATGAAGTGCCCTTCCTGACCTGGCCCGGCGGTGGACTCGATCTGGGCCTCTTGCGTGGCGGGCTGCAGCACACCATCGTCGCGCTCATTCATGTCATTGGGCTGATGCACGCCGCAGAACAGGCAGAAGCCCGGCCCGCGCTCAACGTAGTTGAACTCCGCCTCGTCTTCACTGCGCAGCACACCCATGCCCCCAAGGGTCGGGCTGCCGCCCATCTCGCTGGGCTGACCGGTCTCCGGGTCGGCCTCCACCCGCGTCACCACCTTGCGCCAGACTGAGCACGGCATGGTGTTGGGATGGCGCAGCACCACCTGGCGGGTGGCTGCGGAAACGGCGGTTGGGACGGTGTTCAGCATGATGACCTCAGCTCCTCAGTATGCGTCAGCCCAGCTTCGCCAACATGGTCTGCAACTGCTTCGGCGACAGCACGCCCATGGCGGCCAGGGTCTTGGCCTTTTGCACAAACTGCTTCTTGGCCGACTCCACGCTGCGTGGCGTCACCTTTCCCGCCGGCGCGGCGCGGGCGCGCTCCACCACGGCCGCGACGGCGCGCGCCTGAGCCAGCCGCTGGCGCTTCTCGCTGGTGGTTTCCACCTTGCTGCGCTTCCAGGTTTCCTGCGCGCGCTGCTGTTCGGCAATCTGCTCGGCTTGCTTCTTTGAAAGAACCTTTGGCCGTTTGTCCAGGTTCTCACGGGCGTTCTCGATCATTCGCGCAATCTGCTGCTTGATGATCGGCATCGAGAGTTGCTGCATCACGCGCAGGATGTGCTTGCAGGCGACCCCGCGCAGGTTCGGATTGCGGATCTTCGGAAAGCCCGTCTCATCCCGGCCTGAGTTGTACTTTCCCACCGTGGCGATGTAGCGGTACCAGTAGGTGTGCCGGCCGCAGTCGCAGTCGAACTTCAGCGCGCCGGACACCACCGGTTTCACCAGGTCCGCCGCCGGCCCAGGGCTGGACACGGCCGCGCTGAAGGTCAGGAACTCCACGTGCACGTGGTGCCGCGCCACGTCGCTCTTCGGGCCGGCGTTGGTGATGAAGTGCACCCGCCCGCCGATGGACTGCATGGGCACGGCTGTCTTGATCTCGCGGTTCGCTCGCTCGCGGTCTTCAGGCAGCGACAGGTCGATGATGGCCTTGGCGGTGATGCCCCCGCGAAACCGCTTGCCCAGGAGCTGGACGTTCTGGCGGAAGGTCCGCAGGTCTTCGTGCGTGATGGCGTGCAGATGCCCGCCCATCGTGGTGGTCAGCAGACGGCCCGCGTCGTACTCGCCACCCACCTCGGTGGGGTTCAGGATGCGCGCGGCGCGCTGGCGGTTGGCAAGCTCACCAAGGTAGCGGCCGGCCGCCTCGCGGTTCGCGCCCCGGTAGTTCGTCAGCACCCGCGCCAGCGGATTAGAGGAAGGTTTGCTTGCCATAGCCCGCCTGCTGCTTCATCACCCTGAGCTGCGCCTCGGTCGGCAGGACCAACAGACGCTCGGATAGCTCCAGCTCAGGGCTGTCCAGGCCAGCCGCAGCCTGCACTACCAGCGACTCGGTACGCCGGCCGTAGACCCGCTGCGACACCAGGGTGAGGTCAAAGCGTTCATCGGGCAGGGTCTGGTAGCGCACGGCGTCGCTCCAGGCCGTCGCGCGCAGGGAGAAGTCGCGCACGGCTTTGAACAGCAGGTTCCTGGCAAAGACCTCGATGGCCATCGTGTGTGCGCTCAAGCGGTCACGAGCATGTCCAGACGGGGCGTCCAGAGCTGGCGGCTGCGGCACACCGCGCCCAAGGTGTTCGGCGTGAACCGCCACGACTCGGCAAGGCCCAGCGAGGCTCCGAAGGCCGCGCTGCAGTTGAACCGGCCTTCGCCAGGGTCCATGGGGTCCAGGATGAACCGCAGGTTGCCAGGCAGGTCGTACTTCGTCTTTCGATCTGCGTGAAACTGAAACCACTCGCGGCTGGCCGCCTCCAGCCAGAACGGTAGCGGGAACAGGTCCCAGTTCCCGTTGCTGAAGTCAATGTCCTTGAACCTGACCCCGCCGTCGATCAGGCTGCTGGAGCCGGCCGCGCCATCGGAGAACACCGCTTCACAGTGGCTGTACGGGCCGTTGTCCCAGAAGCGCACCGCCTTGTTGAACAGGCCTTGCACCCCGGGCCGGGTGCCGGTGTAGAAGGCGCCGTAGAAGCCCCTGGGCAGGCCATCGGGCAGCTTACGCGTCATAGCGCTCGCCCGGCAGGATGTCGGGGTTCAGGATCGCTGCGCGCTCCTCCAGCGAGAGTCGGAATGCAGCCGGGATGCCGGGCTGCAACAGCAAGCCGGTGAAGTTTGCCGCCTCGGTCAGCGCCAGGTCCACAAACGCCGAGGCGTTGATGCGGTTCAGGCCCGTGGTGATCAGGAGCTGCAGTGCCGTGCGCTCCTCGTCATCCTCCACCAACGTGGCGGCATAGCTGTCCTTGCTCAGGAACAGCGTCATTGCGTCGTACTTGGTCGAGATGCCGTCGGCGGTCTTGGGGAAGCGATTCTGGAAGGCTCGCTTGGTGAGGGGGAGCGACGCGGGCGCAGCGCCCACGATCTGCAGCTCCATGCCAACGCGGCCCTCAACCCATCGTTGCCCGTCCAGCAGCACAGCCGCCCCGCCCTGCTGGAGCGTCGAATACTCGAACTCAACGCCGGCCTGATTGCGAAGGGTAGGCATCAGAAGCCTCCCAGGGCGACGACGCGGCTGTTGATCCAGCCCTTTTGGCCGGGCGGATCATTCGCGGATTGGTCAAAGCTCTTGGCGGTGCTGCCATAGGTCGTGGCGTGCACGCCTTTGGTCTTGATCATCAGGGGCTGGCCGACGCTGGCGGTGTCGTTCGACACACCCAGCAGGATTGTGGGGCGCAGCTTGACCACGAGCACAGCCGTGCCTGTTGCCGAGCCTGGGCCCGCCGCTCCGCCTGTAGCGCTGTCGTGACAGAAGTACCCGCCCTTGATGAACTTGAACTTCGCGTTGCCCAGGGTCACCGCGTTCAGGTACGTCTGTACGAACGTCTTGTCGAGGCGGAACGAGTTGATCTGGCCGTTGCCGATGACATGGATGATGTTGAGCGACGGCTCGATCCCGATAGACAAGTCAGTAGCCGACACGGAGAGGGAAGTGCCGCTGAAGCACGGTGCGGTGTCGACGACGCCAGCGTTGCTGATGGTGAACAGTGCCAGGTCAGCCGATCCGCCGACACCAGCCGTGCAGCCCCCATACACCACATCATCGACCACCATGCAGGCCGACAGCACGCCACTATCGCCTCCATTGAAGTTAAGGATGGAGGATACCGTGTTCGAGCCGCCACCATTTTGAATCCAGGCGAGCTTGAACTCATAGCCAGCACCCGGTACGCAGACGAGCGCCAACCCAGTAGATAGCCGCAAGAGCTTCGCTGGACGGTTATTGGTGTTCGTGGTGAGCTGCTTCGGATAGGTCGCCTTCGCCACGCCCACCGAGCTGGTGTACAGGATGTTCCACGGGCCGGGCGTCGTGTCCGATCCGACGATCACAAAGTCGCCGTCGGTATCAGCCAGTAGCTTGAAGCGGGCGCCGCCTGCTGATGCGACCGCGCTCAAGGTAGCCTGAGCCTTCACGATGGATCCGTCATCACCCACAACACCATAGGAGCCAGCGTTGGAGACCAGGGAGGCCACCCAGCAGATCGGGCCGCCCACGTCCCCGGACCGGGCCACACGCAGCTCGCCCACGGTCTGCGAACCGTAGGTCCAGAGCGTCACCACGACACCACGAACGGTCCCGTCGGAATTGAACCTCAGCAGTTGCACGCCCGTGGGGTTCTGGTAGACGAACATCCAGCCGCCGTCGCTGATGGCCAGGGGCGCGTAGTTGGTGCGCGAGTAGCACCGGGTGTTGTACAGCTTTCGCTGGTCGTCGTTCAGCTCGTCCTGCATGGCCAGCGACAAGGACTCGATGGAGATCGCATTGCTCGTCACCGAGCCTGTCGCGCTCACAAAGCTGATCGTGTCGGTTGCCACCATCAGGAAGCCGCCGTTGTTGGTCTCCTGAAGGTAATAGACGTTGGAGCCCACAGACGCGCCCGCCAGAACGGTCAGCGTGGGGCCCAGGAGGCGCCAGTAGCCGGTCGAACCCTTGCGGTAGCCCAATGCGATGTTCCCGTTGCTCAGAACGGTCGCGCAGATGTTGCCCATCGTGGCCGCTTGCACACCCTCAATGACGTTGCGCGCCAGCAGCCCGCCAGCCGAGCTGTACCGGGAGGCGATCAGCTTGTAGTTCGTGGCGTCGTTGGAAGCGGCAAACACCACAAAATCGCCGTCCGGCATGTCCAGGCGGAGGCCGCTGCAGGCGTCCGGGCTCGCTTGATCGGTGGCGAACAGGGCCGTCGCCGGCCCGGCCGTCAGGGCTGCGCTGGAAATCATGCCGTTCAGGTTGCAGGTCACGAACTGCTTGGTGTCGAGAAACACCAGGTCTTGAGGCACGAACTGCTCGTCCGCCGTGACAGTGACCTCGCCGTGCTCGGGGTTCTTGACTACCGCCCCGCCGTTGTCAATGAGTCGCATGCTCAGCCCTCCCCGTGGACAGGATCACCAATGAACCCGCGCGCGTGCGCGGTTACCGCGCGGTCACTCCAGACCGCCAGTGTTTCGGCCGTGGCCCCGTGGACGTTGCCGATGGGCTCGCCGGTGAGCCGATACAGCCCACCACCACCCACCAGCTTGTCAACCGGCGCGTCAATCTGGTCCTGCGGGGCATAGTCCGCCACGTTGGCCGAGTCGATAAGCGCCACCTTGATCTGGGCACCGAGGCCGGTCTGGTTGATCACCGTGAGGTTGAAGGTCCCGCACTTGCCCACCGCGCAGGTGAACAGCGGATTCCACTGGTTGGGGATGACGACGATGGCGCCGAGGCGTCCTGATGGCATGGTGTGTCCTTACTGCTGGCCCAGGTAGAGCTGGCGATGTCGAGGAATGAGGTATTGGGGATGCGGGTTAGCGGCTGCCTCATGGGCAGCCACGAGCTGGGCCGCGTGTGACAGGTTCGCGTCGATGACCACGGTCACAGAGCCGTAGGGAACGCGCACGAGCTGGAGCTTGAAGGTCGCCAGGTAGTCCAGCATGTTGCGCTGGGCGAAGGCCGTGGCCTGGGCCCAGAGCGCGAACAGCACGCCCCCGGCGTTCGGATTGCCCGCCCAAAAGCCCACCTCTGTCACGCTGTAGGGGTTCGGCGAGCCCGTCCAGGCCGGCGCGAACACGTCAATGCGCATCATGGCCGACGGCAGCACATAGCCTGCCGAGATCGCGTGCAGCTCTTTCGGAGCCACCAGGGCCACGCGGTCATAGTCCGGCGAGCCGTCCGCAGTGTTCAGCGTGTAGGCGGAAGTGCCAAATTGCACATGGGTAATCGCCAGGTCCAGCCCCGCGCCATCCGCCGCGATGGCGGCGGCGAGTCCGGCGTTCGTGATGATGGGCGCGATGGGGGTGGGCATGCGACGATTCTGGAAGCCGTCCCCGTCGCGTCAGCCGGGCTTTTTCCCGCTCAGATCGGGGTCAGATCGTGGTCAGCCCGTTCAGCTCCGCCATGAAATCGACCGTGCGCTGATAGCCCCGCTGGCGGCCGGCGAACAGGCAGGCGGCCAGCACCGCCACCTGGGCATTGCTCGCGTCCGGATGGATCTTGAACTTGATCCCACCTTCGTCCATTCCATCCCGCTCGATGCGGGAATCCGGGTTGGCGCGTGCCGCGTCGCCCTGGAGGTTCAGCAGCTTGAGCGCCTGGAGGTCGTAGAACGCCAGAATGGCGTCGCGGGTCTCCTCTTCGATGAACAGCCCATCAAACGCCGCATCCCGCTGCTGGTTCGTTATTTTGAGGAACCCGTCGCGCGGGCCGCCCTCGTACTCCTTGGCAATCTTGACGATGGCCAGCACATCCGTGCCCGGGTCATAGGCGCCGTACAGGGTAGCGGGCTCGCCCGCGTAGCCAGCGATATTGATCCGCATCAGAACGGTCTGCCCCATCAGAACTCTCCCACCTGCTGAACATCCGGCACGACTCCCGGCGGGATGTCATCGGGGTCCGGCTTGACATCCGGCCACGCATAGATGTCCGCCTGCTGCACCACCAGGTAGCCGTCCGGATCATCCACCGTGCCTGAGCCCTGTCCGTCACCCTCCACGTCCCCGGCTCGTGGGTGGGTGAGCATGGGCACCGTGGCCCGCAAGTTGAAGTCCACCGTAAGCACCGTGAGGTTCTTCTGCTCGCCGGGCATGTTGATGCCCGACACCTCCGGCATTTCCACCGACACCGGCCAGGCCGTGTCGATGCCCGCGAGGGGGAAGCTGGAATAGAACCGGCGCCTCTCCGTGGCAGAGGCATAGAGCTGCAACTGCATGGCGATGGACCGCGCCGTGGCCTCGTCGGCCGCCGCCACGGCAACCTGCACCCGCACCTCGGAGACCACGGCGCGCATCTTGAACACGCGTTCCTTGGGGTCCCCTGGGATCATCACATCCATGGGATCGGCGGCCTGGCGCGTGTAGTCGGGCTGGGCCGGCATGTAGTCCTTGGAGGCGGCTGCGATCATGATCGGCAGATAAGGCGTGGCGCGCGCGGCCTGGGAGGTGTCGTTCTTTCGCCAGCTCGCAAGCATGTCCTCCACCTGATCCACCATGCGCCCGGGCGCCCACACCGCCGACTTGGCGAAGGGGCGCGCGGCGTACTCGGCCATGGCCGGGGTGTCTGCGATCAGCATCCCGTGGAAGGCCTGCAGGTACCGCCCGAAAGCGGCCTTGATCGGGTCCGTGAAGTTCGCCATGGTCAGCGGCGAAAGTTGTACTTGCGTTCAGCGAACTCGGACTCGGCCGTGCGCGGAACCGGCGGATCCGGCAAACGATCCAACCGCACCAAGTCCATGTCCCTGAACTTGGTCCACTGGTCCAGATCGGCGGCCAGCACGAGCGTGGGCGCGACACGCACGTCTTCTGTGATCAGCCCATCGAGCACAGCCGTGCGGCTCTTGCCGCTGGCGCTGGCCAGGCGCTCCACCAGCAAGTCGCGTTCATTGGAGATCCGCTCCAGCGTGTCCAGGGCGCGCTCGTGCTGGGCGTGCAGGCTGTCGAAAAGCTGCACCATCTCAGCCTGCTCGACAGCCGCGTGCTCGATCACCTGATCCAGCAGCGCAGCCATCTCCGGGCCAATGCTGTCCAGCACCAGCTTGTGGCCCCGGTTCGTGCTGTAGTTCGGCTCGTACACGTAGTCGAAGCCATGGAAGGCGCGCGGGATGTACGGCGTGGTGTTGGGCACGGCGTCAATCGCGCTGGAAAAGCCGCCGGCCTTGGACTTGTAGAGGCCCTCGGCGATGTGCCCGGCCTCGGTGTCCAGGAACTCCTCGCGGTGAGTGATGGTGCCGTCCGGCGTGGCGCTCAGCTCCACGGTGCGCACGGCCATGGGCAGGGACACGGCCTTGCCCGACTCCTTGTCGATGCCGCCCTCAACGGTCGCCATGCCGAATTTCACGCGCGGCCAGTGGCCGAAGTAGCCCAGCATGTCGCCGTGCTTGACCTTCTCCTGCACGTCCGATCCGTTGATCATCTTGGCGAGAAGGGCGGTGTCAAAGTTGCGGTCACGGCCACGGAACTTGCGCCCGCGCTCGTGCACGTTGTAGGTGATGGGGTCAGTGACCAAAGGCATGTTGGTTCTCCAGTCGTTCTGGGTCTATGCGCATCTTGCCGCTCATGGGGCGGCGACTGCGTTCAGGAATTCCGGTTTGGTCAAAAGGTAGCTGCGCACCTCGCAGCCTCGCAAGACCTCTTCGATGTGGCGATTCCCACTGCCGCTCCCTACACGTGCAGAACTCAGCGCGGGGAAGCCAACCAGATCAGCAGATTGAGTGTCTGCAACACCGCCACCGGTCACCGCCACCCGCATCACCCCCGATGCGCGGTTGAACCCCAGCGCGTACTTGCGCAGCTTGCCCGGCGTGCCCGCTGGGCGCACGAGATACGTCTGCGCAGACCCATTCCACGCCTCGAAGACAAACGATCCGTCTGACGCCTGATAGATGTGGATGTACGAGCCGCCAGCGCCATCAACGCGAAAGATGGTCGAGTAAGCGGGAGGCGTGAGGCTTTGTGGTTCGCGCGCCTTCACGATGACTGTCCAGGCGTCCCCCCCCATTCCCAAAGCGGCCAGGTCTGCGCCCGCAATGTATTCCGCTGCGGCGCTGCTGGGTGCGTTGCCGGGCACATAGGGGCGCATCGGACCCGGGGCGAAGTTCGCACCCCAAGCGTACAAGCCACTACCTACAGGGATGGTCGAGAAGACCGCACCATCACCCGTCGTCAGTTCAAAGCTGAATCCAGCGTTGACGCCGGCCTGAAGAGTTCCCGTCAGGCCGATCCGGATGTGGTTGTGAACCCGCTCGATGTAGGGGGTGAACCCCACAGCCGTTTGCCCGATAGTCAAAGTCGGCAGGTGAAACCACACGCGGTGATCGCCCGTAGAGTCGTAGAGGTTGGCCACCGCCCAGACCACCTCGTCTGGCATCAAATGAACACTGCCGCTGAAGACGCCAGGCGCCGCAATGACTTGACCCAGTTGGTAGCATTGATGCGGATCAACACCAGAGATCACCGATACAAACTTGCGCGAGCCGGTCCCACCCATCGGATCTGCGGCTGTGTTGGTTGGAGCCACTTGATAATGGGTCCACACGCTACCGTTGTTCAGCTCGTCCTGCGACTTGTTCAGAAGATTGGGCGTCAAGCCAGATACACCCAAGCCCAAGTTCACGCCGTTGATGTCAAAGACGAACCTCGGCTCATCCTCGTCGACCGGCACAAGGTCACCAAAGGGCGCTGAGTTCACGACTGCCGATGGACCAATGTTCTCGTTGTCAATGATCGTTCCCAGCGGAGCTTCGCCGCATTGAAGGGTTCCAAAGAAGTGACCTGTACCGTCTTCCGTACCGCTCAGGACGGCATCTACCAGCGTGGTGCTTGCCTGTGTGGTCGTGCCTTCGACCTCGACCCCAAATAGTCCATCGCCATAGTTGAATCGTCCTTTGAGCGTACCCGCCAGCATGTTGCATTCACCAGTCTGCACGTTCACTTGGACAGATGCGACAGAAACTGCACCGGGGAACTGGAGAACGTCGAAAGTGACGATCTTGTCTGTCCTGCCACCGTCGCGAAAGAAGAACCTGTAGCCCAAAGTAACGCCAGCCACCACGCCCGCGAAGCCCGCCAGCTCCACATAGCTGTAGGTGTACCGCCCCCCCAGATGCTCCGTCAATTTCGACATTCTCTTACCGGTGGGCCCGTAGACATCCGAGAGGGTCAACAGCGCAAGTGCATCGGTGGTCCACCCTCCAGACGATGGCGTTGACCCGAAGTTGACGAGGTTCCGCCGGGGCCAGTTGGTGGTGGTGCCTTCAATGAACGGCTCGCTCTCCGTGGTTCCCTTCTTGATGTGAACCCTGTCGATGCGCACTGTGCGCGCAACGCCGTCACGGGTGACGAGATAGACGCGGCACTGCGTATCGGTGGTGAGCCCATTCACCGCTTGGGTCGTCATCTTGTATCGACGCCACCCGGCAGACAGGTGAAGAATATCCTCATGCGACCACTGCGCGGTGCTCGGCATGCCGAGGAACTGGATATTGAAGTTGGCAGGCGCGGCCGACCACACGTCGAGCATGATCGTCAGCCTGTCGCCGTTCTCGATGGTGATGGTCGTATCTAGATAGACGCGAGCATTCAGTGCAGCGGCAAACGCAACTTCATCGACCGCAACAACCCCATCAAAGGGATTGGCCTCGACGTTAGACGTGACTGTAGCGTCGACCGCATACCAATCCCCAATGCTGCGAGGAAACTGACAGTGGTTTGTTCTGCTGATTCCGACCGCTCCAGTGATGCGTCGGGCTGTTCGCCCGCCACCACCCACAAAGGCCAATGGAGCTGGCACGCCGCCACTCTCCACGAAGTTGATGTTTTGTGCCGCCGGCCCACCCACGTAGTAGCCGTTGGTCTGCCCAGTGAATGATTGGAAGTTCGCCCCCGCGTACATCCCCGATGCCATCGCCAGGCGCTGCTCCATGCGCGTGAGCATGGCGAACTCCAGCACGATGCGCGCTGGCACCACGGACCGCAGCGCGGGCACGGTGGCCAGCACGTCATCGCCCGTCGTGTTCGCTGACTCGATGGCCACGCGCACGCGGCTGGTGGTGAAGCGGTCGGCGTGCACGATGGTGGACAGGTTGTCCGGGTAGGTGGCTGTCTTGAGCTGGTGGAGCTGCTCGACGGTCCAGCCATTCGGCCAGAGGAGCTGCAGGTAGGTGCGCAGCATGTGCAGCCCGCGCTTGGGGTTGCGCGCCCGCCACGACCGGAAGAGGTAGCGCATGGCCGACTCGTCCGGGCGGCGGTAGAGGGCGAGCCCCTCGTTCTTCACCGCGCGCTCGACCTGGGCGAACGGCCCCAGATGGGGCGTGCCGGCGGTGTTCGTCACCCGCTCGGCCGCGCGGACGAACTCGGTGAACATCTCGATGAACAGCGCCTTCAGCTCGGCTTCGATCTGGTCCGCCTCGTGGCTTGCGCGCAGCGGCGCCAGGTCAACCGAATCCTGCTGGGTGATCGGGTCGTTCCGGTGCTGGGTCATCACTGGTTCCACAGTCCGCCGTTGTGGTCGGCGTATTCGAGATTGACCTCAAGGCTGTCGTTGGCGATGTGAACGAACTGCTCGGGCAGCGGTGCGCCCAAGGTGCTGATCACCACCTCGAAGTCACTCAGCTCGTCCTGGAACGCGGGAATATCCTTCTTCAGGAGCTTGCTGATGGACTGCACACGCAGGGGGTTGCTCATGCCCACGGACACCAGCGGCGCGCCCATGTCGTAGGCGGCCAGGATGGCGCCCCTGATCTGGGCCTCCACCGTGGCCGGATCGTGCACGACCGAGATGCGCCCGTTGATTGCGACGCTGACCGCGTACTCGTCCGCATCCACAAACACCACCCTGTAGCTGTCGTCCGCGCGGGCCACCAGCTCGCGCACGCGCGCCTGGAAGGCCTCAGTGGTCATGCCGGTGACCACGCCTGAGACGAACAGCCGGTTGATGCTGTCGAGGCTGGCACCCCGGACCTCCTCCTCGATCTGCTCGTTCCAGACACTCAGGAACTGGATCCCGGTGAGGTAGCGGCGTAGCAGGAAGTCGAACTCGCCCAGGTAGACCGCGTTGTGGTCGTAGATGGCGGGGTAGCGGGCCATGACGCGCAGGTCCGCCGGCGTGGGCGGCGCCGCGCCGGTGTCCAGCACCTCCGCCAGCGCCAGCGTCTGCTTGCCGTCGGCCACCGTCAGGACGTACTCGAAGCCGAACGGCGCGCCGGCGGCCAGGTCATCAATCTTTCCTTCGCAGTCGACAATGCGCAGCTCGAACTCGTCGCCCGACTGGACGCCATAGCCCACCACATCCGTCGCGCCCATGCACACGTGAAGGCTGCGGCGCTCGTCTGTTTCAACCTGAAAGGCGAATGCGCCAGGGCTCACATTGAACCAGTCCGGCGCATAGGTGAACTCCTGCGCGCCCATCCAGACGGCCAGGCTGGCGAGGAACGTGTCCGTGGCGGCCGTCGGGACTTCGATTCGGTAGTACGGCGTGGGCACCACCACCGTGTGGTCCACTGTGCGCGTGCTTTTCTGGGTGGCCAGAACATTGACCGTCGCGCCGGCCGCGATGGTCACGTCCGAATCCACCATGAAGATACGGCCCTTGGGGTCAATGAGGCGGCGCCCGGCGGCCACGGTGAAGGGCGATGCATCACCATTGGTCACGGACAGGCGCACGCGGCAGGACCGCGCCAACGGCAAGATACCTTTCAGGGTGGCGTCGGCCAACACCGTGCTGTCCCTGGCCTTGGTGAAGGGCTCAAACTGGGCGACCTCGACCTGCTCCGCGACCATCGCCAGCATGGCGGCCTGGGCCTTGATCTGGGCCAGCACGCGCGGATCGCCCACCTGCACGAGTTGGGCCACCAACGGATAGGACGAAAGCGACGCAAGCGCCGCCGCTTCGATCTCGCGGGCCGTCGGCGCGGTCATTGCGCACCTCCGGGCACGGTCACCAGCTCGCCAGCCACCTCGAAGACCACCACCTTGCGGTCCAGTCCCGCGTCATAGGTGTAGAGGTTGATAGCGCCCGCGCCCACGCGCTGGGCCAGCGGCACGTCCTGTCGGCACTTGCTGATCAGGTCGTCGGCGTACCCGGCGGTCATGGGCGAGTGCAGGATCTGCTTGACGTCCGAGCCGTAGCCCTGGCCCAGGTAGCCATTGGGCGGGCAGCCCAGCCAATGGCCGACCATCTTGGACAGGTCGGCGGAGGTGATGGGGGCGGTGGTTTGCATACCGCCAATGGTCGCGCGCGCGCGCGCGCGGGCGCGTTAGGCTTTTCCGAACGGGAAAACGCCACGGGGGCGGCGTCCTGCCGGCGCGATCATGGCGCCGTACCGTGGAGCAGCCTGGTAGCTCGTTGGGCTCATAACCCAAAGGTCGCAAGTTCAAATCTTGCCGGTGCATCCATCCCGCCGGGATTCCGGCAAACCGAGGACTTCGCCCATGAAAAACCGCATCCTGCTCGCCTGCGCCACCCTGGCCCTGGCCTTCGCTGCATCCGCCTCTGCCCACGCCGCCGATCCCCCTGAACTGCGCGCTGCGCCCTTCGCCAGCCAATCCGCAGCCCCGGCCGCGCCCGCGCTGGCCACGGCCGCCGAGCGCCCCGCCCTGTCGATCAAGGCCTGCAGCACGCTGTTGCGCCTGCACGTCAAGACGCCTGACGTGGTGACGGCGAACTATGTGGCCCGCGCCTGCACCGGCAACCTGCACCAGACGGCCCAGCTCAAGGCCGATCCCGGCAGCGGCGACCAGACCGCCACGGCGCCCGGCGCGCGCTACCGAACGTAGAAGCTCATCGCTGTCACACGAAAGCCCGCCCTGTGCGGGCTTTTCTATTCCAGCGCGGGCAATCGCAACGGCGGCGGCGCAAAACCCAGTTCAATGGGGTCTCGCGAGGCGATCAGGCGCGCCTGCGCTTCTGAGACACGCCCCCAGAAAAACCGCAGCGTGGGCTCACTCAACACTGCCTGCGGGAAGTAGGCGGCCATGTTGGCGTCAGGATTCATGGCCTTTGCCTTCATCAGGATCTCGCGAGTCTTAACCAAGTTGCCGCCATCGGCATAGGGTCCAAAACTCTGGCAGTGCTCATCTCCATAGGCTTGGTGCACAGTCAAGGTGCGGCCGTGCGCAAGAGCGTTGCGAATCTCGAACACAGCCCGAACAGCCGCCAGAAGTTCAGGGCCCAGAACGACATCCAACTTCTCCTCGTGCAGCCTCCTCCACAGCTTTTCCAAGGGCGCAAAGGTGGCGGTCCCCAGATTGTCGATCTCGTCCTCAATGAACCTGCGCATTGCGGCATGCAAACGCTCCAATGGCGTGGACTCCCTCGGCTCGGGCTTCAGGAGCTTCAACTGCTCCGGGGTCATCGTATGCACAGGATGGATGGCGGTGCCTGACATCGCGGCAAGGCGCATGCTGATCATGCTGGCCAGGAATCCCTCCATGTGGCCCGCCAGTATCAGGTAGCCGCTCTGGTACAGGCCCCGCTGTGCGGCTGACCCGTATTCGTCAAGTCGGCGCCAGGATTCCAGGAAGAACTGGACGCCCGCATCGGTCGTTCTCAGTGAATACACGATGGCCTCGTCGGTCATCTCAACATCAGCTTGCAAGCCCATCGGTTCAGTCCTCCTGCGTCGATCTTCGCATAGACGAGGCCCCTTGTTCATTTAATTGCATCCATATACAATTAATGAACTGATCCGGAAAACAGCCAGAGGTCCCAACCTTCGGCGGCGTTTTCATCACAGCTTCCACCATGGCCTCGCGCGCGGGTTCATGGCGGGAATTGTCCCGAAACTAGAGGTAAAACATGAACGCTTCGCAGCCCAAGGGCTACCTGACGAAGCGCGTAGGTGCCAACCGTGGCACCCCGCGCCTGTACTTCGAGACTCGCCAGCTCGACACCGCCGGCTTCAAGCCCGGCACCCGCTACACCGTCGATGTCACCCAGGACGCGGTGACCCTGAAGGCGGACGCCAACGGCACGTTCACCGTGTCGCGCAAGGCCAGCGGCGGCGCCGATGTCCCCGTCATCGACCTGAACTCCATGAGCACGCTGGCGCCGTTCGCCGGCATGGAGGCGGTGAAGGTCGTCTTCGGCGACAACCAGATCCAGATCAGCCAGCTCGCGTCCGAGAAAGCCGCTGCCAGCCGGTTGCAGCGCCTGCAGCGCGGTGTGGCCACCGCAGCCCTCACCGTGGCGGGCCTGGCCTTCGGCGCGGGCATTCTGGACCACTCCGCCCACGCTGGCCTGCTGTCCGCCGGGCTGGAGGCCAAGACCGTGATGGTCAACGAGATCGACGCCGACCTGCTGGAGCACGCCGGTGGCGCCAACCCGGTCATCCAGCCCGACACCCTGCGCATCGCCGCCCCCATGCAGGAGGCCATCCAGGACGACGAGCTGATGGCACGCGTGCCGCGCGCGGACGTGCTGGTGGCGGGCATCCCCTGCAGCGGCGCATCCCGCGCGGGCAAGTCCAAGCACGGGATCAGCATGATGGAGCACCACCCGGAGGTGGGACACCTCGCCCATGCCTTCCTGACGTTCGTCCAGCGCGTGCAGCCCGGCGTGGTGCTGCTGGAGAACGTGCCCGAGTACGCGGCCAGTGCGTCGGCTGCGATCATCCGCCAGCAGCTCCGCGACATGGGCTACACGACCCATGAGGTGGTGCTGAACGCGCAGGACTTCGGCTCGCTTGAGGCGCGGGTGCGCTGGTTCATGGTGGCCGCCACAAAGGGCGTGACGGTGGACCTCGACGGCCTGGCCCCGACCGTGCGCCCGGTGCGTACCGTTGCCGAGGTGCTGGACAGCCACGACGGCCACCGGTGGGGCACGTTCGACTACCTGAAGGCCAAGGCCGTGACCGACAAAGCCGCCGGCAAGGGCTTCCAGATGCAGATCGTCACCCCGAAGGACTCCAAGGTTCCCACGCTGCGCAAGGGCTACCACAAGGGCGGCAGCACCGACCCGCTGCTGCAGCACCCGACCGACCCGGACCAGCTCAGGCTGTTCTCCGGCGACGAGCACGCGCGTATCAAGGGCGTGGATCCTGAGCTGGTGCGCGGCCTGTCCAACACCGACAAGCACATCGCGCTGGGTCAAGGCGTGGCCCCCGGCATGGTGATCGCCCTGATGCACCGCGTGGGCGAGTGCCTCCAGCGCGCGGCAACGGCCGCCGCAGCCACCACCGCAGGCTACCGGCTGGACCGGGCCGTGGGCTGAGCGGGAGCGCGCCATGACACCCTCCGCGATCACCGACTTGATCAGCCGTGGCGCCGTCTTTGTGGTCAACCACAGCGGCGGCAAGGACAGCCAGGCCATGTTCATCCACCTGCTGGGCATCGTGCCCAAGGAGCAGCTTCTGGTGGTGCACGCCGTGCTCCCGGAAGTCGAATGGGACGGCATCGAGGAGCACATCGAGGCGACGACCATGGGCGTGCCGGTGCTCAAGTGCCGGGCCCGGCGCACGCTGCTGCAGATGATCGCCGAGCGCGGCATGTTCCCCAGCCCCAGCCAGCGCCAGTGCACAAGCGACCTGAAGCGCGGACCCATCGAGCGCACGATCCGCCGGTTCGTGGAGGATCGTGTCGCTGACTTCATCGGAGTTCCGCGCGGCTCCAACACACGGGACATGGGCGGCCGCCAGTCAGCCCTAGCCGCCGGTTGCGGCCTGATCGTCAACTGCATGGGTATGCGCGCGCAGGAAAGCAGCTCACGGTCCAAGCTGACGCCCTTCAAGCTGAACGCGGGCAACAGCAAGGCCGGCCGCGAGTGGTACGACTGGCTACCCATCCATGACTGGGACGTGAACACCGTGTTCGCCACCATCGCCGGGTTCGGCCAGAAGCCCCATTGGGCCTACGCCGCTGGCATGAGCCGCCTGTCCTGCTGCTTCTGCATCATGAGCAACAAGGCGGACCTGACCACGGCCGCGCGGCTGAACCCCGAGCTGTACCGAAAGTACGTGGAGCTGGAGCGGTCCACCGGCCAGGTGATGCTGATGCCCGACAAGAAGCATGGCCGCCGGACGCTGGAGCAGGTCACCGGGGTGCTGGCATGAGCAAAGCAGCCAAACACCTCGACCTGACCCGGTTCGTGGATGTCACCCTCATGGACGACGGCCCGCGCTGGCGCGTGGGCGGCGGCGACCTCCGCGCGAGGCAAGCCGGGCGTCAGATCGGCGTGATCAGGCTAAAGCACGTCCCCGGCGCATACGGCGTGCTCATGCATCTGGACAGCGGCAAGCAAGACGTGTTCGACCCGACGCAGCTTTTCCCCACCTCTTGACGTTTTATTGTTTCCATATACAATTAAATGCATGGACACCAACAGGAACGGAAACACGATGAGCACCCCCACCTTCAAGCACTTCGGCACGGCCGCCGATACCCTGGCCTACGTCTTCTCGGAACTGCTCGCCACGCTGCGCGACGACCTCAACAGCATGGAAAAGGACGAGCCCCAGATGTACACGGACGAAGACCGGGAAGACATGAGGGCACGGATCGCCGACATCGAAACCCTGGAGCGGCTGGTCCAAGTCCCGCCCTCTGCCCCTGCGCCCGTGGCATCGAGCGTGACAACCTGACAGCACCAGCCTGAGCCCGGCGTGCCGGGTTCATACGGGGATTGTCCCGACAAGGAAGAACACCATGCACAAGAACCTCACCGCCACTGTCCACCTGGGCACCACGCGCCTGACCGCGATCAAGGACGCCATGGTCGCGCGCACCGGCACCGCGTCCACCGTGGTCCTGGAACCCGTCATCCATGAGCGCGTATTCGACCCCGTGACCAAGATCGTCGGGCCTGCTCAGGAGGTCATGCAACTGATCGGTGAGCTGGCGGCCCACGGCGAGGATTGCCTGCAGTCCTGCACCCGCACAGCAGCGACCGCAGCCGAGAAACCCATCAAGCGCGCCGCTCGCCCGCGAGCCACCGGACGCGGCCGTGACATGGGCGGCCTGGACGACACGTTCTATCCCATCCCCGGCTTCAGCAGCGCAGGCGAGTACTGACAGCACCAGCAGCAAGCCCCGTGACAGGGGGTTTGCGCGGGGATTGTCCCGATCACAGGAGAGCCACCCATGGCAAACACATCCGCAAAGCTCGAATCCATGCAGAAGGTCGGGCACAGCCTGGACTTCGCCGTGCGCGACCTGCAGGACGCGCTGAAGCACGCCACCCCCGTGGAGGCCATCGTCATCCTGGCGCTGATCGAGCGCGCGGCCATGCTGCGCACCGATGCACAGGCGCTGGGCGCTGCGATCAATGAAACCGCTACCGAGGCAGCGGCGGCATGAGCACCGCGCCCGCCCTGCACACGAACTGCACGGTGCTGCGCCGCATGCTGCTGACGAATTCCGTCTTCAGCCCCACCACCGGTGCCACAACGCCCACCAGCGAGGAATGGGTAACGCAGCCCTGCGGCTCGCCCCTGTTCGACACGCCCGCGCAGACGGCCGGCGTCTGCCAGAGCTGCGCCGACGGCTGGAACCACCCGAACAACTACCGCGCCGATGGCCCCCGGCCGCGCGCCGCCGCCGCACCTACCCACGAGAACAGCCTCGAATCGCCCGGAGCCGGGCTTCTTTCCAACCTCCCTCACGACGCATGACCATGAACATCACCGACTTCCAATTCAGGGGGTGCTCCATCCCCGCAGACATGGCCCCTTCACTTGAAGCGTGGATCCAGAACGGCGAGATGCCTGGCAGCTTCCTGAGCGCCGTGCTCTGCAACGACCTGCTCAACGCCGTGGGCCACGCTGACGCCGTGAACCTGCCCGCGCTGCCCGCCTATGTGGGCTACCTCTACAACGAGGCGCCTGGCGGATGCTGGGGCTCGCCGGAGAAGGTTGCCGCCTGGGCCGCCAAATTCCAAACCAACAGGAGCAACCATGGGTAAGCCCCGCAAGAAGCCCGCGACCATCACCATGGTCGTGACCGTCCCCCGCCTGCCAGAACTGACGGCCGCTCAACACCGCGCGAGCGTGAAGGACGCCATCAAACACACCGGCGACTTCTACGGCCGCGCCGTGCGGGTGAGCCCCGTACTGGCGCCTACCAAGCCAGTGAACACCACCCAGCGCGTCCGCTCCGCCAGGGACAAGGGCACGAAGGCCTCTCCCGAGTTGGCCCGCGCCTTGGCCGCTTTACTGCCCAGCGGCAAGGCGGAATGATTACTACAAAATAGCACCATGGACATCCAGATCAAGAAATCCGGCCGGTACGCCGCCCGGTACCAGATCACTGCCGACGGCAAGGTTGTCGGTGATGTGGGTCACTTCCGGGGCCGTGGCCGACACACGCGCCCGTGGGTGGTAAGCGTCAATGGCGTGTACTGGCGCACCGATGCGGACGGCTCGAAGCGCCCCAGCACGCGCGGCGGCGGCTCCGTGCGATTGGCCCGCCGCCTCAGTGAGGCCAGCGACATCGCCCGCGTCGCGCTGGAGGAGCTGGAGCGCAACCCGCCGCCGCCCCGGGCGTCCGACCCCGGCCCAGACACCGACATGGCTGACATCCTGTCCCTGCTGGACGCAGCCGGTATCCCGCCGGGAAACCTGGGCACGCGGCTCAAGGACCTGCTGAACTTCGACAAGGTGAACAGCCTCACCAGCCTGGCCAACCCGCCGGGCTGGGCCGTGCACCTGGGCGGCTTCAGCCCTGACTACCATCACGGCGACATGCACCCTCTGGTGGCCCTGGCCGCCTCACGCACTATGAATGGGAGAAAGCTATGAAGATACAAATTACCGCCTCCCCGGTGTTCCACCTTCCGTTGACCGCGAGCGACGTGCGGCTCCTTCGCGAACTGGCCGCCGCTCACTACGACAGCGTGTGCAAGGCGGCCGGCGTCTTGGGGGGATTTTTGTATGGTTGGTCCAACATGCTGAGCTGCATGGAAGACGAGCCCGCTTCGGCTGAGCCCTGCACAGTGGACGCCACCTGGAGAAACATCGACACCACGCTCAAGATCCTGGAGATGGCGGGGCCGGTGCTGCATGGGCGGGAAGATGCCATGGCGCAAGCTCGACAGCTCAGCCGTGACCTTTTCGAGGCCACTGCCCGTTGGCGCCTCATCTCACCAACGTGGACTGCCGAGATCGAGACAGCACCGGCCAGCATCCGTCGGGCCGATGCCAAGGAAGTGCCCCATGAGTGAAGACACCCCCGAATACCTGCCTGCTTCCAATAACGACCGCCGCATCGCCGAGGCACTTCGGGACCTGCCCGAACCGTTTCCCACCTCCCGCGAGCGAGGGGACAAGGAACAGCTCGCCCGCCACCTGGGAGCCCTGCGCGCGCGGCTGGACTGGCTCGTGAAGCTGGAGGAAGAGCACGGCGACCAACAGAAGGGGCTGCACCACAACCGGGCCGAGCGCAACGCGCTGATCGCGGTGTTGCAGCAGTACGCGGCCCAGCCCAGAGCCGTCGGCATGCGCATGCTGCCCGTCCCCGAGCTGGCGGCAGCGTCGGGCTTCCAGCAACCCTCTCGCAAACGGATTGAACCCAATGAATACCGCTGACACCCAACGAGTATTGCGTGAACACACTCAGTCCATTTTGAGGACCCGTGACCCACGTGCATTGATCGAGCGCCTCCAGTCATTTTCGGATGTCGTCATGCAAGCTACCGCGTCGCCCGCTCCGCCTCCCACCCCGGCCACGAGCGATCTGGCGATCCTGGGCGACCATGACAACTAATCAGCTTCCCCTCCAGCTCACGGCCGCGCTCATCAACCGTGTGCCGGTCACTGCCGGTGGACCGTACATCGAGCTGAGCGCTTGGAGCCTGTTCCGCAAGGGCGGCTTTGCCGACGGCGATGTCCTGGACGATCTGCTGTGCGACCATATCGAGGATAGCGAGATTGAAGCCGCCAGCGCCGCAGCCGACGCGGCGCGCGAAGACGGCGTAGACGATGAAGACCTTGGTTTCAGGCACAACCTGCTGGTCACGCTGGTCGAGGGCTTTCTCTTGCCCGCCATGCCGCCGGTGAAGACCGAGCATTACTGCACCTGTCACAACCCGATCCGCGTCGCTGAGGACGAAGAGGGCCGGGCGGCAGAGCTGGAGCACTACATGGTCCGCATCCCCGAGGCTGTGATCGTGCTGATCGCGCGCACAATGCTGGCCATGCGCGCCCGCAGGCCGGTGACGCTTGCCGAGCTGGAGCAGCACCTGGCGCCGGCCGTCGCGTGAAGGTCATCGCCCTCGCACTGGCCCTGGCCCTGCTGGCGCCGGCCGCGCCCGCAAGGTCACCGCGATCCGCCGCCCAGCTCATGGCCTTCAAACGGGCCAACCCATGCCCCGAGACAGGCCTACGGCGCGGCTCCTGCCCGGGCTATGAGGTTGACCACGTGATGGCTCTATGCGCCGGCGGCGCCGATCACCCCGACAACATGCAGTGGCTCACCGTGGAACAGCACCGCGTGAAGACCCGCCAGGACCTGCGCACCTGCCGCATACTGCGCAAGCTGAAAGAGCGCGACGGCCCCTGATCACCAGGTCAACGCCACATGTCCGCGAGCCAGAAGTGTGGGCCGTCCGTCGGGATCTGCTGTAGATACGCCTGGGCGCGCGGCGGCGCTTCGCTCAGCGGGCGCATCACCTCGCCGTCCAGAAACCCCAGCGCCTGCATCGTCAGCCCCTTGTCTGTCATGGAGGAGCGCAGCACCAGCCGGGGCGATGGCTTGCGGTACACGTGCGGGGCTTCGGTGTCCACCGCCAGCTCCTGCAGGCGGTGCAGGTTGTTCCCCCGATAAACGATGTCGAAGTCCCACGGGCGCACCTGGGCCACGGCCGCGCGGGTTTCCTCGTCCAGGCGGTAGCGCAGGTGCCGCGCCGGCACGCCGCCCGCGATGGCGAAGGGCTCAACCTCCCCGGCCACCACGGCGCCGGCCGCGACCAGGGAGCCGTCGCCGATGCGCGCGCCCGGCAGCACCTGGGCGCGACCTGAGATGACCACGCCATTGCCGATGTGAAAGGGGTCCGGCTCACGCGGGCGCAGCTCGGGGATGGCCTTGCTGATCGTGTCGAAGAACGGGATGTTCGCCTCCACGGTGTGCACCGGCAGCTCGTTGCGGTGCTCGCCGCCGCCGTATAGGTGACAGGGCGTGGCGAAGTTGCAGAACTGGCCCACCACCCCGATGCAGCCTGCGGCCTCCTCCACCACGAACTCCACCAGGTTGCCCGCGTAGAAGGAGCCCCGGCCCACGTCGATGTAGGCGGTCTCGGTGACGTAGAAACGCAGGTCGTAGTGCCCGAGGAACATCCGCAGCCGCGCCCCCATCGGCATGTCCTTGGGAATCTCCACCGGCATGGGATCGTGCGTGATCAGCATGCGCGCATTCTAGAGTGCCGCCCTACGCAGCGATGCCGGCCGCCGCGAGCGCGGCCTCTACCTCGTCCTGCAGGCGCTCCGCCGTGGCCTTGCGCGCGTCTGGCGGGCGCTCGCCGTCCACGGCATCGCTCACGATGTAGTGCACCTCCTCCAGGTACGCGAAGCTGATCGCGTCCCAGATGTCGGGCGACGGCAGGCCTTCCCACTCCTTGGACCGCTTGCTCTCGATCACGTACTGGGCCTTGTCGTTGAAGTGGTACGGGATGCGCGAGCCCTGATCCAGCAGCTCGGTCTGGTGGCGGCTGTCGTGGAATGCGTGCTTGTCGATGCTGAGCTGTCCGGCCTTGGCCGCGCGCGCCACCGTGACCATGGCCTGGGCGCGTTGGTTGAAGAACACCTCCTTGAGCGCCTTCTTGAAGCAAGGATTGCCCCACAGGATTTTGATCGTGTGGGGCAGGCCGTGGTGGTCACGCAGCCGCTTGATCAGCGGCCCGCCGATACCCCCGCCGTCGATGGCCAGCGTGGCATTCGACAGGCGGCCCATGATCTGCTGGATCTCCCCGATCAAGGTCGTCTCGCTGATGGTGTTCGAGCAGATGGGCACATCCACGATGTGCACACGCCGGGCGTCGTGCTCGTGAGGCTGGCCGTTGCCAACCACCTTGGCGATGATCACCACCGTCTTGTCGCGGTACTCGCCCGCGCCCACGTCCACCAGCACCAGCCAGCCGAAGTCTTCCCCCGGCTTGAGGCTGCATTGCCCGATGGTCTTCTCCAGGGCGCTGCGGCTCAGGAGCTGGCCCACCAGGTTCTCGGGGAAGATGCCCCGGACCTTGATCTGGTACTGCGGGTCGTCGATGCCCCCGTACTCGTTGCGCTTCTCCAGTATCCACTCCATGGACACCAGCGGGCTTTCTTCGCTGTTGAAGGCGAGGTTGTTCCATGGGCCCCCGCGCGACTTGCTCAGCTTGTGGTGCGTATCGTAGAAGAACCCGGTGTTGCGCGTGCCCTGGGATGTCATCAGCATCCGGTTGCGCTTGTCGGTCAGGCCGCCGGTGAGCACGCCGAAATTGGCGTCAGGGATGCCGGACGCCTCATCGGCGATCACCATGTACCAGTCGCGGTGCATGCCGGCCAGGTTCTCGGGCTGGCCGCGCGGCGCGGTCTTGGCGATCACGAACCACTGCTTCTTGAAGCCGTTGACGTAGACCCGCTCGTCCTCGACCTTGTAGTAGTCGCAGATCCAGCCGTACTGGCCGCTCTGGATGTGGTCCTTTATGTCAGTGATTTCCTTCCAACTGACGTTCTGAACCTGCTCGATCTTGGGCGCCGTGATCAGCGTGTTGCTCATCAGGAAGCACAGCAGGTGCCACGTGGCGATGATGCCCAGGCTGCGCGACTTGCCCGTGCCGTGGCCGGACACCACGGACGTGCGCGAGCCAGGGTCCTGCACGCTGTTGAACAGGTCGATCTGCTGCCAGGTGCTGTTCTGGCCGCAGACCTCGAAGGCGAATCGGTTCAGGTCGAACGCGAACCGCTTGATGAAGTCAGGCCAGCGCGGGTCATCCTGCAGCCGCGCTATGCGTTTGCGGGCCATCAGCCGCCTCCGATGCGCTCCAGCAGCTCGGCGTCCCGGCGCTCCAACGCCAGGATGGCTTTCCTGTGACGCCTACGGTCGGCCAGCCCCAGGCGCGCGTATGCAGGCCTGCGGACCTGGGCCCATAGCCGCTCCAGCTCAGCGGCGATCTTGCGCTGCTCGGTTGCCAGTGCGCGCATGCCCGTGCTCACGCCGCAGGCTCCGCCACCGCACACGGCTTCCAGGCCACACGGCCGTCGTCGCTGAACTCGAAGGCCAGTCCCAGGTGCTGCTCAATCAGCGCTCGGTCCTCGGGCGTCGCGTCTTGCAGATGAACCGTGTAGAACTTTTCGTAGGTGGTCGCGCGGGCCGGCTCACCCGGGTGCTGCCAGCCAAACTCCGGGGCACCCGTGGTGCGGTTGAAGCCGATCTGCACGCGCACCATCCTTTGACCGCCGCTGGTGACACCCTCCGTGGGAGCATCGCCAACGAATCCCGGCGCCAGGCAGGTGCACGACTGGTGCGGCCGGTGGCTGCTCTGCTCACCATGCTCGCAGGCCTTGCCGCTGTACTTGCAGATCGGCGTGGCGTGGCTGGTGGACATCCGGCTTTCCAGCATGCCCGCGTGCGGGTTGGGGATGCCATCGAAGTACGCCTTGTGGGGCCAGCCGTACTTCCAGTCAGCCCAGTCGCCCTTGGCGCCCGCCCGGATGGCGGCAGCCACGTCGGCCGGGTGCATGGAACCGCAATAGCCACATGACCGCAGGCGCCCCGTGGTGCGGGTGCGCGACTCGGGATAGGCCGCCTTCAGATCCGGCGGGCTGGCCGGGTCCCATGGCACCTTGCGGTCCGGCCATTTGGCCGTGCCGAAGTGGTTCATGTCATGCCGGTGGGCAATGCTGGTGTCGCTCATGGGTTTGCTCCGATTGAAAATCAGCCGGGGGCGCCGGCTTGGGGGTGTTGGGGGGTGGAGGGTTGGGCGCCGCCGGCCGTGCCAAAGCGCTCCCGCTCGTCCAACTCCTCGATGCGCTTGCGCCGCGCCTGCATTTCCTCACGGGTGCGCAGGGCGTGGTCGATGGCGGTGTCGTACAGGGCCGCCCATTCCTCGGGCGACTTCTCGGGCACGCTGGACTTCTGCACGTTGTCAGCCTCGTACAGGCCTTGGTGCTTCATCAGCATGTCCTTTGCCCGCAGCTTGTCGTGCATCTTGACCTCGATGCCGTCCTTGGTTTCCTTGATTCCAGCGAACAGGTTCACGGCGTCCGGCGCCAGCTTGCTCGTGTCCTTGATCACGTTGCGGCCGACACCCACGCCACAGCACTCGGGGCATTCCGGGTTGGGTTCGCGCCAGCGGTTGTAGCCAACACCCCCCTTTTCGTTGAACTCACGCGGCGTGTAGGGCCGGTCCTTCATGATGGCCAGGGTCTCACGCTTCGACTCAGCCTCCTCGAACTCGTCGCGCGCCTTGTCCATCTCGCCCTGGGTGCGCTGGTATCCAAAGTTCTGACCCCAGCAGTGCCGGCAGCACAGGTAACGGTATTCGCTCAGCGCCCGATGGTCCGCCTCCGCGATGTCGCGGATGCCGCGCACAGTTTCGTCCGCATCAAGCTGCAGCCGCTCCATCTGGGCCGCTCGTAGCTCAGCGATTTTTCGAGCCACGTTGGGACGCGCTAGGGTCCTGCACCCCTCAGTCCTGCACGTCAGCGGCGTCGCGTGCGGGTGCGCCTTGGCATAGGCGTGGTTGGCTTTCAGGTGAACCATGTACTCGGCAACGAACACCTCCTCGGTCGGCAGGAGGGGCTTCTGCTCCGCTTTCTGGAGCGCTTCCTCGTCAGTGGGTGCGGTGCGCCGGGGCGTCTTGGTGGGGGCGGCTGCTTTCGGGCGCGGCTTGGCCTTGGGTGGCGCGCCTGGCTTTCCTTTTCCCGATTCCGTCTTTTTGGACATGGAAACGATTGTGGGGAGCGTCTGTTTTCTGGCTTGCGCGCTTTTCCCGATGTGTTGGGGTTGTTGGGGTGTTTTCCCGTTTTGATTTGTGGGTGTTGGGGTGGCGTGTGGGTGCTCTATGTGCTGGAGGGTGGGCGCGGTCATGCCTTCCCTGCCGTTGGCCGTGTTTCCCGACGGGATTCCAGTGGGATACTGGCGGGACTATGGCCGACCACGACCACGATGAAGCCCAGATGGAGCGCGCGCGGTGGCGCGGCATGCGCAACCCCTTCTTGCGCAGCATGGCGGATGTGGATCATTGGGCCCAGGCCAACGGTGGGGAGCCTGCAGTGCGCCGGGCTCTCGCCGACGGCCTTTTCAGTGCCTGCTCGGTCATCGTGAAGAGCTGGATTGAACTTGAGGAGCGAAAGCGCGTTGTGGCGCTTGATGTCGCAGCACTTGAGGCCTCCCAGCAGTCAGCCCGGTCGGCCGAGCGCGCCGCGCGCTACGCCATGTGGTCGGCCGTGATCTCGGCCGCCGTGGGCGTGGTGGCCGCCGGCACGTTCCTCTACACGTTCGTCATCCGCTGAGCCCGGCGCCGCCTGGAGTCCCGTCGGGATGCCAGTGGGCTCCCGGTTGTCTCATCTGCGAGCCTTCCCAGCTCTCATCGTAGGCCTTGACGGCAGCGCGGATGCGCTCGTCGTTGTCCAGCAGCGGCAGCGCGCGCGGCGGCGCCTCGCACCACCATGCCTGGCGGTCGGAAATCGAATGCTTCTTGCCCTTGGAGCGGTACTGGATGCCCACGATCAGCATGCCCCGCTTGAACTTGGCCTCCACGACTTGGGCCCGCTCCATGGCCGGTAGCACGTCCACACCGGCATCCGACAACAGGCGCACGTCGAACCCCTCGCGGTAGGTCACGTCCACCCGCTTGAGCACCAGCCAGCCGCACACGGGCTTGGCGATGCGAATCTGGTAATCGCTCAGTCGCTTGCCATCCTCATAGAGCCTCACGATGCTGACTTGCACTGTCCAAATATACAGTATTTAGAAGGGGGGCTAAGCTGTTCTAGAATCCGCATACGAACAGCCCCCTTCCGAAAGAAGGGATCACCTGCGAAAGCAGGCTGGGGCTGTTGGGGTGCCGACGCACCCCCTCCGTGTTTGACGCAGGCCTCGCGCTCTGGCGCGAAAGGAAACAAACACAGGAACGAACTCCGTTTCCGGCGTCGGCCGGTTCATCATGCCGCAACGGTTGCGGCGTGGTCACTGGAGTTCGCATGCTGAAGATCACCGTCAAATGGGGCGCCTTTCGCCTGAACATCGACGCCACGGCCGTCATCGTGGTCATCGTGCTGGCCGCCCTCGTCCCTGACCTGGCTGAGCTGGTGGCGCTCGTGAAGTCCGCCGGCCGGTGAGCGCCTCCTCCACCCTGAATGTCCCAGCGGCATCGCGCCGGGACGCGGCACGCGCGCACTCAGAACTTCGGGGGGCGCTTGTAGATCGTGCGGTAAAGCTCTCGCGCCTGAGCTGTCGAGGCCGCCCGCGAGTTGGCATCCAGTTTGTCGCAGTGCACGCGGACGTTGCCAGCATCACCCATACCCACCTGCCTGCTGCCAGAGTGCAGCACCACGAGATACCAGGCGCAGCCCAGGATCGGGTTCATGGCCTGGCCGATGTACGGCGTGTCCACATACCCGAACGCGAGATTCCGCTGGGCCTGATAGTCCCCCTTCAGGGCCAGCGCCTCCACGGGCTTGAAGTTCTTGGGATCCGTCTGATCCAGCGCCCACGCGGAGCACGCGGCCAGCACCAGGATGGGAAGGAGTTTGCGCATGGCATCACTATAGCCCGCGCGGCGCGCCTGACGCGTCACCGTCAGCAGGCCTCAGCTTCCATAGTCCACCGCCACGATCCGCCGGCCCAGGCTGCCCACGGAGCACCGCTTGCGCTCGACCGGCAACAGCATGGAGGCGCGCTCGCCGTACAGCGCGTCCCACAGCTCCTGGAGCACATCCCACTCAATGTCATTCAGCGGCTCCACGCGCGGCATCACCACCAGCCAGCCGCCGGGCACCGAGAACAGCACCGGACACAGCCGCTCGCTGACGCCCGACCACTGCCACTCCTGCATGTTGGCCAGCAGGCCGTGGAGGAACAGCCGCCAGCTCGTCACGCGCGGGATCTTGACCGCCAGGCCGCCGATCAGCAGCACGTGGCGGGTTGCGCCCGAGCGCAGCGCCATATCACCAGGTAGCTGCATCGAAGCGCCCTTGTTCCACGTGAAAAGTCCCAGCGGGATACAGCCGGGATGCCGACAGGGCGCGGGCAATGCCGGCCTGTTCCGTTTGCAGCATGGCGGGCTCATTGACGAGGGGCGTGAAGACCACCCAGGGCGGCACAGGGTGCATCACCTGCCGCTCCCATTGTGTGGGCAGCACCAGCGTGGCGCCCTTGTTCGGGTCGAAGCCCTGGGCCCGCATCGTCACGGCGGCGCGCTCCCAGTACGCATCGGATTGGCTGGTGAACGCGGCCACGGCTCGCTCAATCGCTTCAATAGTCATGCTCGGCTGAGCCGGTCCCGTGGTCGCTGTTCCATATGCGCTAGTGAGGTTATGCAGCATGATTGCCCTCCGCGCGCAGCGGCGAGCCCTGCAGGCCGAAGCTGTCCAGCAACTTCAGGGCGTTCGCGCGCACGCTCTCGCTCTTGCGATACGCACAGAGCATGCGGATCATCATCGCCAGGCTTTGCTCGCGCAGGGAAGGCTCGCGCGGCGCGGCCTCCTCCAGCAGCACGAAAGTCAGGAAGAGCTGCTCGGCATCATTCAGGACGATGCTTCCATCTGGAAGTAAGGTGCCACCGGCTTCACGCACAGCAGCCATGACATCCTCGACAGAAAGGGGCTTGCGCGGCAGTTCGGGGGTGGGCACGGTATCGGTCATTGGGTCTCCTGCGCGGGTGCTTTGACCAGCGCGTACAGTTGGTTTCGGTGTTCATCCACGTCGCCGGTGGCGCGCACGCGGTTGGCCTTCACCAGGGCGGCCACCACGCTGCGCGGCGTCTGTGAGGCCATGCCGTTCTTGTGGACCAGCAGCAGGCGCTGGGTCTCGCGCGAGACCTTGAGCACGCCGCCAGCGTTCATGCTGGCCAGCAGCTCCTGCTGCGCAGCGCTGAGCTTCACGGCTTTTGGCACCCGCTCCATGCGTCCTGTTGGGATGCTGACGGGGGCCAACTGGGATGCCGCCGCGCCAGCGCGCACCGCCTCTTCGATCAGCGGCGTCGTGTCCACCTTCGGCGCGCGCTCGCCGGGCACGCCTGCCAGGTGGCGGAAGTCGAGTTTGGTGAGCGACACCTCTGTGGGGAACGGCCAGGCCGGTACCTGGGGCGTGACCCGCAGCTCAATGCGCAACACGCCGCGCGCGCCGCAGGTGAACTTGAGGAAGGAATACCGCCAGCCGTCGTGCTTGCCACCCACCACCACGCCAAACGTGGACAGCATGGTGGTGCGCCGGGGTGACCCCTTCATGCGGAAGCCGCTCATTGGGGCACCCGATGGACCCATACCTCAGAGCCGGTCTCAGGGTCTTTGTGCACCAGCTCCGGGCAGCACCAGCATTCCTGCGTGAAGGTGTGCTCGCGCGGCGGCGGCCGGGGCGACATGCGGCCGGCGTACAGCCCCTCGCCGTGGGCGTGCTTGATGAAATTGATCAGGCGCTGCTCTCCATCGGGCAAGTCCATCATGGCGCGCACCGCGCCGCGCAGGTCGAAGCTGGCGGCCCAGGTGGTGGCCATCGCATCCAGCGCAGCCATGGCGCGGTCTATCTGGGCCTGCTCTTCTGCGGTCAGCTTGAGATCCGGCATGAGTCAGGCCTCCCAACTCAGGGTCGCGCCCGAGGCCACGTCCGCCGGCCGTAGCGTGTGCGCGTCCAGCAACGTGAAGTGCCCGGTGCTCCAGCCGCCGGTGTCGATGAAGATCACGTTGTCCAGGGAGGTGACGCGCTCCACCTCCTCGTGGCCCACGACGACCGCGCGCACACCCTCCACCGGACCGTCAAACATGCGCTTGTACCGGTCGCGACTCCAGCAGCAAGCCGCCGTGGTGGGCGCGATCACCAGCCGCCCGGCCGCCCCCCGGCGGGCATCCTCTTCAGCCAGGCGCTGCTTGAGCAGGCTCCAGCTCGGCGCCGGACAGTCCGCGTGCAGCAGGCCCACCAGCCCGTGCTCGGTCTCCAGTTCGATCCCGATGGGCAGCTTCTCGAACACGGCCGCGCGCTCACCCCAGCGCAGTGGGTCGTCTTGAATGTTCCAGGATCCGCTGAAACCACGGCGGTAGTGCTCGCGATCCATCTGGCCGGCCGCCCAGGCGATGGCGGCCTCCTCGTGATTGCCCCGGATCGCGTGGAACCACGGCTGGCGCAACCAGGTCAGCGCCAGGTGCGACTCGGGGCCCCGGTCCACCAGGTCACCAACGCTGAACAGCCGGTCCTTGAACCCGTCGAAGCCCACGGCCACCAGCGCAGCATGCAGGCGCGAGAAGTGACCATGGATGTCCCCGACAATCAAGTCACGGCCGCCCGTGGCGTTCCGGCCGAAGTGCCCTATGGTGTTGTTCACGGCTTTCCGCGAAGGGCCAGCACTTGGCTCACCAGCGCCCCGACAACGGCCTTGAAGGCATCGCGCTCAGACTGGGGGCGTCCCTTCCACTTGTTGTAGCCCTTGATGCGAGCGTCCATTTCCCAGTACGCAGCCTCAGCGAGATCGTCCTCGCCGCTCACCTTCACCTTGGCCGATCCGCTGAATCCGGCGGTCTCGCGCAGCGACCGAATTTCGGCCACCGCCCCGGCATGGCCCTGGACGCCCAATTCATTGAAGATGTCTCGCAGTTGGGCTTCCGGCGTTGCCAGTTGGCCGGCGTCGGTTTCGGAATGGTTGGTGTTCGACATCAATAGTCCTTTCAGGCGATCAACGCCAGTTGTGCCGGCGCAGCGTCCGGCGATTGCGGGGTTTCATTCAGTGCGCCCTCGTCCAGTGAGATGCACGTCATTGCGGGGTCATCAAGCAGCTTGTGTTGCTTGCGGTCGAGGAACTGTTTCGCCAGGGCTTTGACGCGCGAGTAGTCGGCTGTCACGGCCTCGAACTCCCGGCCCGGGTCCACGATGCCGCTGGACTGCGACGCCTTGAGCCCCAACAGCGCGACCATGGGCGGGTCGCTTCCGTCGTCGCTGTTCAGGTAGATCGCGGTGACCTGCTCGGTCTGACCCTCCCGGTCCAGGCGCCCGATGAACTGCTCGTGCACCTTGGGCGACCAATCCAGCTCGCCGAAGACGGCCGTCGAGCAAACCCGCTGCAGATCGTCCAGACCGGCGCCTGAGCGCAGGGACATGAGCATGATCTTGCTGGTGCCGTCCATGAAGGCGGCCTTCGCGGCGACCTTCTGCTTGGGGGACTCGCTGCCCGTGTAGAGCACCGGGTTGAACTCGGCCAGCTCCTTGAGCCAGATGTCGTAGACCTCGCGGTGCCAGCCAGCCATGAGGATGCGCTCGCCGCCCTCCAGCAGCACACGCACGAAGGACGCCACGTGGCGGGCCTTGCCGACGCCTGTAGCGTGGCGCACGCGCATATCCAACTCACGCGCGGCCTGCCCGCGCTCCACGAAGCTGCCTTGCGTGGTGGCCAGCGCCAGCTTGCGCGCCAGGACCTCAATGTTGGCCATGGCCTCGGGGTCACTCTCGACCCGCTCGACCAGCGGGTTGACCGCCGGCATTTGCTGGCCCACGTCGCGCTTGGTACGGCGCAGGAACACGTGCTGCTCCCGCAGATAAGTCCCCAGCGCCTCGGGGTCTGTGACGCCCCACTTCCCATTCCCCAAGGCCGAGCACCACTCGCGGTGGAACTCCTCCGACTTGCCAAGCACATCCGGATCAATGCACTGCATGATGTTCCAGATCTCGCCGCCGTAGTTGTAGATCGGCGTGGCGGACAGGCCCAGCCGGTACTCCACGTTGTCGCTCAGCACCCGGGCTGCGTTGCCTTTGTCGCTGGCAGTCCCGGTGCGCAGCTCCTGCACCTCGTCATAGGTGACGGACTTGAAACCTGCGCGCTGGAAGACATCGACCCAGCCGATGAGCTGCGTGTACTTGAAGATCAGCACGTCCGCCGAATCGGGCAGGCTGTATGCCTTGCGGCTCTTGACCTCGTGCATGCGCAGCGTGGTGAACGCTTCCAGCTTTTCGCGCCACTGCTCGGGAAGATGCGTCTGGACCACGATCACGGCCGGGCGCGCCTCAACAAGGAGGGCAAAGCCACCGGCCGTGTACGTTTTGCCCAATCCGATGTCGTCCCCCAGGAGGAGCCCCCGTCGACGCCGCAGCACCTCGATAGCCTGCGCCTGATAAGGCCTGAGCACCTGCCCGTCCCGAAGCCCGGTGTAGGCCGGCGGCACGTAGCCGGGGCTCAGAATGCGCTCCATCTCGGCCAGGGTCTGCTCGTAGGCTTCGCGCCCGGCGCGCAGGATCTGCGCCTGGCCCTCGGGCATCTCCATGGGGTAGCGCGAGCAGAACCAGTCCAGGTCGGCCGCCGTTGGCTGGTCGGCTGGAAAGGCAAAGCTGCCTGTCTGGTGCTTCGGGATGCGCGGGAAGAGCTGCTTGAGCTTGATGGCGACGTGTGGCTCGACACCCTCCATCAGCCAATGCGTGCTGCCCAGGCGCAGCCTGCCGTAGGTGCGAAACGCCATCACAGCCACCCCCGGCTCAGGCTCGCCATGGTCGCGGGCTTGTTGAGGATGTCGCCGGGCAACCCCATCGCGACGCCGGTCACCAGGAGCAGCCGGGTCACGCGGTCGTGCTCCGCGTAACGCTTCAACTGGCGGTAGATGTCCATCTTGCCGCCCTTGATCTTCAGTTCCACGGCCAGCCCGCCGATCATGAAGTCGGGTATGTCCTTGCCAGACAGGCGGCACTCGCGCTCGTGCTCGATGCCGGCGGCCTTCAGCAGCTCCGCCAGCGCCGCCTGGGTGGCTTTCTCGTTCGAGAGGGGCAAGCGATTGCGCTCGACGATCTCAACGATGCGCGCGGCCGTGGCCTGGGCCGCCGGGTCCGACACCAACATAATGTGACCTTTCTGGAGGTGTGAATGACCGCAGTCAATATTTCTGAGGCGCGCACGGCGCCGGTGCGGGTGGGTGATGGCGTGATGTTCCTGGGCACGGCCGGCGACGCGCAGCAGACTTTCCTGATTTCCCGTGAGGCGCTCGAAGACCTCGCGCGGGCGCGCGAACACGTCGCTGACCTGATGCCCGTGTTCGACCAGCACCGCGACCACATCGCTGCTTGCGCGGCAAAGGCGATGGGCCACGCGCCCAACGCACAGGGCTGTATCGTCTTGAACTCGCGCTTTGTAGGGGGCTGAATGGCGCGTGAGCTGCATACCGCCGAAGAAATCCGCGCCGAAGTTGAACGGCTGCTGAACGGGCGCCGCAAAGTACCCATTGCCGTGCCGCTGCCGACGAAGCTGGCGATGCAGTCCGACCCCTTCGACGACCGGGGCGCGAACTGGATGATCCCCAGCGCGCCGGGTTTCGCCGCTGACCCCGAGGCGGTGAAAGCGGCCATCGTCGCGGTCAAAGAAAAGTGGGACATGGCTTGACACGTCAGGCCGCCTTGCGCATCTCGACCGGTTCGTACACATCCTGATAGTTCGCCGCAGTCACGTGGTACTGCAGCTCAGGCGGGACCGCATTGCCGATCATCTTCACCTGCTTTGTCTTGGTGAATACGCGGCCGTCGTGCCCGCGCTCGATGATGTAGTTGTCCGGCAGGCTGGTAGCGCGGGCCAGCTCACGTGGCGTGAGCATGCGCAAGCAGATGTCCACGATGACGTAAGGGCTCCCGTGGATCCAGACCGTCACCAGGGCCAGCCGGTCCTTTGTGGTGATCGTGTTCGCCGGCGCGCGGAGGTCAGACCACTGGCCGCCCTCGCTGTAGTACTCCATCAGGAACGCTGCGCAGCGCAGCGCGCCCTCCTCGTCTTCCTTGGACAGACTGACCTCGATCAACCCGAGCCGGTTGTTCGTGTCGATGGTCGCCGCCGGATCGCGCACGTCGCGCGCGCGGTTCGCATCATCGGAGTGATAGGCGGTCAGGTAGGCTGTAGTCAGAGCCTGATGCCCCCCTGTGGCGACCGTGGGCGCAGCATCGCGCAGATCGGTCGGGGCGTGTCCGGTGGTGTTCGTGACCAAGGTGGCCACCGCCACGCCGTGGTGCTCGCCGCCCGCGCTCACGACCTGCAGCGGGGCCTTCGGATCACGGGCATCGCAATTGTTTCGCAGGTGAACCATGGTGGCGGTGGTCAAGCGCTGCTGGCTGCCCGTGGTGGTGATCACGGAGACCGGATCCGTCGCCGCGTGCGCAGGCGTAGTGTTGAATCCCCCGTTCGCCTGCTCGACGAATGCCGTGACCAACGCGTGCTTTTGCGTACCCACCGTCACGCCCAGCGGCTGCCGCACATCCGCCACTCGCGGGGCCTGCCCCTCGCGCTCTCCATAGCCGGTAGGCACCAGGGTGGCGATCACCGGGGCCAGCTTCACCCCCGTGCTCGGGCGCTGCGGCGTGCCGCCCGCCGTGATGACCGGCGCAGGCTGCTCTACGCTGCTCCCAGGGCCCTCCCCTTGCAGCTTCGCAAGGAACGCCGTCGCAACGGCCTGGCCGCCGCTGCCATTGGCTGTCACAGCACCCACCGGCGCCCGGACATCCTTTGCGCCGTCGCCCCAGCGCTTCACGCCGTCCGCCTTGCCGTCACCGTGGCCGGCCTGGACCATTGTGGCGGTGGCCAGCATCAGCTCACCACGGTGCGCACACGTCACCGTGGGAAGGGGGTCAATGGGACCGTGCATCCGATCCGCGCCCTGATGAGTCGCTGGCACGACCACCGGGGACGCGACCATCAGCTCACCGCCCTTTGCCGTCGTGATGACGGGCATCGGGTTGTGGATACTCAGCGCCCGGTCGCCCGCCTTGGTGTGGGTCACGGGCACGATGAACGGGTCAGCGGTCTTGAGCACGAACTTGTCCAGCCCGCGTGCCACGCGGCGCAGGGTGGCGGGAGCGAGGGGCTTGGACCGCGCGCCGGGCTCGCCAGTGACAAAGATGCTGCGCCCCTTGAGGTTCCAGTCAATGCACTCGTGTGCGCCGCGCCAGCGCTTCTCTGTCTTGGCTTTGGGCTTCTCGACCATAACCGGCTTCGGCCAGACGATGGGGCGGCCATCACAACGCCCGATCATGAACAGCCGGTTGCGCCGCTGCGGGACATTGAAGTCGGCCGCGCAGAGCACCTTGTCCTCTACGTCGTAGCCCATCTCGCGCAGGATCCGCAGGAACCGGCGCCAGGTCTTGCCCTGGCGCTTCGGGTCGGGGATCAGGAACTGCTGGTCCACCGGCACGCGCTCGCCCGGCGCGGCCACCACCTCAACCGTTTTGGTCGTGACCTTGCCGGACTTCGATATGGTCTGCTGCTCCACCATCTTGATGACACGGCGGGTAGCCTTGTCACGCTTGGCGATCAGCGGGCCCCATTTCCGGATCTCCTTGACGTTCTCCAGCGTGATGACCTCGGGGCGCACAGTGCCCGCCCATTTGATCGTCACCCAGGGCAGCGACCGAATCGCCTTGTCACGCGGCTGGCCGCCCTTGGCCTGGGAAAAGTGGGTGCAGTTATGAACAATCAATCCCTCAACGATGTAGCTCTCGTCTTCCTCGACGCTGATGTTGAACACCTCGGCGGTTTCACCCAGATCTACTTGCTCCCGGATCGGCGACCACTCGCGGCCCTCTTCCCGAAAGGTTTGAGCGTGCCCGGCGCACACTTCATCGCGCCACTTCACCGTGTATATCTCCCGTGCATTCACTACACGGCCCTGGATGTTGTTCCGGTTCGCAGACCTGTAAACCGTCGGCGACTTACCGAGGGCGCTGGCCAGTGCCTTCATGCCGAACGCCAGCGCGGGAGACACTGTTTGGCACTCGTGCAGGTCACCGTTCGTCCATCCGTCGGCCGACATATAGCCATTCAGAAACGCCGCTTGCAGTTCCGTGCTCATTCCCAACACCCAGGCGGGAACTCGTTTTGCTTCTGCCCTGTGCCCAAACTCGCCGCGCAACCACTCGACAAGCCCCCTATGGCTCGTCGCGAATTGGTATGCCGTGCCCGTCGGCCGCTCGGTCCACGCCAGCTCATTGAACTCGCACCGCTCGCCCGCGCGCGGCCATTGCGCAAGCACAGAACGCAGCGACTCGACCTCGTGCCGGCCGCAAGTTATAACCAACTCGGCCCGGTCGGAGCTGAGGCGGGACCAGCCATCCCCGGCATATCGCCCGGCCAGCCAAAGCAGTTGAGGTGTGATCTCCATGCCGCGCCCGGAGACCGCCGGAACCTCGGCTTGAGGATAGGCCGTTGGCGTTGCCCAGTACCAGCCCTTATCCAGTTCGCCGGCCTTCACCCAGTCTTCCGGCTCAAGGGTCCGTTGGTAGCCACGCGGCTCGGTCTGCCAAGCGTCACGTCGCCTCCGCGCCAGGAACGGATGCTCCTGGCTGACGACAACACCCGGGTGCCCGTGCCCCCGGATGGACAGTACAGGCTTCACAGCGGTCATGGTGCTTGTGACGCGTCGCCACCTGTTCAGATGGGTGATGACCTCATCGCCTACTTTGATTTCTTCAATGGGTGTGTAGCCCCGGCGAGTCAGCACGAGCGTGCCAGCCGGGAAGCAGTCTGGGCTGACGTGGAAATACCCCACCGGCCGCGCGCCGCACATCTCGCGCGGGTTCAACACGCGCACGTCCTCGATGTAGTGCTGAGTCTGCGGGTGGTTCGCCCGGTGGCAGGACATCGCGTCATCGTTGTGGTTCGCCGCAATGTCAACATGGCGGCCAATGGCCTTCTCGATGCCGGTGCAGCTCCCGCCGGCGCCGGCGAACAGCACGACAACCAGCTTGGAGGCAAGGTTCAGGATGAACTGGGGGTGTTGCATGAATCTGGTGTTCAGTTGGATAGAGGGATGGGGGTGCAGGTGTAGGGCAACATGAGCGGGTGCTCCGGTGTGCCGTCGGGCAGAAGTCGCAACGCGTGCAGTGGCACGTTCGACTGGCGCAACCGGATGCGCACAACCTCGGGCCGCTGGAGGCCGCGCGCGTTCGCGCCCCAGGCGCAGATCACCGGACCACCTGTCCGCAAAGCGTTCAGCGCGGCGCGGATGATGAAATCGTCATCGCCCACGGTCTGGCCGGGATAGCCAGCCTTCTTTAGGTCGGCGGGCTTGGTGGCGCGGTAGGAAAAGAGGTTGACCACCTCAAAGCCGCCCCACCCCAGCCGGCGGCCGAAGCCGATCAGCTTGCGAATCGTCGGATCGTCTTTCTCGGCGTCAGCGGTGCTCGGATTGAGCATCACAACGCAGGCTGTGGGCAGCTTGGAATCCCATTGGCGGAGCAGCGTGTGGCGATAGGTTCCACAGGGCGACAGCAGTGCGGTCCGGTTCATAGCAGCAGCTCCGACCGGTGCAGCTTGACGGCATCGTCTTTCAGGTTGACGGTGACGGGACCATTACGCCCATCACCGGTCATGGTGCCGTGCAGAGCTTTCCTCTCAGCCGCATTCAAGTTGCGCCATTTCGCTATGTCGAAGTCGCCGAACAGCAGTCCACGCGGCTCCCTCCCTTGCGAGCGACCGAATGAAATGCCGTGCCTCTCGCACCACGCCTCGGCGGCGGAGTTGGCTTGGAACGTCCCCACCTCATTGAAGACCTTGATCATGACCGTCCCTCGATGCGCCCCGTGGGCGAGTGAATAACGCCGAGCGCACACGCGCGCCAGAGCAAGGTGTCTACCGTGGCGACGCGCCAGGTGGTGGCGACTGCGAGCCGTTCGCAAAGGGCTTGCACAGTGCAGCCCTCGCGATCAGCCAGGCGCTGAAGGTGGACATCGGGCTTTGCCACGTCGGCGCCAAAGTTTTTTGCCAGGTGGTACTTGGTGATGCCGCCGATCCAAGGCAGCGACTCGCAGAAGTCCAGAAGCCGCAGACCTACTGCCGGGTCGTCATGCGTGAGAACGATAGCCATGAGCTGCGCATACAGCGCCTCGCGCTCACGCCAGATGCGCTCAATGGCGCCGGCCTTGCCCACGTGCTTGAAGACATCAAGTACTGGAGTTCCAGAGTCCAGCGCGTCCTGCACGCGGTCGTAGATTCGCGCCGCCACGGTGTTTTTCATTCCGCTGTTGCAGATCACAAAGATGGCTTCGGAGGCAAATTCGTCCGCGTCCATGGGATGGGTGAGTGACTCAGCCCATGCAATGTCTTCCTCTCCTTGTTCGCCCAGCAGGTGCACCACGTGCAGGAAGTCATCAGTGGTGATCATTGGGAGGGCTCCGTCCACAGCGGGGCCTTCACGGTCTGCACCACGTCACCGCCCTGAGTCACCGCCCACGGAAGCTCCTGCAGCTCTGCCATTGCTGAACACGAGAACAATGCGAATTTGCGACTGGGGAACTCCCTGAGCAGGCGCTCGACTTCGGCCCGGGCCTGCTCGATAGTTCCCTGCTGAAGCACCGTCGGCCGGCGGAAGTCCGGGATCCGCACCGGGTTGCCGGATTCGGGGGGAATCGGCTTGTTGTGGATGATGCTCGGCCAGGCCGTCCGGCTCGTCACGTCGAGGATCAGGAACATGACGCCCTCTTCACAGCCACAGTGGGCCCCTCTTCATGCCATTTACGGGACACGACAGGCAGTGCCACGAAGGCGGCGCTTGGCGATGCCGGCGCTGGCCGCGCCAGACGGTATTTCCCCAGCGTGTTTCGCTCCAGGTAGCCTTTGGCCTCCAGGATCTTGGTGAAGGTCAGCGCGGCGTTGTCGCTCTTCCAGCCGAATCGCTTGGCAATGCAGGCGTGCGTCGGCAATTGGTCGTTGTCGGCCAGGAACGAGCGCATGAAGTCCAGCACCTGCTGCTGGCGCATGGTCAGGGGGGCGTTGAGCTTCATACGGCCTCCTCGAACAGACCAGCCTGGGCGGCGCGCGCAGCGGCCTCACGCAGTTCCTGCTCCCGGCGCTGCCGCTCCCTGATCACCTCGCCCTCGGCCCACTCGCACCGCGCCCGCGCGATGTCGAGATAGCCCAAGGGATTGCCCTCACCGTCATCGTCGATGTCGATGCCGATGAAGTTGAACCCCTCCAGGATGGCGGATGCGCCGAAGCTTCCGGACCCCACGTAGATGTCCAGCGTGGTCCCGCCGGGGGGCGTGATCATGCGCTGCAACCAGCGGCCAACAGCGATGGGCTTGACTGTGGGGTGAATGTTGCGGCGTTGCTGCACCCGGTTGAACCCACCCTTGCCGTGGGAATCGGTCTTGCCAGCAGCAGCAGCAGCAGCAGCAGCAGCACAGCCTCGGCCGACAAGCTGCACGGACAGTCCATCAAGCCCGGCCTCGCGCTCTGCCGTGCTCGCCTTAGCGCAGTAGAAGAACCGGGCGGCACTGCCAGCGTCAGCATGGAACGCACCAGGCACCCGGGCGTACTCGCCGGTGATCAGGCCCACGCTGGCCGCGCTAGGCTCGGTGCCTCTCACCGGTGTTACAGCGCCGGCCTCGGTCGGGAAGTGCGCCAGTACCCCGTCGCTGCCGTCGTGCAGCAGGTTGGCAGGCCAGCGGCCCTCGGCGCGCACCACCTGCGGCGCGTCGGCTCCGGTGGAGTTCATCCCCCAGCCGTCGCTCCCGTCCCGCGCGCTGCGATTCATTGTTCGAAGCTGGGCTGCGTCAGCGATAGGATCGACCGGGATGCGGCAGGCGTCGATGTTCAGGCCGCCGGTGCCGTGCTTGAGCACATTGGCCGCCACGGTGCCGGGGAACGGCTTGCGCGCCAGGACGATCGGCTCCCAGGCGGGTTTGACGGCGGTGCCCCAACCGTCCCAGGTCGCAGCCTCTGCCGTGGCTGGCGCCGTCACATCAGCCACTCCATTCGCGGTGAGACCTTTGCCGTACACCTGATTCTTGTCGCCCAGGTTTTGTCGCTCGCGTCCATCGAGATAGCGGTCGCGCTGGCCGACGACCTCACGCTCAGCGCCAGCCGCCTTATCAATCGCCTTTCCGATGTCCAGCGACTTCGGCATGCCCGAGCCGTACACCCAGGCGAACTGGTCCCGAATCTCAAACCCGGCCAGCCGCATCGCCAACACAGCCATGTCGTAGGTCCGCGTGCCCGAGAACGCGAACACGTGGCCGCCGGGCTTGAGCACGCGGAACACCTCGCGCCAGACCGCCGGGCCCGGGACGAAGCTGTCCCAGCCCTTGCCCATGAAGCCGCTGGCCTTGTGGTCATAGTCGTCCCCAGCCAGCCAGTGGCGCAGCACCTCGGCCATGTCGGGCTCGCGACTCAATCCATAGGGTCCGTCCGTGACCACGCTGTCAACGCTGTTCGGCGTCATCCTGCGAAGCACCTCAATGTTCGTCCCCTTGTGCAACTCGAAGGTCATTGCGTGCGCGCCTCCGCCAAAGGGGAGCCAAAATCAAACAGCGGGTGGGTCACGCCAGCCTTGTTCTCCGCAAGCCGCGTCTTGAACTCCATCAGTCGCTCGTGCCGGCTCAACATCTCTGACGCGTCCGCGCACGCCCGGGCCGTGTCATCGGCCGCATGAACCAGCTTTGCGCCGTTCTTCAGCTTGTCGGTGAAAACCTTGCCGTTGATCTGCTGGGTACGCTGCACCTCGTCGGCCAGCGTCTGGGCCACGGCCAGCAGGCGCTGCGCCGTCCTGATCGACGGCACGCCATGGGCCAGGTACTGCATCAGCATGGCGATCTGCTGGTTGGTGGTCTGGGTGATCAGGTCCTGAACGTGGCGCATGGCCGCGTTGCGTTCGGCCGCCTTCGGGTCGCGCTCAGGCTCATCACTCAGACCGAACAGGAAATCCATCGACACGCCATAGGCCACGCTGGCGCGGATCAGGATCTCGTGCGGCGGCAGGCGCTTGCCCTGCTCCGCGAGCGAGAGCTGGGTGCTGTTGCGATAGCCCAGTTTGGTCGCGGCCTCGGTCTGATCCCAGCCATTGATGTTGCGCGCCTCAACCAGGCGCCGGCCGATTTCCTTGCGCAGCACCGCATTGCCTTCAGCGCGCGTCGCCGGCGGGGGCAGGCCTACCGGCTTGCGCCGCTGCTTTTTGGTGGTTGGCAACAGTCCTTCAAACATGGCTGTTCCTCTGGTGTTCTTCCCAACGCTCCAGCGCCCAGCGGGCGGCCTTTGCGTCGCGGGATGTGGGTTTTTCTGTGGCGATCTGGCGCCAGGCCAGGATCTGAAGCGCGTAGCCGCGCGTGAACACGTCGGCCTTCTGCTCGGCCGTCGCATGTTTGTAGGCGTCGGTGTAGTGGTTGCAGGAGGAGCAGCCCCATACCGTCCAGAAATCGGACACCTTGTAGCCAAGGCCCTTCCCGCGCGCCACGCCCGCGCCATGGCATGCCACCGTGGTCATGGAATCACGGTTGCAGATCGGGCTGGCCAGCAGGCAGGGCTTTCCACGGGCGAGGTCCAGCAGGGCGCGGTTCTGGAGCCGGGGCGACTTGGGCGCCGCGCGCACGACCTGATCCACTGCTCGGCTGATGACGCCACGCCGGGCCTCATCCAGACGGCGGGTCAACAGCAATGCCTGGCGTGCGTTGCGTTCGTTGGCTCTTACCATCTTCTCCCGTATGCGGGCCGCTTCGCGCTTCGCATTGAACTTCTCGATGTTCACCTTCATGCGAACCTCAGCAGCTCGGCCACGGCCGCATCGACTTCATCGGGCGTGAGGTGGTCAGCCTTGCCCAGCATCTGGAGGCCCACATCAATCACGTGGCTGTAGACCTGGGAGAACTGGATGTTGTCCATGGCCTTCCAGTTGATCGAGACGGGCTTCAGCTCGAACCCGCCATCCAGGTTGAACACCTGTTTGTAGTAACCAGCCTTGATCGTCAGGTTTCCCCGAAACGTGTCGAAGTCCTTCGAGATCGGCACACCGTCGACAGCATCGACAACGGGCTCCCACAGGTTGAACAGGAACCGGAACAGGGCCAGGCCCTTGCGGTGGAACTTGTTTGTGCGGTCCTGCGTCACCTTGACGCGGAACAGGCCGCCGACCTGGGCCAGGTCCAGCATGGACTGCTCCTCTTGGGGGGTCGCGGGCACCAGCGCTACACCGGACGGATCGAGGCGCATCAGCAGCTCAACAGCCATTGCCGACTCCCTCAACCGTGAAGCCGCCGCCGTCCTTCTTGGCGCGCTTGCGCACCAGGTAGAAGCGGAACGGGAATTTGGATGCGGCCACCTTCAGCTTCACGGCGGCGTCGTCCTCCATGAAGCCCTTTGTCTCGTGGGCCTCCAACTCGTCGTTTGCCAGCATCACGAAAAAATCGACCGTGAGGAACGTGTTGTCGGCCAGCCGCAGCTTCAGCGCCTCGTAGCTGTACCACTGCACCTCGCCGGCGAGCAGCCGGGCCTGCAGGTGCGCCGCGTACTCCTGCTCCAGCTTGTTCATCCCCTCCTGGGGCTTCACGCGCCCACGCGCAACGCGTCCACCGGATGTACCGCTGGCCTTCATGCGCGCGTTGTAGTCGGCGGCACTCATACGATCTGTCATCACGCATCTCCCGTGATGACGAGTGCGCGGCACACCAACACATCCGAGACACGCTCACCGGCGCGGCGGCGGTCGAGAATGTTGTTTGCCCACGCCCGGCTGATCGGCGGCTCGCAAGGCGTTGACGGCCGCACGCAGGCGATCTGCCGCCTCGGCACCGCGCTTCTTTGCGATGTCGGCAAAAACGCCTCGTAGCCACTCTTTGGCACGCTGGAGTCCCTGCTCAGCAAGCCGCTCTCGATACCGGCGATACCATTCGCGGACTTCGCACTCATGACGGTAGCGCTCGTGTTCATTGGGCTGCTCCCCCATGGTTCATCTCCGTTTTCGTGGGCAGCAGGTGGTCCAGGCGAACCAGCTCAGCGGCCTCATCGCCGCCCGCGTCGCCCACGGCGCGGGCAATGGCTTGTTTCAGTCCAGCCAGCCCTTGGTCGAGCACGATGCCGCCGGCGCGCCGCTGGCGGGCCAGCTCGTCGTGCTTTTCGATCACAGCGCGCGCGCGGGCCGCGTTGGCGCTGCGCAACTTGCCCGACATTGGCAAGGCACGGGGCCCGTTGTCTGGGTGACCGTCTGTGCACACCTTGCGCGGCGCGCATGCGCGACAGATCGCCTCCAGTTGCGGCAGGCTGGGCGGGAACTCAGGGTGCATGACCTTCACCCGGTCCAGCGCACGGCGGATGGTGTCGTCGTCGAACTCGTTCAGGCCTTTTGCCCAAACGCGCTGGGTGCTCAGCATGCCCTCGTCCTCACCGTCGGCATTGAGGACGCCGTTTGAGTACTTCGACAGGAACAAGCCGCCGTAGCAGCCGTGCAGCACCTGGAAGACCCGGCTGACACGGCGCAACGTGTGCGCCAACGCGTTCGCATGCTCCGTCGCGGCGGCTGCGAGATTGCCGGGATCAGGGGTTTGAATGGGCTTAAGCATTGAAGTCCCCTGCCTCACGGGAGGCGCCGAATACGACTGCTGACGCACCCGCGAACCTGGGCGCACCGCCAGCAGATCCGGCGACACGGGTGGTGTTCCGCTGTGCAAACACATCGGTCCAGCTATTGCGCACGGACGCCATGAGCACCTCGTGAAGGTTTTGCCCGTCGTCGTGCAGCTTTTCGAGCTTCGCGAGAATGCCGCGCTGTGCGGCCAGCGTGTACGGCGCGCGCGGGTGCTTCGCCCAACGGTTCTCCTCGAACTGGCCCCATGCAACGGCATGCGGCGCAAGCCAGTCAGGTAGCACCAGGTTGCGGTTTGCCATGTCGATGGGGGGCTTACGCGGTGGCTTTGTTTCCGTGGCTGCACCAGCACCACCGGGCGCGCCAGCGCTGGGGGTTGTAGGGGGTGTACCCCCTACAGAAGGTGGAGTAGAGAGGAGTGGCGTAGGGTGAATTGCGAGCCCATTGGGACCCTGATCTGCTCCCACCGTGGATCCCAATGGGATGCTGTCGGTGGCATCGGCTTTTGGCGCGGCCTTTGCCACCTTCGGTGCGCGCGCCTTCGGTGGTTTTTTTGCAGGCGCAGTGCCTGCTCCAGCCCGCTTCGTGAAGTACTTCGAGTCAGGGTGGATCGTAAAGAGCAGGTCACGCGCGATCTGAATCTGATCGCGCAGGTGAGAGTCGTCAAAGGTCGCGCCGTGCTTCTTGGCGTTGCCGTACCCGCTGCTGATGCGCATGCCCAGCTTTTCGAGCCAGGCTTCCAATGCCTTGACCGCAATGACCTCGTGATACAAGCGGCCGTCATCGCACAGCACGAAGCCGCGCAGCACGTCTTCCTTCAATTCGGCCCACCGGTCTGGGGGGCACATGGCAGCATCGGCCAGAACGTCGTCGTCATCCTCCAGCGAGGCCGCTGGCGTCTCCTTCCATGAGGCAGTCCACAGGTTTACCATGTAGAAGGCCAGCTCGGGCCTGCGCTTGGCGATCAGCCACGCGCGCGACTTCCGAAGCCGGTCAACGTCTAGCGGCATGTAGTCGAAGCCGCCGAGAAAGCAATTTGCAGGTGTGAGTGGGGCGCGCTGATTCATTTTTTCTTTTCCTGCTCACGAACCTTCGACCAGCAGATGCCGCAGAAGTAAAGCCACGGGTTCCCACTGGCCCGCCCCACCGCCAACTCCATGGCGTCGAGCACTTCATGGAACCCGGTCTTTTCTATGAACATGCGCACGCTACGCACCTCGGGCGCTGGCATCTTCTTTTTCCGGGCGCCGTACATGACGCGCAGCACGGTGAATGCCTCCTCGTCCAGGCGCTCGCGCTTGGCCTGCAGCACGGCGTGATAGCCCAGAACCTGAGCCTCACGCTCAGCGACTTCCGCAGCCTTGGATGCCAGGGATTGAGGCGTCACGGTGAGGTCGGTGGCGCCCTTACCCAAGTTGCAGGGCTCGCACGCCGTCACGAGGTTGTCTGGATCGTTGGTGCCACCCAGTGCGACCGGATGGATGTGGTCCACGTGCAGAAGAACACCCGGGGGGTGAGCGCCGCAGTACTGACATTGGAATCCGTCACGCTTGAAGACATCGAAGCGAACCCGCTTCGGGATGGCTACGCGCACTGCGGGCGCTGCATTCACCGATTGCGTCATACAGCCCCTCCCCGCACATACAAGGGCTTGGGGCTGCCGTTGCTGGACAGCGCGGGGGCAAAGTGCCCGGTTTTGAGGATCCACAACCTGCGCAGCGCGGCCTGCGTGACCTGGCCCCATGCCCGTTTGTCCGGAGGGGGCGGCAGGTCAGGCTCAATCACCAGGCGCACGGCCTCGATGGTGAATTCCTGCTTGTGCGGAATGGTCTGGACCTGGGCCAGCAGCTTGTCGGCCGCTTGCTCGGTCCAGCCCGGGTTCTTGCGGTCGGCGCGCGCGGCGGCGCGCTCCATGCCCAGCGCGCCACGGTCGCGGGCCTGCTCGAAAGACATCGCGATCTGCTTCATCAGTGACGCCCTCCGCTCGCGGTAACGGCGTCGTGCATCTTGTGTGCAGCGTGCTCGACAGCGCTGTCGGTCACGCGCGCGCTGGCCTCGCGCGCCCGGGTGCAGGCGACTTTCACAGCGCGGCCCAGATCCACAGAGAAGGCCGATCCACCTTGCGCATCCAGTGCCTGGGTGATCGCGCTCAGTGCCCCTCGGATGACGCGGACATCGGGATGGGCGGCGGTGTGATCGAAGGCGATGGCCGTGGCGATCATCGTGAGCACCACGCTCAAGCCGCGAAGCATGCCCGGCTGCTGCTCCCCGAGCTGCATCAGGCAGGCGGTCTCGTCCACCAGGAGCGCATTGCTCCAGAGTGCCCGGGTCTTTTGCACCAACTCTTCGCGGGCGATTTCATGCTCGGTGCGGCGGTTACGCACGCCGCTGAGCTTGATCCCACGGTCAATTACGTCGTAGAGGAGCATCAGGCCTCCCCGGGGGCTTGACTGCGCAAACCGGCCAGCAGGCAGTTCACGGCGGCGATCAGCTCCACGGCCTGCTTCTCGACCTTGCGCAGCTCATTCGTCGTGACCTGTTCGCCCTTGGTGCCACGGCGCGATGTCGCCGCGCCAACCTCGGCCAGCACGTCGCCGAACTCCTTGGTCAGCCGCATGATCATCTCGGCGGTGACGCCTTCGCAGTCCACGTCGACCCGCAGCGCCACATGGCCCAGCTCGGCCGCAAAGGCATGCAGGATCGAGTAGTCGTCGGACAGCGCCATGACATCGCGGGCCTCTTCGATGAACAGGCCGTGCGTGGTGTTGTTCGGGTTGACCTTGTGCTGCAGCGTGCTGCCGCTCATGGGCACCAGCACGCCGCGCGCGTTCATCCTGGACGGCATGCGGCCAGCCAGCGCATGCGGCCCGCCCTTGTACCGGTGAACCGTGTGATACGCCGCGTCGCGGACGCTCATCACGAATGGGGTGGCGAGAAAGCGTCCCAACTCGCCATTGAGGTAAGTGTTGAGACGGTGGACAGTAGCGTTCATGAACTCATCCAATGGTGAAAAGCAAAGACCCGGCGCTCTTGTCGGCGCTCGTGAGGTCGGGAATGGCTGCGCTGCTGGCGTGCAGAGCGAAATCGTTTTTGTGGTTCGGGGTGTGCCTCGTCGCGCGCGACCAGTGGGCGGGTGGGGCGTGCGGCCGTCGACGGTCAAGCGGCTGTTGAGAATTCCGCAGTGAAATCACGAAGCCCCCTCTTGCGAAGCCTGTTTTTCCAGCGCTGCGCGGGCCGCTGCAGGGATACGGGTCTCATAAAGGGACTGCAAAGCACGGTAGTTTTTCGACATCACGTCGCTCACCGCACCGCGCAAAATCTTGCTGATGTGAGGCTGTGGAATGCCCGTTTCAGCCTCAATCTGCGACTGAGTGAGACCGTGCCGGCACAACGCTTCGACGTAATCCTGTGCTTCCATTTGAATATTCCTTAACGACTATTCTGCCAGTCTTTCAGGAATATGCAAATAGGATTGAATCGGGGGATGGAACTTTTTGGAGACCGCCTTCGTCAGCGCCGGAAGAAGCGCGGCCTGTCCCAGCAGCAACTGGCCGACCGCTCAGGAATCGGTCAGTCGTTCCTTTCCAAGCTCGAAAGCCACAAGGCCCAGGCCACCACTGAAATACTTGCGCTGGCCGCCGCGCTTGAGTGCACCCCTCAATGGCTGCGAAGTGGAGAGGGGCCAGAAGAAGGCATTCCCGGAGAATCAAACGTCAAGGACGTTCACTCAAAGGGAGGGGTACCAGTGATTTCATGGGTAAAAGCCGGAAATTGGGCCGATATAGAGGACGCGTTTCTCGCCGAGGACGCTGAGAGCTGGGTCGATGTTTACAGGGGCTCTGTAGGCAAGCATGCCTTCGCACTTCGCGTCGAAGGCGACAGCATGACAAGCCCCATTCCAGGGGATCGCCTGAGCTTTCCAGAGGGCACGATACTGATCGTGGACCCCGACCGGGAGGCCAAGCCTGGCGACTTTGTTATCGCCAAAGACGTTATTACGCAACAGGCCACGTTCAAGCGGCTCATGTATGACGCCGGCCGCTGGTTCCTGCGTCCCCTCAACCCAGCCTACCAAACCCAGGAAATTGATGATCCTGGCGTGCGCGTCATCGGCCGGGTCATGGAATTTCAGATCAACCACAAGCTGTAACCCACCCCCAATTCGAGGGGTCGGGTAAATACTTAGAAAATATTCCACATTGAATATTCCTAAAGGCTTGACAAAGTAATTCCTATCGGAATAATCGCACCTATCCAAACGGAAAGGTAGCGATGCAAACACAAGCAAACAACGGCGGCGGAACCCTGATCGCCGATCTCATCAGCCCCATTGGCTGGCTGGGCGCCTGCCTCGTTGTGGCCGTGATCGGCTGCTCGCAAGCCATGGACATCGCCGACAACAGTGGCGAGTGGCCCACGGCCGAACACCTCTCTCAAACCCAGAAGCAGGAAGCCGTCCAGGCCCGCCGCGACCGCGCAGCGCAGGCCATGTGCACCGCTGACCACGGCCCGCAGGCCCTGGCTCGCTGGGTCAACACCACCACCGCCGAATGCGTCAACTCGCGCGGCCGTCTGCTGTCCCGTCAACCCCAGGAGCAAGCTCATGCACACCGCTGAAACCGTCGCCCAGTTCCCGACCGACCGCGCCTCTATCCGGCGTCTGGCCCAGAACCATGCTGACGCGGGCCAACCGCTGCAGGTGGGTCTGTTCAGCAACATCACCGACCAACTGGCTTACGAGCACGCGTACAACGCCCGCGCCCGTGACCTGGCCGGGGAGATCGCTGAATGCGCTTGACCAAGGCCATTACCGGCGCCTTGCGCAAGCAGTGGCGCGCCAGCACGACGCGCCGTCTTGTGCGGACATTCGCGGCCAGCCGCACTGTGACGCTGCTGGAAGAGATCGACGACGACGCCCGGACCCTGCGCCACTACCGCGACGTGGTGATCCCCGCGCGGCTGAGCCAGCTTGCAGAAGAAAAGAAAGCACTCCTCCCGCAGCTCTTCGAGCTGATGGACGAGCCCGTCACCCAGATCCGCCCGGAGGCATCTCTCTCGAAAACCCAGCAAGCGCAGTACCCCCGGGGCGGCTGGACCCCCTCGAAAGAGTTGCCTCCGGGCCCCCTATTCCCCACCAACAGGACTCCGAACGTATGAACGCCCGCACACCCGAGGCCGCTCTGGCGCTGCCCGTCGAAGCCGCCTCCCTGACGATGGGATTCGGCAACTTGCAGCAGTTTGAGTTCATGCAGCGTGCCGCGCGCATGATCACGGAATCGACATTGGTCCCCGCGCTGTACCGCCGCTGGGTGCCCGAGAACAAGTCCAAAAACGCACCACTCGTCGAAAACGTAAACGCGCTGTCCAACGCGATCATCGCGCTGAACCTGGCCACCCGCATGCGCGCCGACGTGCTCGCGGTGATGCAGAACCTGAACATCATCGAGAACCGCCCGTCTTGGGCCAGCACGTTCGTGATCGGGATGATCAACGCTTGCGGCCGGTTCACCACCCTGCGATTCGTCGTGACCGACCTGGGCGACAAGGAGGTGACGTATGCCGTAGGCCGCTGGGAAGACACCCCCCAAGGCTCGCGCAAACGGTACACCAATGAGACCGCCGTCGTTCGCAATTTGAGCTGCGTGGCGATCTGCACAGACATTGCCAGCGGCGCCGAGCTGCGCTCCCCCACCGTCGATGTGGAGATGGCAGTGAGGGAAGGTTGGTACGGTCGGGACGGCAGCAAATGGCAGACCATGCCCGAGCTGATGCTGCATTACCGATGCGGCGCCTTCTTTGGACGCCTGTACGCTTCTGACCTCCTCATGGGTTTGCAAACGGCAGAGGAACTTCGCGACCTTGGACTGCTTGAGCCCCAAGCCGATGGCACGTATCAAGCGGCATCTGACCTGCCCCCGCAACACACACCGCCCCGCGCTGAAGGTGTTGCCAGGCCGCAATCCCGTAGCGCATCGGCTGTTGCTGCCGCCCCGGCCGTCGACGAAGAGGCAGCTCAAGTGGCGCCAGCGGCCGATCAACCCAGCTCACCGCCCCCGCCGCCCGCACCGGCGGCAACGCCCGCGCAACCGGCCGCAGAACCGGCATCGCCGCCGTCCCCGCCCGCCAGCGAAGGCTCGCGCAAGTTCCTGCTGAACAAGTTCAAGGTGCAACCGGCCGCGTTACTTGCCGCGCTCCTGGACGCTGGCTATGTTGGCGCTCAGGGCAAAACTGAAGCCGACATCGTCAAGATCGTCGACAGCGGCAACCCCGCGTCGCTCGCAGGTCTCACCGACGCCCAGTTCGCCCAGGTCAAGGCCAAACTTCCCAAGCCGTGATGAACGCCGTACTCACCACGCCCCCGGCCGCGCTCATGCCCAACACCAAAGGGCTGACGCGCGACGAGGAGACGCACACCTACTACTGGCAGGGCCGCGTTGTCCCCGGCATCACACGGCTGATGGAGCCCATCCACAGCTATGACTCTGTACCCGACTGGATCCTGGAGCGCAAGGCCGATCTGGGCCGCCAGGTGCACTACGCGTGCGAGCTGTGGGACCTGAACGATCTGATCGAGGAGTCGCTGGATCCGTCCATCGTGCCCTACCTGGCCGCCTACAAGGAATTCCGCAAACAGCACACCGGCCGAATCCATGCGATTGAGCCACTGCTTTACCACTCGGGCATGGGCTACGCCGGCCAGCCCGACCGCGATATGGAGCTGGACACGCCGAACGACGTGGTTGAAATCAAGACCACAAGCCAGCTCTGGAATGCCGTGGGCGTGCAGCTCGCCGCCCAGGAGCACCTGCTCAAGAGCTGCGACCCCGCGCGCAGGCCGGGAGGAAAGCGCTTCGCCTTGCAGCTCAAGGCCGATGGGAAGTTCACCTTGAAGGAATACAAGGCGCCCAGCGACTGGCCGACGTTCGTCTCCCTGCTGACCACCGCGAACTGGATCGCGCGATTCGGCGGCAAATAACTTTTCACACAAAGGACCCTCATGACTACCGAAGTACTGGATGCAGCGAAGCCCCCGGCGACGCCGATGCTGCCCTCCGCCCCCATGACCGTCATCGACGCAGCCACGGGCACGATCACGTATGAGTACAAGGCCCCGAGCCTGATGCTCGCCGAGGCCACAGCCCAACTCGCGGAGGCACAGTCGCTGGTCCCGTGCATCGACTCGCCCGTGATGCATCAGGAGGCCGTCGCACTGCTGCAGAAGATCGTGGGCGACTGGAAGAACCTCGACGAGGTTCGGCTGCGCACGACGAAGCCGTTGCGCGAGCAGACCGACAAGATCAACGCCGATTTCAAGCCGGCCATCGAAGTGCGACAGCAAGCCGAAGGCATCCTGAAGGCCGCTGTCTCTAAGTATGAGGAGGCCCAGGAACGTGAGCGCCGCCGGCTGCAAGCCATCGCAGACGAACAGGCCAGGCAGCTCCGCCTGCGCGCCGAGGAAGAAGCCGCAGAGAAAAAACGCAAGGCTGATGAAGAAGCCGAGCGCGTGCTACGCGAAGCCCGCGAGCGCGCGGATGAGGAACAACGTAGAGCCGACGAGCAAGCGCAAGCGAAGCGTGATGCAGCCGCCCGCGCCGCGCAATCTGGCGACGCCGATACGGCAGAAAAGCTCAACCAGCAGGCCGAGGAAATCGTCAGCACCGCCACCTCTGTCGCCCAGACGACCCTGACGTTCGCCGAATCTGAGGCAGCTATGGCGCAGGACGCTGGCCAGCAGGAAGCCGAGGCGCTGCGCATGGCGGCACAAATGACCACCGGCGCCACCGTTGCAATTGCCAAGCCCCGCGCGACCGGCGCCTCCAGCAGCATCAAGTACACGGCCGAAGTCGTAGACCAGAAGGCGTTCGTGCAGTACGTCCTGAACAACTGGGACACGATGAATCACCTGCTCACCATCGAGCAGGGGAAGCTGAACACGATGGCCCAGAACCAGAAGGACCGCTTCAAGGTCGGTGGCTGCGAGCTGCGCACGCACCGCCAGATGGCCGTCCGGCGCAAGTAACCCCGTTTCCCGCACCCCGCTTTTCACCAACCACAAGGACTATCCACATGTTTCTCGCACAAGAACCCAAGTACATGGCCATCGGCAGCCAAATCGTCAACCGCGCCACGGGCAAACCCGTGCGTGACCCGGTGATCATCTTCCGCGCCCAAGACAAGCTCGCGCCGGTCGCGCTGGCGGCTTACGTTGTCGCGTGCCGCGACAACGGCCTGGACCACCAAGCAGAGGTGGTGCAGGCTCGCCTGGACGACTTCACCGCATGGGCCGCCAGCCGGCCGGATGCAATGAAGCTCCCTGATACCACCCTCACGCGCCACACACCCGCGACGCACGCGGGATGGAAAGCGCTGGTGCCCGGCCACACCTATGAAGTCAGCGGCGGTCACATCGTCCAATTCCTGAAGAAGGAGAAACTCGATGGCGAGTTCATCACCACGGCGCCGGGCACCACCAACGAGGAGCTGATCGAAGTCCTGATGGACCGCATCAAGCATCTCAACGCCACGCTGCCCTACGCAGAAAACAACGACGCTCTGTTGCACCTCGCCGCTGCGCACAAACGCCTGCTGGACCGCACGGCCGCGCGCATTGCCCAGCAAGTCGAAGCCACGCCCCAGCCGCACGTCAACCCCAATTCGACCCTCGTCGAGCAGTACGGCATCGAAATGATCCCGTGCAAGTCGAGCAACCTCGAAGCCTATGGCTACGACAAGGCGGGCGCCACCCTGGCGCTGCGCTTCAAGGGCGGTGCGATCTATCACTACGCCGGCGTCCCCGAACACGTTGCCCAGGCGCTCGCCAACGCGGCCAGCATCGGCAGCTACGCCTCCCGCGAGATCACCGGCAAGTTCGAGGGAGTTCGCATGAACGAGCCCACGGGCGCCGTCGCAGCCTGATCCAGTTTTCAGGCGGCCCGGGCGTCCTCCTCCTCCCTCCCTCCCTCCAACTTGCCCGGTACGTGCGCGAGCACCCGCCTCTTTATTCCAACCTCAACCACTGAAGCACATGGCATTCACCATCTTCCGCGTCGGCATCAAGTCCGACCCCACCAAGGAACCGGTCGAGCACCTGGTGCGCGCCGGCAGCGCCCGACAGGCACAGGACCACGTGACCGCCGGAATGATCACCGTCGAGCGCGCGGACGCCGAGGACGTGTACCGCCTGGCGAAGTCGGGGGTCAAGCTGCAGGACGCGAATGGCGAGCAGCCCGCGCCGGCTGGAAAGGCTGCGAAGTGAGCATGCCCGAACCCACACCGGATCCCACGCCCATGGCACCGGACGATCCGTGGCACTTCTGGCCGCGCCGCCCTGACCCCGTTGATTGCGGAGTCTGACCATGGCATCCGTCAACAAAGTCATCCTCGTCGGCAACTGTGGCCGCGACCCCGAAGTCCGTTACCTGCCGTCGGGCCAGGCCGTGGCCAACGTGAGCGTGGCCACCAGCAGCCGCCGCAAGGACAAGACCACCGGTGAAACGGTGGAAGACACCCAGTGGCACCGCGTCACGTTCTATGACCGCCTGGCCGAGATCGTCGGCGAGTACATCCACAAGGGCAGCCCGATCTATGTCGAGGGCCGCCTGAAGTACGGCAAGTACACCGGCCAGGACGGCATCGAGAAGAACACGGTGGACATCATCGCCACCGAGATGCAGATGCTGGGCGGCCGTGAAGGTGGCGGCGACGGCGCCAGCCCCCGGCGCCAGGCCGCGCCTCCGCCCGCGCGCGCGCCGCAGCCGCGCAGCGCCCCCGCTTCCCGAGGCTCCTCGGGCTTCGATGACATGGACGACGACATCCCGTTCTAAACCATGTTGCGCCCCACCACCAAACCCAGCGCGCGAATCGCGGGACGCGCACAACAGGCCGCGTCACGCGATCCAGGCACAGCGCGCCTGCGCCTGCGCTTCGCAGTACGCGATGACTTCTCCGAAGCCGCGCGGATCGTCGCTGTAGCCAACAAGCGCATCGACGAGCTATTGAGCTACCTCGACATGCTCCAGGGCACAAAGGTCGTTGAGTTGGTCATGGACCTGCGAGGCGAGCGCGACATGCTCGTCCAGCTTGTCCGGGATCTGCACCTGGAGTTGGTAAGTGGCGATGAAAAAAGCACCAGTCAGGACAACGATTCCGACTCTGACCCGCGCTGGGACTCTCAGCGGCGCGAGCGTCTGCTGTATGCAGCCAAACAGGTTCAGCAGCGGCACCTTTTCAGATCCGAGAAGCGCATTCGCGGCGAAGAGGTCACGGCGCTATGAATCTGTCCAAAGTCAAGAAGAAGATGCCCGCGATCAAGCTGTTTCTGGCAGCGCGCGGCGCGGAGGTGCTGGCCACCACCAACCCCTACGAGCTGATTCGATTCCGCTCGAAGCATGGTGTGTCGGTGCTCTACAAAACGGACAAAGGACAGCTCACCCACACCGGCCAGTCATTCGACGCGCTGTCGGCTTACTTCAATCAAGGCTCGTGGTCCAGCGGTAACGCAGCAAAGCGCCGCCGCGCCTGGGGGCCTGATGTCCGCGTCATCCTGGAGCGCGACGGCGAGGACTGCTTTCTGTGCCTTCGGCCCTTGGGCAACGACATCACCCGCGAGCACCTGGTGGCCCTGGTGCATGGCGGTCCGGACCACATCGCCAACAAGGTTCTCACCCACGCAGCCTGCAACCTGGCACTTCACCACCTCTCGCTCATGGAAAAGATTCGCATGCGCGAGCGCAACGTCTTCAGGAGATACGGATGGGACCAAACCACCGAGCCGACGGTATCCCCTGCCAGCAGGCCCGCCAGCGCCAGCAATGGCTCTGCAGCCATCGCCACTGCAGGAGCTGAGGCATGAGCGCCCGTCCTGCATTCGCCAACAACCCCACACGTGCGCGCACCACCTTCGCGCCCGGCTTTTCTTCACCTTGGAGTCATCTCATGCCTGCATCTACACCGTTTCAATCCAAGCCGCGCGTGCGCAACCGCCCGCGTATCGACCTCACCACCCTCAAGATCGAGAAGGACGTGCCGCCGCCCGAGGGCCGCAACATCATCGGGAAGTACAACGACTACTTCTCCCAGATGGCACCCAAAGACGCCATCAAGTGCAAGCCGGACGAGGTGAGCCCCATCGCCAACGCCCTGCGCAAATGGATCAAGGACAAGAAAAAGGATGGCGAGTTCACCGTTCTGAGCCAGAAGAACTGCGACGACGACCTGTCAATCGGCCGTGTGTGGCTGTGGCCGAAGGGCGAGAGCCTGGACGGCACCCAACACGCCCGCGCTGCCAAGGCAAGCGCGGTTGCCCGCAACGCTCGTTCAAGCCGCAAATGAGCACATCCGATCAGCGCCCCACCGCCGTCGCACACCTGGTGCGCCGCATGCAGGCAGACCCGCGCCTGGCCTACCTCATCGGCCCGGGCTCCGAGGTCTGGGAACTCGTGACCGAGGAGCTGGCCGCCCAGCGCAGCGTCGACGCCAAGGACCTGCGCCGCGAGATCGAGGCCACGCTGTCCTACGAGGAATGGCCCAGCTCGCGCCCTGACAGCCCCAAGGCTGAATCCGCCAATGACGCCATCGGCCCCCGGGTCCTGGCTGACGCTACGCGCCTGCTGATCGCGGGCCAGGCCGACGCCGCGCGCGGGGTGATCCTGGGCGAGGCTGAGCGCCTGACCGGGCGCCGCTTCATCGAAGGCAGCGCACCCGTCGCGAGGGCTGCATGAACACCCAAGGCCGCATCGACCGCACTGGCACGGTCAACTTCCACGACGCCAGCCTGGCCGTGTGGGAAGACGGGACGCCGCCCAAGGGACAAAGTTGCGGGCTTGATCCGATCTGGGAACGCGACTTCAAGCGCCAGGTTTTCGCTCGCATCGTACAGACGCTGAACCGCTTGGGCTGGACCTGCGCCATGCCTGCAATCAGCGATCACGACGTGAAGCACTACGGCGGCGACGTGGCTCGCTGGTCATCGGAGAGTAAGCGATATTGCACGAAGGGCGATCTCAAAGCCGACCTGAGCGTCAGCGGCCGGCACATCGAGTTCAAGATGTTCCAGACCGTGAACGCGCCGGATCGGCCCGACCACGAGGGGCGCTACCAGTTCAACAAGGAAAGGCACATGCCCTATGTGTTGCGCCTGGAAATGGAGCGCACGCGCAGCCGGATCCGCGAATACCTCTGCAACGTATTCACTGGCTACACCTACGAGGACAAATACAGACCTCGCAAGCCCCTGGATCTCACCGCCATGCAGCAGATCCAGAAGCACTACGAGGAGTCGAGCCACTTCAAGGGCGACTTGGAGTCCTACCTCAAGCGAAATAAATACCCCAAGCTGCCCGCGTACAACACGAAGTCAGCGGATGGCCATGAACTCCAGCACGGCCAGCGCGTGTGGTTCCGCGACAGGTACAGTGGCCGTGCCGCGACAGGCATTGCGCTCTACAACATCAACAATATGTGGTGGGTAGTCACCGGCCGCTACGACTACACCAACGTGGCGTGCTTCGAGCTGTACACGGCGCCGCCCGACAACCTGCGCGGCAGGCACTTCCCAGACCGCCGGCGCAAGCGCCTTGAGCAGGAACTCGCGAAGGCGACGGCCGCCATGCAATTCGAGCGCGCCGCCGTGCTGCGCGATGTGCTGTTCCCGCCCGGCATCGGTCCGCTGTTCCACGTTCGCAGGAAGAATGACGGCGTGTTTTGGGGTCCAGGTAGCTGCGGCTACACGAAGGACAGCGTGCGCGCGGGCAAGTACACCCGAGATGAGGCTGAGCGCATCACCCGTCACAGCAACAAGGAGCTTGAGGCTGTGGAGGTCTGCTCATGAACAAGAAGATGACGCTGACCCAATACCTCGCTGGCATTGAGGGTGCTACCACGGCCGAGGAGCTGGAGGCCGCCATACAGGCACCCTTCAAACACGCCTATCACGGAAGGACCTGGGCCCGCATCTCCCGCGCGCGCGTCGAGCGTGGCGAAGCGATCTGCACGGCCCACCCGCTGGGCAGGTTCGTCCCTCATCTGGGAGATAGGCGACAGCTCACGGTGTGCGGCGAGACCTACAAGGTGGCCCGTGGCTACAACTCCACTGGGGTCCGGTACTCGTGGCACTACGCCAAAGAATTCGCGGTGGGTGTGCTAATGCGCAATGGTCTGAGCCAGCGAGCTGCACATGCGGTTTGGGATCAGTGGGGCAACTACCCCCACCGCTGCCTGGAGACCATTGAGCAAGCCCTAGCGGGTGGCTTCGCCGACCCGGTAATGAACACGCTGATTCTGAGCTACGACAAAGGCGGCCCCATCCGCTACACCGTCGAACAGAACGATGCCGATGAGTTTGACAAGCGCGCGACTATGCCATGCCCCGGCTGCAAGTCAGGCACCCTGTTTGATTGGGGCATGGGGTTCTCAAGCGGTTTCACGTTTGTGAACTGGCACTGCAACGGCTGCTCGCATGAATACACCGAGTACGTCACACCCGAGCGCAGCGCGCAAATTCGCCAGCCGCGCGTGCCGAAGCAAGCGACTGAGGCCGTGACCGCATGAAGCAATCCGCCCTCTTCGACGATCTGCCCGACAGCCTGGGCAATGTCTTGCGCGCTTACGCGGACAGCCCAACCGGCCGCATGCCCAACGACCAGCTCTACCGCAAGGCCGCACGCCGCGCCGGCAAGCCGGTGGACGAGTTCCTGCGCCGCCAGCCGGTGGGCAACAAGGGGCAGCCGCACAGCACCGACGCGCGCCGCGTGCGCTGGCACCAGCAGACGCTCAAGGCCAAAGGCTGGCTTGAGCCCGTGCCCGGGCAGCGCGGGCAATGGCAGCTCACCAGCAAGGCCCGCCAAGCCCTGACGCCTCAGCAGCCCAAGCGCGTGCTGATCGCCTTCAGCACCGACCTGGGCGTGGCGCTCTGGGGATCCTGCGAAGACGTGTTCGCCAAGCTGGACGAGCCCATCACGCTGTGCCTCACCAGCCCGCCCTACCCGCTGGCCCGCCCGCGCGCCTATGGGAACGTGCCGCTGGCGGCCTATGTGGACTGGCTGTGCGCCCAGCTCGAACCCATCGTGCGCAACCTGGTGCCCGGCGGGACCATCGCCCTGAACATCAGCAACGACATCTTTGAGCCCGGCCTGCCGTCGCGCTCCCTGTACCGCGAACGGCTGGTGATCGCACTGTACGAACGCCTGGGCCTGCACAAGTGGGACGAGATGCCTTGGTACAACCCCACGAAGCCGCCCGGGCCGGTGCGATGGGCCTCCATCACCCGCCAGCAGCTCAATGTGGCGTGGGAGCCCGTCTACATCTTCACGAACAACCCGCTGGCCTGCCTGGCTGACAACCGGCGCGTCCTGCAGGAGCACACCGAGCGCCACCTGCGATTGATCCAGCGCGGGGGCGTGGACCGGTACCGGCCGCTGAATGACGGCGCCCACACCCTGCGCCCCGGCTCCTATGGCAACAGCACCGACGGCGCGATCCCGCGCAACGTGCTGACCTATGTCCAGTCAACCGCCGACCAACCCCTGCGCGACGCGCGCGCGGCTGCGCGGGCTGCGGGCCTGCCGGTGCACGGCGCCGCTATGCCGTTGGACCTGGCGGACTTCCTGGTGCGCTACCTGTGCCCTGAAGACGGGCTGGTGGCTGAGCCCTTCTACGGCTGGGGCACGACCGCCTATGCCGCCGACATGAACGGCCGCCCTTGGGTGGCCAGTGAGCTGATGGGGGAATACCTCGTTGGCTCTGCCCCGCGATTCGCCGGCCGCCCCGGCTTCAACCAGCACCTCACGTAAGGGAGCACTGACCCATGAACATCCTTCGAGCACTCCGCGCCGCAGCGCTGGCCCTGCTGGCGATCCCCTCTTGGGCGGGCGACTTTTGGCCCGCCGCGTCCGACTGGCGCCCGGACGAGATCGGCGCCACGGTGCGCGCCTGGCACGCCGACAACCAGCCCGGGCGCAGCGCGCACAACGACAAGACGCCCGGGATCTACGCCTTGTGGCACCTGGACACCGTGCGAACGGTCGAGGTGAAAGCGCTGGTGACTGTTTTGCGGCTGAGCAACAACCGTGACGGCGTGGGCGTGGGTCTCATGGCCGAGAAGGACATCACCGAGGCGACCTCGATATTCGCGTCAGCAACGGGCATGAAGGGCTACCAGAACACCCGGTATGCCTACACACCCATGGCGGGGGCCACGGTCGAGTGCATCGAAACCTGCGCGTTCAAGCAGAGCACCGACCGCTGGGCGCTCGTGCCAGCCCTGGGCGTGGGGATACGCACCCCGCTGGGCACCCGGTTCATGGATCTGGACATCAGCGGCTGGACTGTGCGCCTGAGTGTCCAGCCCGCGCCACGCAACAAGCACCACCATCACTGGCACAACAGGCCGGACGCGCGGCCCAAGCGGAGCTTCCTGCTGACCGTGGGGAGGGCCCTGCCGTGAAGCGCCAGATCGACACCGGGGACAAGCAGGGCCGCAAAGACCCCCTGAGCGCGCCCGCAGATCGCTCGCGCCTTGTCCGGCTTTGGCCTCTGTGGGTGGTGATTGCAATCCTGCTGGGCTCGGCTGCATGGAGGGCGTATGGCTAAGACCACCAACATCGAGTGGTGCGATGCCACGTTCAACCCCTGGATGGGCTGCACAAAGGTCTCCCGTCAGGATACCGGCGGAGGTGGCTGCGATCACTGCTATGCAGAGCATGAGACACCGGTGCGCGTGCATCGTGGCCAGGGCCGTGAACTGTGGGGCGCTGGTGCACCGCGCGTGCGCACGTCACCCGCAAACTGGCGCCAGCCGGAGCGGTGGAATGCAGAGCCTTTCCTGACATGCACAAAGTGCGGCTGGCGTGGCACCGGCGCGGAGCTGGAGCAGCAGGACTGCTGCAAAGTGCATCACATCACCGGCGCCCGCCGCCGCGTCTTCTGCGCCAGCCTGGCCGACGTGTTCGATAACGAGGTGCCGGTGCAGTGGCGTCGCGACCTGTTCGATCTGATTGCGGCGACACCAAACCTGGACTGGCTGCTTCTGACGAAGCGCATTGGAAACGCCTCACGCATGATCGCCGAAGCGCAAGGCGACACGCTGCCGATCAGTAAATGGGCCGCGTGGCCGCTGCCCAACGTCTGGCTGGGCGCCACCATCGTCAACCAGAAGGAAGCCGACCGCGACATCCCGAAGCTGCTGGCCACTCCGGCGCGGGTGCGGTTCCTCTCGATGGAGCCGCTGCTTGGGCCGGTGGACCTGACGCAGGTTGACGATGGGCATGCGCACCGCGACGTTCCGCGCGAAGAGTGGGGCTCTATGGACGACGACGATTCTCCGCCTGGATTGTGGTGGAACGTGCTGTCGGGCGAGCGAACCATCATGCACGGAGGCGCCACGGGCGATTGGTCGCGCACCGATGCGTCCGTTGACTGGGTAATAGTCGGCGGCGAAAGCGGCCCCAAGGCGCGCCCCATGCACCCTGGCTGGGTCCGCAGCCTCCGCGATCAGTGCGCCGCCGCTGGAGTGCCATTTTTGTTCAAGCAATGGGGCGAATACAGGCCGGCGGCAACTGTCACAGAGGCCACGCTGCATCCGGTCATCACAACAAACCGGGACGTTGCAGCGACAACACCCGAAGCGCGTTCATTCCGCCCGGCTTCTGGTTGCCACCACATGGAGCACCAAGTGGCCGGAATGTTGGACGGTAGCGGCGAATACGCCAAGCTCGACTGCGCGATGTTCAAGGCCGGCAAGAAGGCGGCCGGCCGACTGTTGGACGGTGCTGAGCACAACGGATTCCCAAAGGTGAACACATGAAAACCTATCCCCTGGCCCTGGCCGACATCGCGCCGAGCCTCAACCCCGCATTCAGCCCCAACCTGCACCAGTGGGTGGGCAAGAACTCCCACTTCGCCAGCGACGGCGGCACGCTCGATACCGTGTGGCGCGTGCGTCCGGGCGCGCCCATCGAAGCCCCGGCGGGCTCGCTGTTCATCGGCTACGCGTGCGATGACGGGTACTTTTCTGGATCCCGTCTGATGGGTGTGTTGTGCAACGGCCGCAAAGAATTGCGCTGGGCGTTCCTGCATCTTGCTGAGCACCTGGACCCGGTGCCGGACTTCTGGGGCAACTACAAGCGCCTGGGGCGCTGCTTCATTGACCCCGACCACGCGATCAGCTTCATCGGCGAACGCTGGCACGAGGAGGGAGATCGCCGCACCTGCCTGTGGTGCGGTCACGAGCAGCAGCAGGAGCACTGGACCGAGAACGTAGAAATATCACGCTGGGTCAACGTCGCGCGCGAGGGGCAAGCAGCATGAAGGTACGTTGCCTTTCAATCCGCCAGCCCTGGGTCTGGCATATCCTGCGCCCCGACATCACCGACCCGGCCACCCGGGCGCATGCCATCGCGCACGACATCATCAAGACACTGGAGAACCGCAGCCGCCGCACGGGCATGCGCGGTGGTTTCCTGGTACATGCGGCGCAGGGAATGACCGAGGGTGACTTCTGGTGCTGCGCTCATACGGCTGCCGACGCACTTGCGGGCAAGAAAATGCTCGACGGTTCGCTGGCGCCTCGCCCTACGCCCAAGGACGCGCCGCGCGGCGGCATCGTGGGCTACGCCAATCTCCACAACTGCGTCGAACACAGCACCTCCCCCTGGTACATGGGTGAATACGGCTACATCCTCAAGGACAACACGCCGCTCCCGTTTCTGCCGTGCAAGGGCATGCTGGGCTTCTTCTGGGCCGAGGTGCCAGACGACTACCTGCCCGCGCACCTGCATGAGGGCCTGATGTCGTGATCGAGCAGATCCTGCAATGGCACAAGACCGCCGAGGTGGGCCTGCCGCCGACGGATGCGGAAACCGTGTTCGTCGGCCGCAATGGCAATGGCTTCTGTGGCTGCTTCAACGAGGTACGCGCTTCGGACCAAATGTGCTTCTACCTCACAGCCGAAGACAGCGTAACCGTGATGAGCGACCTCACCGAATGGGCAAGGCTTTCCCAATGAGCACCACCACGGCAGAACAGCCGAAACAGATCACGCTGGCCGACTGGGCAAAAGCTCAGTTCGCCACCGTTCCCCACGTCAACACCCTGCGCAAGTGGGCACGCGAGAAGCAGATCCAGCCGGCGCCGAAGCTGGTGGGGCGAGCCTATCTCGTCGTTCCTGCTGCGAAGTACGTCGGAAAGGCGAAACCCTGATGTCCCTATCTCTCGCCGCAGAGCTGCCCGCCCGAGCCGCCCATGTCACACGGTACACCGTGGAGCATCACGGCGATTGCATCCTGATCTATGGCGCGGTGCCAATGTCCGCGTTTGCCGTGCTCGCCAAGCTCGCGCCGGGCAAGTCCGTCATGAGCAGCCATGTCGCCCGGTTGGCCGGGGCAACTTTCGCGTTCGGGCTGTCCAAAGACCTTGATGCGCTCAAGACAACGCTGGAACCCGCCGCCCTCGCGCGAGTAGCGGACCGGTACCGGCATCTATCGAGCGCGCTTCAAGAGTGGCTCGCCTGGGGCGAGCATGGCACCAGCAGCCTGACGATGTTCACGCGGCTCGCGGGCGTGAACGTCCTGAACGACGGTCAAACCGATGTGCCTCACGACGCTGATGACCTGTCACGCTGCAGGCGCCTGCTGGACACCTGCCCCGAGCTGGTACCGCTGCTCCCGGGCATGGCCGATGTATCGCCGGCATGGGCCCGCCTGATCGCTCGCTGGGACGAGCTGTGCACGCTCATGGACACCGAGGCGCCGGCCTGGCACACCAAACTTCCAAACACCCCGCGCACCAATGCGCTTCTCAATCAACTGAATTCCACCAATGACAACACCGACTGAAGACCTCGACCCGAGCGAGCTGGACCTTGAACAACAATTCGGACAGTGCGCGCCCCGCGATCCGATGGGCGTGCAGTACGGCGCCGCCGACAGCGCCGACTTTTCAGAGGGCACCTGGTCATTCAAGATGCACGGCGACTGGAAGGTTGCCGCTGGCGAGTTCGCCATCGTGCCGCGCGTTGAATTTTCCGCTCAGGTGTCCGCGCAAGCCAAGGCACTACAGGCGATGGCACCCGCAATTCGCAATGCTCGAACCACACTGCTGATCGCGGCCGGCGCCGTACCCAACGGCGCACTGAAGAATCGCTACATCCAGGCGGCCAACGGGCTCTTGGAGTTCACTGTCGAGCCCTCGGAATTGCCGCCTTTGACATGCTCGCGCTCTCGGCGATCCGACTGCGCTCTATTCGACCCGCAGGCAAACAAAGACTTCTACGAGCGGTTGTTGTCACCGGAATTTCTCGCCGCTGAAGATGCTGCTGGCGGTGTTCTCGCAGCCGGCGGACTGGACAAGGCACCTGCAGTAGCAGGGGAGGCGGCGACCGTTTCACACACGGGTGACCGAGACATTGACACGGCCAATCTGCTGGAAGAGTGCGCAACGATGTTGACGGACTACGCCCTGCATCAGCGTGACCTCGGCAACGACAGCACGGCCGCTGGCGCAGACGCTCACGCCTACAGGCTGCGACGCCTCAACGTCGCCCAGCCTCAACCCCTCCTCGCATCAGAGGCTGCGACGGGCGTGGATGTGCTGCGATTGGTTGCTGCTGCCCGCGCTGTTTACGCGCATCGCTACCAGATGGGTGCGCCGATGCTGGGTATTTACGACGAACTCAAATCCGCTGCGGAGGCTGCCGCCCTCCAGCCCCGGCCAGTGGCGGAGCCGCGCTCGTTGGTTCTCTGGGGAAGTAAGGCGGAGCCAGCAGAGCCGCAGGCGCAGGGCATTTTGAGTGAGTACAGGGAAGCCCTTGAAGAAGGACAGGCTGGCGCTGCGCGGCTGATCTGGCAGTCGATCCAAAGGGGTCCGGGCGCACAACCCGATTGGGCTCTGAAAGAGGTCAACCGCCCCGGCGGCTTCTATTGGAACGACGGCGTTTCCATCGTCCATACGAACCTGGCCGAACTGGTTGATCACGACGCGGCCAGTGCATCCAAGGAGTAGCTATGGACCAAACTGGAAACGGCCACGGCCACTCGCAATCGCCTGGCGGCACTTCGGCGCACAGCAACCCGCCCACGCCCGTCGGCGTTGTAGCGCCCATGGTGGACCCCGTGCCTCCCTCCGTCGCCGAGACACCAGACGCGCCCGGCACGCGGGACGACGTGCTGCACTACATCGGCACGTGCCTCGCGCGCCTGCAGGTGCGCGCCGAACGCGATGCCGCCGGCCACGGCGTGAGCATCAGCAACGGCTCCGCGTGCGACCTGCAGCACGCGCTTCGGGAGGCTGAAAAGTTCATCGCCGCGCAGCCCCAGGCCGACCATATTGCGGACGCCAGCAATATGGTCCCTGCCCCGCTGGTGGGCGTTGCCCTGGGGCCCATCGCATTCGAGTTCAGCAGCTTCCAACAATGGGTGAACAAGGCTGCTGGCTGGTTCGAGGGCCTGGCGTACAACAACCTCAATGCGGCAATGAAGCGCTACGTGAGCATAGACGCGGCCGGCCGCGTGTGCATGATCGGCAAGGACTTCATGCGGGCGCGCGACGAGGGTAAGTTCCCGGTGCGGGTGTACCTGATCGACGCGAAACAGGAAAACGCGCCGCCCACCGATGCCCACGCATCCCCAGAATAA